AGGAAAAAGGACAAAATGGCCCAAACCCCCCAGGGGGGGACATCTTTCCCAAAACGGACAAAAGGTTCTTTAAATAACAATAAATTACGAAAGGGACATTAAAAATATGACAGAATAGGACAAAGGGTGCATTAAAAATATAACAAAAAGTACGCCGGCGGACAGAATGGGACATAGTGGTATAGAGCTCGCAGAGCTCGCAAGATAGGGCAAAGAATTGCAAGAATTACCCTGGAACCCTAAAGCGTGGGAGCGTGAACGCCGATAGGGTAGTTCGAAACGAACCGGACCGAAAGGGACAGCATGACGACAGAGACGACAGAGACAGAGACAGCGGAAGCGGGTGAGACAGAGAGAGAGACAGCATTGTACGCTCTGCTTGACAGCGTGGGCGAGAGAGTCGGCGCGGCGTATGCCAAGCGCGGATGGTCGAACGCTGCCGACAGCGTGGGCGATGCGGTAACGACAGCGTGGGAAGGTCTCCGCGGTGCCGATGCCGAGACGATCACTGCTGCCGACGCGGTGCGCGCCGTATCGGCAGCCATGGCAGCAGAACGGCGCGCGAGTCGATCGGCCCAAGGTCTCGCGGACAGCAGAGGCTCACGCTCTGACGTGGGCACCCTGACCGAATCCCGATGGGCTACCCTGGCTGTCAAGCTTGGGGCGGGTGAGACGGTACGACTCGCGAACCGGTTCACAATGGGCAGCGTGACAACGCTTGAGCGGGCTACCGCCGTTCTGGCATCGGTGAGCGTCGCGAGCCTTCCGGCCGTCGTGATTCAAGGTCTTCGGAAGCGGGACAGCGGTACTGGCAGCGTGGGCGATGCTACCCTCACTGCCGCGCACTCGGCCGAGAATGCATACCTTCGCCAGACGGCCGAACGTATCACGCGTGACGCGGTGGACAGCGTCACGCCGAACATCCGCGAGGGTAAGGGATCGGCAGCGTGGGCGAACCTGACAGCGTTGTCAGAGGCTCTGTCTGCCAACATCGGCCGATCCGTGAGCGTGGCAGACGTTCTGCTGTCAGAGTACCGGGCTCCGATCTTCCGCGTCGTCAAGGGTCTCGGCAAGCGTGAGCAAGCTCGCGGTGTGAACGTGACAGCCGCGGCGCGTCGGGCACTCGCGGTGACAGCAGACAGGGAGGCTACCGCTGCCGATGCGGAGGCTACGGCCTACGCTGTCAAGGCGTGGGCGCGAGACGTTCGGCAGAGCGTGAGTGTCGAAACCGTGGCAGCGTTCGCGGACGTGGGAACGTCAAGCGTAGCGGTAGAGTCTGCCATGCGAGCCGACACGACGACGATCGTCGCCCCGGAGCATGACGACAGCGGGCGGGAATGCTCATGGCACCGCGTCGGACGTGACAGCGTTCCGCGGTGGACAGCGACAGCGGTGCCGATGCTGTCGGCAGAATTGGCAGCATGGATCGGTGGGCCTTTCGCCACGGAACGGGCAGCGTTCGCGGCGATGGTCGATGCGCCATCGGGCAGCGTGAGTGACGCGGTGGCAGCCCATCGGGCAGCGAGGGCCGCGCTCTAGCGGTAGCTGCCCATCGGGCAGCGCTCAAGCTACAGAGAAACCGGACCCTACAGGGTCCGGTTTTTTTTGCCCGGTTCGCCGGGCGAAACCCAAAACCGCCGGCACGAACATATGTTCGGAATCTCTACTATTCCGATAGGATATACCAACCTAGTATCTCTACTTAATTGGTAGGGTAGATATGATAAGTAGGAGAGCTCAGAACCGCCGGCACGAACAAACGTTCGGGGCGAACAAACGTTCGAAAAAAAACCTTCCGAAACTTCCTGGTAAAACGACATCGAACGTCCGGTCTATGAGAGAGAGAATCAGAGAGACTTCTCTCTCCCACCTAGAACGTTCCGAAACCTAGAACGTTCTAGGGTCCGAATTGAAAGCTTCGGGGTGGGAATGGCCCACCCGTCGATCCGCCCAACTAGGGGCACCACACGCCTACGAGGGTAAGAGCCGGACGAACCGGACAAAAGAGGTCGGATTAACCGGAAGCGGACAATTCGGACAAAGCGCCCGCCGGCGGCCAGAAGGGGCCGGGGCCGGGCGGCCAGTAGATAAAAACTCCATATATCTACTGGCGATCACTCAAGCCAAAATCAAAACAGCCAGAAGAAAGACGACGAAAGTGCGGAAAATTCTTTCCTGGTTTTCCGGTTTTCATCGTCCGGTTAGTGAGAGAGAGATTAGAACACTCTCACTTGAATAGTCAATCAAGATTGTTCAGCTAGCCAATATCCGCCGGCTCGATCCTACGGGATTGCAGAGACGAGACGCATCAGCGTCAGCGGATATGATGCGACGTGAGCCATAAAGGGCCGCATCGCATTCGACTTCCTGCCCGAAACGGGATAAGCGCTCAAGCAATATCAAGTGAGCCTAGCATCGCCGGAGTAAGGCAGGAAAATCGAATGCTAGGCCACACTAACTTGGCAGTACCTCGCAGTTAAGGCGCTAGCAATCTTGATTGTCTACTCAAGGGAGACAGTCATGCTCAACAGCGAATCCCGCAAGCGCACAGCCGAGGACCAGGCGAAATTCGCCCACATCCTCCGGGTTCTGGAGCGTCGTCGGCAGTACCGCTCGAATCGTTGGAGCCGATGAGGTTCCTCGACTTGGCGGCAGGAGCCCTCTGGGCCATAGCTGCCACAGTCAAAGCTCGATAGTTCCGGCAACACTACACTGGCTAGTTCCGAGTCAGACCTACTGCCAATGAAGCCAGTAGGTCTGATCCGCAACTAAGCGGATTCAAGACAGCCAAGGAGAAGCTCATGTTCAACATCATGAGCGACGACAGCAAGGACGGAGAGCCCATGCACTTCGTCTATGACTCTGCCGACAGCATCGAGAAAGCTGTTGAAAAGGCTCAGGTCGTCGCAATCTACTGTGGCCGTCATGCCAAGATTCTCCAGGATGGCATCGTGATCCTGAGGGTTTTTGCAGACGCTACCGTGGAATTCCCTGAAACCGGTCGCCTTATCCAGCGCGCAATGGCTTGAACATTGCGCTAGCTACCTTTTAGGTGGCTAGCGAAGTGCTCAAACTTCAATTCGCTTAAAAAGCGAGATATAGGAGCTCGCCGGCGAATCTCCAAAAAATCGGTAACAGCCGTTTAGAAGCTCGGGAATCTTCCCGAAATTCTTTCCTGGTTTTCCGGTTTTCATCGTCCGGTTAGTGAGAGAGAGATTAGAACACTCTCTCACTTCCCATCAATTCCGGAGGTTATTGCTGTGTGCAAACACAACGATTACCTCGAACCCGAATGGTGTACCGTGTGCATTCACGGGCCAGAGATCACGAGGGCCAAGAAGCCTGCCAAGGCTCCGAAGCCGAAACTCAAGCTCGACCGTTTCGAGGCATTGGTTGAGCGGTACGTCTCTGGCTCCTGGTGCCCGAAGTGCAACACTCCCTTTCACAAGGGTTTGTGCCAATGCCAGCGGGAGTCGAGGTTCACACTCCACGAGGATGTCATCTCCGAGTGGACGGCTCAACAGCCTACCGAAAGGCAGGCGAAGCAAGCCAAGTTCATTGCCATCGGTGCAGTTTCCCGAGAGATCACAAGGGCAGGTTTTGGCGATCGGCCAGAATCGGATCTTTTGCCTGGAGTCACTCGGCGTCAAGCTGAGATGGCCATGATTCGGGCCAAGGTTGACCTGCCGCTTCGGTGGGCAGCTTCTAGGGTCACAGTAGCTGACCCTGACCCGATGCCAGGTTGAATCTGTAGGAAGCTATGCGGCTTTTCGGTTCGGTTTAGCCGTATAGCTTCTGGTGGATTCGGCCATCAGTAAGGAGTTCCGGGGCAGCTTCAGCCACCTTATTCATGCATACGTTTTGGGCAGGTCTGGACTAAAATGGGACCAGACCGGCTCGGAAGCCTGTCTAAAACTAGAATCAGGGTTAATTAATCCCTGACAGGGAAACGTTGCATGTTTAGGGTGGCTCAAGCTGCTCCGGGAAACTCCCGGACAGCCTGACTACCCAGGAGGGTTATCCAATGACCACCACCACCACCGAGGAGATCGTTCTTCCCGGCAGCATCACGCTGTCGGTGAACGGTGCAAACCTCCTCGCTCCCGCCAAGCCGAGTGCCTCAGGCAACGTCTGGTACGAGGCTCGCCAGGAAGGGTCGCTTTCGGACCCCGAGGCGAACCGGCAGGAGATCCTGTCCAGCATCTCCGTTAGCTTCGAGGGCCAGGCTTTGGCTCCCGTCGCTTCTGGTGTCCACCAGTCCGCTCCCCGCAAGAACAAGGACGGCTCGGTTCGCACCGGAACGGGCGGCAACTGGACCGTGACTCACATGGGCCAGATCAACCTCGGCATCGTCTACATCGCCAAGGTGACTGCGACCATCGTGGACCGCAAGACCGAGGCCGGCACTGTGCCGACCGTGGTCGTCGTGGTCACGGCGTACAAGAAGGGTACGCCGAAGGCACGGACCTTCAAGCCGCTGGGCTCGCTCACCGGCAGCCTGACCTTCTAGGTCAAGCCTGCTCCGGAATTCCTTACTGATGGTCGAATCTACTGTGCCGCGGAGGAACGCTACGGGCCGTTGGTGCATTAGTCCAGTTACCGGATATCTGGGATATAAAAACCGGCTCTTTTTAGCCAACCATCAGGAGGAACCTTGGATTTTAAGCTCGCTCCCGTCGAGCGTAAGGCAGTTGTTGAAGCTGGAGATCCAGACGACCCTATTCGTCAACTCTTGCTTAACAGCCTTTCGCAATACAACCGCGGCAACTACAAGTCTGCAATGGAGCAAGGTGCTTCTGCTCTCAACCTGATCGCAGCCGAGAAAGACATCAATGGAGGAGGTTGGTCATAGTGCTGATGCGACTCTTGCACTGGCTTTTTGACCAGTGCCATCACGAACCTATCCAGGTTCGGTAATGCCACCTTGGTATCAATACGCCAAGACTGAGGAAGCCAAGGGCTTTTTCGCTTTCCTTGATCGCTTGTTCTCATAGCTCTATCTCCTAATGATTACCTCGTCACCAAGTTATTAGCCACAAACTTCTCTAAAATCTGTCTCCTAATGGAAGGGTGGAGACATTAAACTACTATCCCTTATCCCTGCTTCCTAGGCATGAACCGTACAAACTGCCTTGTGGCCCCTTTTTGACTACGGAGGGCCACAAAGCATCAACTGGTTAAATGGGACTCGTCACCCCAGGCTTAGGTGACTCTTAAGCCCGCCCCATGAGGGCAATACAGTTGGTGCTTTGTGGCTCTCCGGAGCCGCCAGACTGAACGGCGCGGGTTCCTACTAGGTCTGGCTTTATCGAATCCTAACGGAGGTTTTAGTATGGCAACGTACTTCGATATCAGCTACGAGTCCACGGGTTCTGAGGGCTGCTCCGACGACGAGACGCTTTTGCGTGATCTGTTCGAGGAGTTTCTCCGTCACCGCCACGAGGGCGCTGAACTCCAGTTCAATCCCTGTCCCGAACATTCCATTCGGCCGTTTTATCACCATCACGACCTGGAATGTGCAGTCCAGCAGATTCCAGACGCGACGTGCAATTGCGTCCGATAACGGAGGTTTAGATGAAACTATACGCAATCCCTAAGCGCGCTGACGGTACAGACAGCCTAGGCACTTTTGGTGTGATGAGCGGCGAGTACCAATCAGTCCGTAACTTCATCCGGTTTAATGTCTCGAAGAATGCCAAGGCTTGGACTACTTACAGCCTTTGGCGGAAAACGTCCTCCTCAGGATGGAAGAAGTTGGGAGAATACGATGCCTGAACCGCTTTTTCAAGACGACGAAGGACGAAACGTTTACTCGGTTGGTGAAGGTTCTAGTACCTATACCGTCGAGGAACTCAGCCAGAACTTTTTGGAAGAAGCTTGCTCGATCCTTAGCGAGACGCCTAATCCCGACTGGTCAAAAATGGGTCAAGTGTCTCTTTCATGGGACATTGAGCTTTACGAGAGCAAGCTCTCAGATGCCGGTTACTTTGTTGACTGGTGCGATGGCTTTGTGATCCGTGAAGCTCTGACAGACGAAGAGATCGCTTATGTCGATGACGAAGGCGACTTTGGAGACGATCAAGTCACAGAACAGCTTGAGGCTAAAGCTATTCACCTTGCTCGCTCAGAGCATGGTCTTTTGGAAGAATTCCAGCAGGCTGAGCGTGAGCTTAGGCTCTCCGGAGGTTCTGATGGCTGAATGGACCGAATCACAAGCCTGGTCTGCGATGAACGTCTGGGTCAAGCTTCCCCAAAACCGGGATGCTTCCGACGACGACTTTATCGCAGTCCTAGAAGAACTGTACCCAGTCCGCGACCTTTTGGAGGCTTAATGAAAACAATCTCAGCCCATTGGGGTCCAAAGTATCAGAAGCGTTGCCTTTTGAACGTAACGAAGAATGAGAACGGTTCTATTACTGGAATACAGGTTGGTTTCAACAACGGGTTTTCGTCTGCACCAGACAAGATCGTAACGATTCCAGCAGATAGCGTTAAGAAGCTTCACATCAAATACCTAGAGAAGGAGTACGACGCATGAAGGACATTAAGGGTCATCGTATTCACGTTTTTATTGGCAGCCATGCCACTTTTGGCGATGTCAAGGGAACCGTCACCCGTGCCTGGTGGGGCGATCGTAAGTCTGATGGCATGAACGCGATCAACCTGGAGGTTGATGGTGTGACCTACAAGGACGTTCAGAACGTGCGTTTTAAGCATGCTTCCACGAAGCCTCTGTTCATGGACGCTCCCATCACGGTTGATGGTTCCACGAAGCGGAAGCAGCATGCTTGACCTGTTTCGTGAGACGTTCTCTGTTCCCGTTGCTCTCATGTCAATGGGAGTTGTTGGCTACCTCATGGGTGCTCTTACGGTGCTTCTCAAGGATCGAGAAGATCGACGGCTGCACAGACAACGTGAGAGCGCCCTTTTCGCTAGGTCCCTGAAGCAGTCGTGATCGAACGTATGTTCGTATTTTGCAAGGGAGGTAGTTTGCCTCGCTTCTAGCTTGACAGATCGTATACTATTCAAATCTCCAATCCAACGAAAGGTAAGAAATTGCGACGAATCCTTAGCCTGGTGGCTGCTGCTGCCATCGTCGGTACAAGCTTTGCTGGTGTCCTTGTTGCAACTGAGGGCATTGGTGTTGCTTGGGCTGGTGACACTACGGCTACTTCTAATGTTGTCTGTTCAGAGAACTTCGAGCAGGTCGGTAGCGTTACCGCCGTTTACAACAACACGAATTCACAGGATGCTATCGTGACTGTGGCTGGCGCTGGTTTCACTGTTGGTGAGCGTCTCACCGATGGGGTTCCGGTTACCCATGCCGCCCTGACGAAGCCTGGTAACTTTGTGGGAGATGTTCCGGTACAGTTTACCGTGAACTATGCTCCTGCTGACTCTAACCCTTACATTGTTGATACAACGCTGCATTTCACTGGTGAGGGTTGCACCCCTCCGGTTGTTCCTCTTACGGGAACGTCATCGGCGGTTGCTGATTGTGACGGTAACGTTGCTCTCACTGTCACGAACACTGGCACCCTTGCGTTCTACGTCTATCCTTTTGCCCTTTTCAGTGACGGTAACTTCACTGATGGTGAAAACGTGGTCGTGAACCCTGGTGAGTCCGTGACTGCTCATCTGGCAGACAAGCAGGACGTTCCTGGGTCAATTGAGATTGCAGGATTGAACTACCCTGTTTCGCTTGAGTCGGTGGATCTCTCTACTAAGTGGAGTGAGCCTGAGGGTGGTTGCACTCCTCCGGTTGTTCCCCCGGTTGTTCCCCCGGTTGTTCCCCCGGTTGTTCCCCCGGTTGTTCCGGTTGACGTTTCGGTTCCCGCAGCAGTTGCTACCGCTCCTGCTCCTGAACTCGCAGCTACAGGTTTCAGTAACCTGACCCTGGCACTCATTGCTATCGGTGGAATCATCATCGGTTCGTTGATGCTGAAGGGCCAGATCACGAAGCGTGGCTTGATCGGTTAAGTAAGTAGGGCTGCTGGTGCATTATGGTCTGTTCGATTCAGACTTAGCCCACTTTGGTTCGGAGGTTGTGGTTCGAACCCACACGATTCTATCTGACGGATGTTATACATCGTCAGCGGGTAGATGTAGCTAGCTTAATGGCAGAGCGCCGAACCAATCCTTTTGCCTAGCTCTACTCGTGACGGACATCTTTCTATCCCGGAGCTACAACCTCGTTATAAGTCCCACGGCAGAGAAGCCGTTCCAAGCTGGACGAATTCACGGGTATGTAGGTGAAAGGGAAGCCAGATAATCAACGCTCGCAGACTCTGGCACATTCCTATTTCCAAGGAAAGGATTAGACCTATGGATAGTTACCGCATCACCCGATTTTACTTCAACGGTGACAACGAAGTCGTGCTCCGAGGACTGACTTTGGAGCAAGCACAAGCACATTGCTCCCGTAGTGATACCCACGGAGACGGATGGTTCGATGGGTACGATCTCGATGACTGAAGAACTGGAATGCATGGACGATCACGATGGTACCTGTAAGGGCACCATCAAATACCGTATGTCCCTAAGTGGCACAGGAGCTAGTTTCCCTCGGTGCGATCATCATTGGGGTATCCGTCTCGATAGAGAAGACGAGATTAATCAACGCTACCCATACAATGCTCCCGCTGACTTCGATCCGGCCTTTGCAGGCGAACACTGGGACGACGACTACTAAAATTCTTGCGTGGGAATCGTAGTTTGGTTCTCCTATGAATGAAACACTAAACAAACTTAACGACTGACTTTAAAGGAGTCGAATGACGAATAAACTGGTTACCGAAGAAGGAATTGAGATTAGCTTGGATCGCGCCACTGATGGCGGACTTAACGTTCACCTTGACTTTGAGGCTAACGTTTCCGTTCCTTCGCTACGATTCTTTTTCAACGATACGCTCGCCTATGTTCTTGAAGGTGCCGCTGTAGGGGCACTTACTAATGGATCCTAGCGCATACCACCCCAATGAGCGACCTAACTTCGTTAGCGTCGATTTCGGAGACCTGACAATCTGGTTCTCCTATCGCACGCCTATTGCATTCCACTACTACGATGAAGAAGGTGGACGATCCTTGTGGGTCTGCGAGAACGATTGGGGACCGACCACAAGTAAGCACCTCAACATAATTGACGGAGGAAACATTCACAAGCGAGTCTCCGTAAAGGTCTTTATGCGGAAGCTTTCTGAGTTCCATATCATCCGTGAGCTTCCCCTCACTCCACGAGAAATCGCTAAGGCTAAGCGTAAGCTGTTGAAGAACGCGAAGGAGTTGGAACACGAGTGAGCCCGTTGCGCGTATTGCGGGTATCAGACAACGCTTGGCATTTTCGTGCGTGACGACCCGGCCACCGTCCCCTACCCGCCCGAGGAGCCGAACATGAAGTTCCATCCGAACAAGCTAGGGATCAACGTGCCCGACAACAACGGCGTGCCCACCGAGATCTTCCGCTGCTTCCGCTGCCTCCGCTACCACGAAGGTCGATGCGACGGAACCGGCCGTCGACCCGAGAAGGAGAAGGTTGAGTGAAGTTGATTGCGTTCTTTAAGTGCGGTGACTATAGCTGGACAAGCGACCAGGATAACCCTCTGACTTGTGAGGATTGTATAGCTATTCACCGTGATGAGTACCGCGTTCTTATTGCAGAAGAATTCACTTCGGCTATCAAAGACGCTCATATCCGTTATGGCGAAAAACTTAAGGAGATGAACAACAAGTGAGAAAGACAATCAAGATTACTGAACTGTTGGAAGTGGCGAATAATGCTCTTGCCAACAGCACCGATGAGATGGTAGAGCATCGTCATTCGGTTGCCTTTATTGTGGAGCAACTGTTGCATAAGGCTGACGCCTATCGGGGCTTCTCGTATCTCCCCGGTACCGGGATTACTTTTGAGAACAACGAGCCCGTTTTCCATGACGATTCTCGTCGCCTCTATCACGGTGTTTCAGCATGAAGAAGACAGAGAAGTGCGCTCAGTGTAATACCTCGTTGGAGGGTGAAGGCGGTCTGAGCGTAATCATTAACAAACTCGGAACCTTCTGTTCTTTCGATTGCCTGGAAAAGGCAAAGGGAGCCTGACATGAGAATGCATATTACTGAAGGAGCAACATGATTACTCGCACGTTCTGGAACTCTACCCACGCCTTCCTATTCGGACACTGGAAGGTCAACCCCACCCCACTGAAGCCCGCTCGTAGCGTCAAACGAGGACGCTAATGTGGCGTAACGACGACCCAATTACCATTAAGGTTAAGCGGTCAGACGGCAGGCTTATTCTCCAAGCTCTTTCCGACCGTTTGATTATGTCCTCCGCTGACAAGGCAGAAGGACGAAAGACCGAAGATGAGCACAAGCTCCTTTGGGATGCCATCGGTAATATTGAGACTGCCGTTACCAAGGCGGTTAACTCATAATGGACCTTTGGGAGGACCGCCTTCACCTTCAACAGAGGCTGGCCCGAGCAGAAAGAATCCTCTTAACCAAGATTGAGGAACGTGAGCTGACGATTGCCCGGCTTGAGAAAGAGCTGAAGGCAGAGAAGCTCCGAGCCGATCTGGCTGAGACTGCCCTTCGAGAAGTGACAACGAAGCCCAAGGGGGTTTAAGATGAGCGATTATATTCTCACAGCAGTTGAAGACCTAGAGCCCGGAGACGTGATCGAAGAACTCGGAACCGTCGAGGACACCGTTCTCAACTCCCGAGACTATCCCTACAACGACGAAATCATCGTTAAGGGAAACTTTCAGATCGGCTCTGGGATCTTTACTCAGATCCTCTACGACAAGGGCACAGAGCTTTCTGTGCTCGATCAAGCGGCAGCCTCAGAGCGTCTCTCTTGCGGTTGCCTTTTTGATGCTCCACACGACTGCGGCAGCCACTCCTCAGATTTTGAGAGTCAAGCCGACCTTGATGACTACATCTCAGACATTGAAGACTATGAAGACTAACCCATCCATCTAGCTTCGCGAGGGCTTATGAACTGGACAGTCATTATCGCAGTAATTCTACTGGGCGTTACTTTCCTGACCCTGATTGTGGGCAAGTTTATAAAGGAAGGTATGCGTTGAACGAAACGCAATGGCGAGTCGGTCGAAAGTACGCTGACGGCCGTATAGATTGGTGGGATCGCGTAAACTTTACCACCGAAGAAGAGGCGAGAGAAGAAATTGGCTATCAGGATAGTGCGGGTATTAAATGCCGCGCTTATGTAGCCCGAGGTAACCCTGGAGGCGTTTATCGCGCCTCTAGCATTGAATGCTATACAGACACCGAACATATCATGCAGAAACGAGAAATTATCGTATCTCCATGGGAATATGTTGTTCTTTCTGATGCCGACCGTGTTTTAGCTATGGGCGAGACAGATGTACGTTTTGAGGAATATCTAAATGAAAACAACTGACAAGAAATGCCAAAAATGCCAGAAAATCGAGGCCACACACCTTTTTGTAATCCGGGATACCATCCCCGGCACTAACTGCACATACGAGTTTGAAACGATCTATTGTGCAGCCCAACAGGGTTGCGCTCAGTCCTTTAAGGCTGGTGATACCATTTGGAATGGTAGGGCTAAAGTTCTAGAACGAAAAGCTATTGAAGGTGCCAAAATTTCTAGTGATAGAGGTAATCTATGAAGCAATGGGTCGTAACGCATCATCGTTTTAAGATCCCGTATTCATTCTCTAGTGAGAATGGCGCGTCGGACTTTGTGCTTGAGTCGGCTGAGGCTATGGGTGTCCCTATCGCTCAGTTCGATATCACAATCGTCCAAGAGGATCACGAATGACAGAGGAACAGTTCCTAGCGGTGCTGCGATCAGCAGCAGACGCCATCGAAGAGAAGTACTTCGATCTTCCGTCCGCTCTCCAAACCTGGGCAGCAAAAACGCAAGACGCACTAGAAATCGTGATCAACGACGAATACTGGAACGAACCCGAAAAAATTGGAGAGCTAGTCTTTATCGTCGCCTGGACTGGCGGCTATGAAGCTCCATCATACGTAGTTTTTGCCACTGAAGAGGAAGCCATTAAGCAGGCAAAAGAGTGGTGGGCAGATGCTGATGAGGACGCCGATAGCATTGACATACTTCGACTTAACCCAACGGATCTTACAATTGAAAGAATCATGGTAAATCACGAGAAAGAGAAGGATTAATGGCTAAAAAGGAAGTTCTTCAGGTCATGAGCGAGACGCTTTTTGATCTGTTGTGCGAGGAAGTTGGAGAGCTTGCTCCCGGTTGGGAGGGTGACTTCTATGAGTGGACGATTGAAATGGATAACTGCCAGATGTCACCCACTACCCTCTCCATCCCTATCTCGGCTGAGGTCGAGGTTCCTGATGCATCCTGAAGAAGTGGAGGAACAGGAGACCTGATGTTCGTCAAAGCACCGCTCCCGTGCCCCGAGTGCAACGGCGACGGCGTCATCTGGGGTGACCCGGTTGACCAGACCGCCACCACGGTATGCCCGCTCTGCAACGCCACCGGCTTCGCCGACCCACGACGCGTCCCTGGTGACGCTGACGTGCTGGCCCGCATCGCCGAGATTCGAGCAGGGAGGTTCTACCAGGACTTTGGAAATCTCAATAATGGAGAAAACTATGGGATCTAAAAAGAAGTTAAAGCCCCTTTATGGGTATTTCACCTTCTGGCTCGCTATTTGGTTTCTTTCTCTAGCAGCCATCAACACAATCCTCGGTGGTGCCATCATCCCATGGTTTTACACTGGAATCGCGTGGGGGATGGTTTGCTTTTATGAGTTCTTCACCGACCGAATTATCGAGAGCTACAAAGAAACCATTGAGGGTTACAAAGAAATCGTTGAGACCTACAAGAAAACAATCGAACTTTACCGTAATTCAAGGAGGTGAATGATGTCCGTTACAATGCCCCGTAACCCGGCTCGCTCCGAGAAGATCGCTAAGCGTAATGCTCGGATCAAGAAGCTGGTAATCGAGCAGGGTAAGCCGCAAACGACCGTTGCGAAGCGTTACTCGCTCACGCAAGGCGCGATCAGTCAAATCGTGCGTAACCCGCTTTCCGATGTTTTCCTGGTGAGAGCAGAGGTCTAAGTTTCACTTTGGGGGGAACGGATTAGGTCCGCCCTCATACGCTTCCCAGCGTCCGTTCCCCCCGGAGTGATTTTTACTATCTAATTGGAGGTTATTATGGCAAAGACTGAACCTGGGGTTATGAGCCCTACTGAACGACGCGAGCTTCGTAGCATCATTAAGCGCGACTTTGAAATCCTCAAGGCAGAGCTTAAGGTCCGGAGGGATGAGCTTGCTTTGTCTCTCACCCAGGCTTACCAGAATGACAGCGACACGCAGATTAAGACCATCCAGAAGGACCTTCAGAAGCATCTTTTGAAGGCCAAGAAGGAAGTGATGGCTGCACGAGCCTTGGGTGCTGAGTATGAGGAAATGGGTTATTTCATTACCTTCGGCTCCGGCATTCGTCACGATAACGTAACCCAAGTGACCGTTATCAAGCGAAGTGTCCGTGAGGACCTTCAGCGTCTTGAGGCCAAACTGTCCAACGACTATGCCCGTGCTGTCATTGCCGTTGATCGACAGAGTGTGGATCTTCAGAAGGAAATCTCAATTGATGCATTGCAATCTGATGCAGCTAAGTCCTTCTTGGAGCGTATCCCTACGGTAGCTGAGCTTCTGCCTGAGCCTAAGGCTATTACCGTATAGGAGGACGATGACCTATTTTGATAACCTCAGAGTAGTTATTGGAGAAGACTACGACTACTCAATGACCGAAGACTACCTATCTCAATGGGACACTGAAGAGAAGTACGCCGAAAGTCCCTTTTTCAGTCAGGAAGGCAAGGAACTCTCCTTTGTAGACTACCTCGGCACTTATGGTGATATCAGTAACTATTTGGTATTCTTTATCTGCATCGAGAAACTGACCTGCACAAAGTGTGACACATGGGTAACAGTTGATAGCACTCAAGTTGATTTCTACCTGCCCGGCAACTCAGCTATCTTGTTGTCGTGCAACTCAGCTATCTTGTTGTCGTGGGGGGGCTACGCCTGGTCCGCTGATGATCTTAGTGGCATGCACGGTGACATTCGAAGTACCGTCGAGGATATGCTTTATCCTTATCTGACTGCTACGCCAGATGAGGTTAACGGGGCCATTTCGGCTCTGAAACGAATGTTTAAGGAGTTGATCAAGTGAGTCAAAAGCTAGGTGCAAACAAGGACGTTGAGAAGCTTGCCAGGAAGGCACGCAAGGGTGGCATTGAAGTCACCATCACGCGAGGAAACCATTTGAGATGGTCTGACCCGAAAACGGGTGAGTTTCTCACTTCGGCTCTTACCTCTGGTGATATGCGACGTATTAAGCAGATTGAAAAGTGGCTGCGAGCACATGGAGTTCAATTGTGAGTCCCATGGACGAGATTTGGCTATATCTCATAGTCACGCTCATCCCATATCAGATTTTGTTCTGGGTGATTATAGCTAAGACCCCAAAGGTGAACGATGGAGTTCCATTGTGAGAGTTCCCCCGAAGCGCCTGCAAGGTAGGAGCACTTTAGTCCCTGCCGCTCTTATTCCGTTAGCACAGCGCCGCAACACTCTTTACAAGCTAGAAGACCGTCGATATCATCTCGCTACTTGTTCATGGCTGATTCGAAATGGATCTACATGGTTAGATGAAGATGGAGGATTTAAATGAGCTTTGAGTTGGATGAGACTTTTACGCCACAAGAAGCGGCTGAGGTTCTTCAGGGTGCGCTCAGTGATCCTTCTGTTCGTTCCGGCAACCTTTACGCACTTATTGTCTCAGTGAACGGCAAAGAACTTGATATCTCCGACATTGCTGTTGACTGGGATATCGAAGGAGCAACACTTTCTATTGTTGCTAAGGACGAGAAAGTATTTCTTACGCCTCAACAGTGGGCAATCTTGGAAACGAGATCGTTATGAAAGTCCGTCTAGATTGCGACTGTAAATTTGATTCAGATTACCTAGAGGTCACCATCGGTGGTCTTTATCCATGTTCAGAACATGGTACCCGTACCGTGACTTGTGTTATGCAGGTGGTCTCACCGCCTGAAACCGTAAAAATCGATCTCAATATGTTTAGGAGGTTCCAAGAGCATGGCTAAAGCAGTTAAGGATCGCGCATACCAGAAGGGTGTGGCGCTTGTTCTCGGCATCATGGAAGTCACTGGTGACCTTGTTTCAGCTAAGGTGACTGGTGCCGGTTCAGAAGAGAAGTTTGTTTCACTCTGTCCCGAGTGTGTAGCTCTGAATGACGGTGGCTATCCCGGTACCGTTAAGCAGTTCTACCGCTGCATGGAATCTGGGCACAGTGATCACACTATGGGTGATCTTGCCAAGGGTAAGGAGAACGACGACGGCGAGATCATTCCGCTCACTAAGGAGCAGGTTGAGCTTGCTAAGGGCTCTGAGCTTGAGGCAAACGTGCTTGAGCTTAACGTCCACCGTCTGAGCGACGTTCGGGACTCCACTTTCCAGAGTGGCACGTCCTACGTGTTTCGTCCCGCCAATGGTGGGAAGCTCTACCCGGTTCTGGTGAACATCCTGAAGCAAGATCCTGAACTGGTGTTTATCGGAATGATGAACCTGCGGAAGAACGACAAGCTCATCCAGGTCACGCTTGGCCTGAACGATCAGCTTGTCTTGCAGGAACTGGTCTGGCCTGAGGACCTCAAGTCCTTTGAGGATCAGCAAATCGAAGTTAAGAACTCGCTTCTGGAGACAGCTAAGAGCCTCCTGGAACAGTCAGTGACAGAGTTCCAGCCGGAGGACTACCGTAAGGGCTCCAGAAAGCGTCTGAGCGATCTGGTGTCTTGGGTGACTACTGGTGGAGCACCTTCAGATCAGCCTGTGGCTGAAGTCTCAGCTACCAAGTCTGATGACGACCTTGAGGCAGTTCTTTTGGCTGCCCTAGCGGCAAAGAAGGCTAGCTAATGACGGATGGCGACGAGAAAATCCTGACCGAAGATGACATGGAACTCAAGATTAAGATGCAATCTGAGATCACCCAGAAACTTCAGATGATTGACCAGGATTTGACGAAGCTTTTGGTCTACTCCAAGAAGATTGAAAAGGCGGGTCTAGAGATTGGCCTGCAATGGACAAACATCATGACAGACGAACAGAAGGCCGAATTTAAACGTATTTCTGCCAAGCTGCTGAAGGAACTTTTCGGTTTCGTCAAAGAAGCGAAGGGGGCTAATGATGTCTGACAATCCGATGGACGCCCTAGCGGTTTTGCGAGAAAACCTGAACAAGGTTGCACAAGAGCTTGGCCTTGAAGTTGCAGGCTTTGCTGCCATTCCCGCCGAGAAGGGTGGGCCACACATGGCACAAGCCATGTTCATTCTGGATCCCGCTAAGGCATTCTCAAATCCCGAACAGCGCAAGATCGATGAGGAGTTTGAGATGATCGCCCGTATGGATCAAGTGGAACGCGACGACGAGAAGATCGCTAACGCTGGCGAGAAACTCAAGAAGACCCTTGAGGATCTTGTTGGCAAGGAGGGCATCGGTCTTGACGACGATGATTCAGGAACTGAAACGCTATCTTGAAGTCATAGCCTCCTTCCAAGAAGGCATGAACGGACGAGATAACCTGCAATTCAAGAGCTACGAAGCTCTCGTCCTTCACTACGGTTACGGCTTCCAAGGTCGTCCTCTAGGCGAGACAGATCTTGAGCGCGGCGAGAAGAAGCTCTGTTTCATGAATGCCCTTCTTGTCGATAGCAGCCGTTATACCTACTGTGAGGGATGGGGGATCAGCGAAGATCTTGCTATCCCTATTCAGCATGCCTGGGTTATTGATCGCCAAGGCAATGCTTACGATCCCACTTGGGATTACGACACCAAAGCATTCTATTTCGGTGTGCCCATAAATCATAGTTGGGCAATCGAACGTACCCTAGAGCAAGAGGTTTACGGGATCCTACCGAATGACTTTCTGGTCAAGTCCCGGCTTCTAGAGGCTGGCTTTGAGAAGCATCAGCTTGCAACATCTGCAACAGATTCCGTGGTTTTGCCACTCCCGATCTCTTAGGAGGTGAACATGCACCAAGTTGAACAAGTCACAGAATTCATGTTCCGAGTGCCATCAGACACTCAGTACGACAAGATCTACAAGGTGGATCTCACGCCTATTTACAGCAGCCTCCCCTCGGCCCGAGAGTTTGAAGCTGACTGCACCTGTCAGGGTTATGCCATGACTCGCAATAAGAACAAGAAGCATGACCTTAAGGTTCTTATCAGGGGTCATGAGCAGTATGGCCGTTGTAAGCACCTTGATATTGCTATTGGCGAATACGAGCGTAGCAATATCGCTGCCATCCAGCAGGAAAAACGTGAGAAGCAGCATGACGCCGAGGAATTCGAACGCATTAAGACCATCGCTGCTTTGCAGGCTACAGCTAAGGAGCTTTCAGATGGCTAGGAGACTTAGCTCGCAGGAAGCGAAAGCGGTTGTTTCCCTGCTCGATCAGGGCGCTTTGGACGATGATCTCCGGGTTATTCGGAACCTTTTCAGTAAGCGAATCCGAGAGAAGTCGAGTGACCGTATCGATAGTCAGATTTTCCTCTTTCATATCGATGATCTGGTTAAGGTGAAACGCGATCCGAACGGATATTTGCCTAAGTTCTTCGATGGAGCACTTGTAAGAATTGAGACAGTCCGAGACTATGGCAATCGAAGAACTTATACGGTTCGGGTCGAACACCTTGAACACAATGTACGTCACGGTCCATGGTACACCGATTATGACGGTACAAAGCAGCAATATAAGTCACGATTTGATCTAGATGAAACGATTTACATAAACTCAAGCCAGCTTGTACCCATCGTAGATGGCGAGGTAGAAGCCGAAGTACAAGAGATCAAGGATCGTTATGCCCAGAATCAAAGTTGAGCTAAACGACGGTGGTCTAGTCGGCACCGTAGAGCTTGGTGGACCCAATAAGATTTGGGGTGTCATCATCGATCGTAAACTTGGTGAGCTAATCCAAGTTCTGCAAGAGGCTTTTGAGCAAGAAGAAATCGAATCGTATAAGGAGCCGTAATGGCAGATCTCTCACAAATAATTGGCGCTATCTATCTTGGTAACCTTGACGAAAATCTTGACGAGCTTTTTGAGACAATCATGGATAGACGTAAGAAGCTTGGACAGAAGTTCCAGAATGACCTTGAGACTGGAGATGTCGTCATGTTTTCAAACACTATATCTCCTAAGTATATTCGCGGCATGCATGCCGAGATCGTCACAAAGAAGCGTACTAAGATCGTCGTAAGAATGCTTGATGGAGCAGGCCGATTTCCTAAGGGGTCTCTCGTCACAACTCAAGGTTCTTCTCTGAAGCTTGTTATGAGCTACGCGACTGAAGCTGCAAGGATCAAGGAGCGTTACGGTTGAAGTTTGAGGTTCAGCTTGCGAACAGTGTCCCTTTTGGGGACATTGAGGAATATGCTCACAGTTCCGAGTGGGCATTCGAGCAGAAGCTCGACGGTGAGCGTCTTGCCATCGGAGTAAAGGACGGCAAGGTGTTCGGTTGCGGTCGGCGCAACGAAACTCGTGTTGACCGAGAGATCGCCGACCTACTCTCCGGAATCAACGGAGATTGGGTTCTTGACGGCGAAGTCGTCGGCGGTGTATTCTGGGTCTTCGACCTACCACTTGCACCAGGAATCACACCGGAGACCGCGTTCAAGCTCCGACGTGAAAGTCTCGTACCTGTAATCTCAGTTCTATCAGCCCGAACCCAACGGATTAAGCTAGTGCCATCTTGCACTACTGCGGTAGACAAGATTAGGTTGGCCCGCTGGGTTGTAGATAACAATGCTGAGGGCCTCATGATCAAGAAGTTGGATGCACCGTATACCTGCGGCAAGCGTTCTAACTTCTCGCTTAAGGCCAAGCTTGTTGAGACTGTTGACTGCATCATCACGGAGGTCGGCAGAGAAGGTAAGCGTTCCGTTGCCGTCAGCGTTTATGACGACAATGGGATTCTCACAGATGTCGGTTCAGTAGCTGTAACAGAAAAGAACCTGACAAAGCTCGTAGAAGGTGACGTTATAGAAGTACGTTACCTCTATTGCAACAATCGGCATGAGCCGAGACTTTACCAGCCCGTTTTTATGCGGCCAAGGCCAGATAAAAACCCGACAGATTGCACAATTGATCAGCTAAAGTTTGGTTGCAAGACAGTTCTACCTTCTATCCCAGTCCAGTAAATAACCGTACAGAAAGGTAATAATGTCAGACACCACCACCACTACTCCGACTTTGCCGGAGAAGTTCGAGACTCTGAAGGATGGTCTCCGGACCCACCTGATCGAGCGTAACGACATCATCGAGACTCAGGTTCTCGCTTTGGTTTCCGGGACTCACCACTTCCAGCTCGGTGAGCCTGGTGTGGCCAAGTCGCGGTCCATTGTGAAGATGATGGAAATGATCGGCGGAGATTACAACTTCTTCGACACGCTCATGACCCGTACTTCCACTCCGGAAGAGATCAACGGTCCTGTCAGCCTTAAGGGCCTGGAAGAGGATCGTTTCGCATTCGTCACTAAGGGCTTTGCCCCTGAGGCTCACGTCTGGTTCTTGGACGAGATTTGGAAGGCCAACTCGGCTATTCTGAACACGCTTCTTTGGGCATTGAACGAACGGAAGTTCCGGAACGATGGTCAGGTGCATGACCTGCCCCTTCACACCATGTTCTGTGCTTCTAACGAGCTTCCCGATGGTGAGGAACTGAACGCCATCTATGACCGAGTGCAGTTCCGGCTGATCACGAAGCGCATTCAGGAGCCTGGGAACTTTATCCAGATGCTCAAGATCAGTGCTTCTGGACCGACCGACAAGCTCATCACTTGGGATGAGATTCAGGAAGCTCACCAGGCCAGTCTGGCTGTTGAGGTCCCTGGAGACGTTCTGGATGCCCTCCAGACTGTCCGGGCGGATCTCCGCACCGATGGTATCGAGCCGACCGACCGACGCTTTGTGGAGTGCCTGAAGATTATCAGGGCTGCCGCATATCTGGACGGTCAGACGGTTGCGGATATCGAGCACATGCGTCCCTTGGCTCACGTCCTGTGGACTTCTAAGGAAGAGCAGCCTAAGGTTGAGCGTCTCCTTCTGGAGCTTGCAAATCCGCTCGACAAGGAAGCTATGAGCCTGCTTGAAACTGTTGAGAAGCTGTCAAGTGAGCTTGACAAGGTTCTTGCTGACAAGTCGGTTGATCCGCAGTTGAAGAACAAGAAGGGTGTGGAGCTTCACAACAAGGTTGACAAGGCTAAGGATGATCTCCACAAGCTGTCTAAGCAGGTGGAGTCTTCTAAGCGTAAGTCTGCCAAGGTCGAGGAAGTTCGTACCCGGCTGTTGAGTGTCACGAAGCGGCTGCTCAAAGAGATCTTCAATATCGACACTGAAGTCTCTCTCTAGTGCAGCTTTGTTGGGAGGGGGAACGTCCCTCTCCCAAGCCCTCCCGGAAGGAGACAGATGAACGCTGACGATCTTTACCCTGGAGCCGAAGTTGCCATCGTCTCCAAGAAGTTTAACTTGGGTTTGCTCCACCCAGTAAAAGGTGTAGTTAAGCGCGTTGGGGACAAGACGGGTCACCCAATGGTTGTTTACCTTAACTCCACAACTCTCACTGGGATGGACTACAAGATCCATGGTCGGTCTATCGTTGGTTGGTGGAAAGACTATGCCGATGAATCTGCTAAGCGCGAATCTGAAGAAGCTTTCAATATCAAGAAGCATCAGATTGCACAAACGATTAGGCAAGAGCGGATGGAGGAACACAAGGCAACAGGCGTTAGACTGAGTGAGATGCTTGTTACACTTGGTGTTCCCAACCACCTGAGCTACGGAGGAACGAATATCGGCATCCAAGGTGATGCTTTTAAGGGGCTAGAGGAATTGATTAAGCCGATCTTTACCAGGAAGGTATTGGGGATTTAAATGAGCCTTAAGATAAAAGCTACCAGAGAAATTGAGATTGAAAAAGGAGATCAAGTCATCATTGATGATGATGACGATAACTGTGCTTGGACCGTAACTGGCTGGGACAAGGATTACGTTTTTGTTGAAAGCAAACTTGCAATCCAGCGTAACAGAATCACGGAAGTAAGGCTAACTCATGGCTAAGGATTTTCTCAAAGATTGGATGGGTAAGGGCAAGAAGAGCCCAAACCCTAACGACCTTTCACCATTTACGATTGATAGCGACCGTTACGACCGGCAAGATCACCAACGTCTCCTAGAGGAGATGAAGGAATATCGGGCTATGCGAGACAAGCTGGCCGACTCCAAGGCTGGCGATCTTGCCTATCCAGTAACCCAGGATCTTTACCTGTCTCTTTGGAAGGTTGATCCTGACCTGTTGGACGAGAACAAGGTGCGTCCTCAAAACCTCGTTAACCGCAAGGTTATGCAGGAAGCAGTAGATCTCCCTGACTACAGAGAATTGCGTATGTGGACTCAGGGCGACGACATTGGTGCGGCTCTGGCATTCAACACCATTGAGCCTGACATAGAAACGCTTTACGACAAGCTCGAAGGGGAGCAGAAACTTGCTCAGGAACTTCAGGAGCTTATGGCGCAGATGGCTCAGGCTCAGCAGGAGCAGCGCGACCTTGAGGAGATGTTCAAGGATTGGACTGAGAACAACCCCGAAGATTCGGAGCCTCAGGATTACCAGGAGAAGGCTAAGCAGCTTCAGGAGCGTATGGAAGCTCTCCAGCAGCAGATGCAGGAGAAGGGCCAGGAGCTTAAGGATGCTTTGAACGGTGCGGGTCCCGAGATCCGTGGCGCTATGAAGCAGGCCATGAAGCAGGCCAATGAGGACATGGAAGCCCAGGAGAACATGGCTCAGGCTTGGGGTTTGGAGCCGGGTCAACTTCACCGTCTGCCCGCCAATGAGCGTATGGAACTTGCACGGAAGTTGAATAGCCCGAAGTTTAAGAAGATCGCTGAACTGTTTGGTCCTATGAAGCGTTTGGCCTTCACCGAGAACCGGCGCAAGGTGAACTACACGCCGGAAGAAGTGTATGACGTGGAGCAGGGCAATAACCTGCGTCGTGTCCTGCCGTCTGAGCTTGGACAGCTTATGCACCCTCTACGGAGGATGAAGTTCTTCAAGCAGTACATGGATCGGAACCTGCTTCAGTACAAGATGCGCGGTTATGAGAAGGTCGCTAAGGGCGGCATTGTTTTCTGCCACGATGGTTCTGGTTCGATGAGTGGTGAGCCTGAAATATGGACCAAGGCTCTTGGTCTGTGCTTGCTGCACATTGCGAGGAAGCAGAAGCGAGAGTTCTATGCAATCCAGTTCGGCAGTCCGCACCAAATCAGGATTGACGACTTTAGGGATTCACAGAACATCGACGCCGACAAGGTGCTCGACTTCGCTGAATTCTTCTTCGGTGGGGGAACCGATTTCCGGACTCCCCTCACTCATGCTCTGACAATCCTTCAGGAGCAGCACGAACGGTTTGGTGCAGTTAAGGCCGACATCGTGTTCGCTACTGATGGTATGTGCAGTGTGGATGATCAGTGGCTCACGGAGTTCAAGAAGGAACAGGACCGGCTTGGTTTCCAGGTCTGGGGAGTGAACATTGGTGGATCCGCTAGAGATGAACCTATGTGGACGATTTGCGATCAGCAGGTCGCGACTATTAAGTCGTTGACTTCAGGGGAATCGGTCCGTGAGATCTTCAACTCCCTATAGTGTCATTATCGGCGAGACGTATGTTATTGACACCACAGCCTGGCGCGTAGACTCCTCCGGTATAGACAAGCTAAACGGTGTTCACGTCGTCGTAGATTCCATAAGTCCTTCACCTAACCGCAGCGAAATATTACCGCATGTGGCCGTGCATTTAGCAGAAGGTTTCGAAGATTACTGGTACTCACAAACCTTTACCATCAACAGCAAGGGACTAACTTTGGCCCGTGTCCCAACGATTGAAGATCTTGAGGCTGCCACTGAGGGATTGCTGAGGGTAGCTAAGGAGTTGGCTCATGGGAGTTGAAGATCGTCTTTGGCCTGGCCAAGAATATCTGATTGATACCCGCAATTGGGAGGCTGCCCAATACCTGAAAGACGCACTTCAAGGCGCTCATGTGATCTATTGTGGGATACATGACAACGACGCCCATCCACCAGCCCGATACCAGTTCATGTTGACTGAAGAATACAGGCATCGTCGCGGCTCGGAAATGAGGATCTTCGATGTGAGGATTAACGAAGTGAAAACTATGGTTGAAATCTTTAAGCCCGTTTCGCGGGCTCAGATGGATGACGCCGAAAGAAGGCTTCAGCAGATCGCTGCGGCTCTTGACACGGGGGAGCAAATCGATGTTTGATAAGTACCGAGGTCTGCTTGAGGAGAAGCTCCGGGAGAACCGGGAGCAGGAAGGCCGTTCGATCTACACCCGAACGCAAGTTTTGGACATCCTTTTGGATCTCTGGAACGTGCTTGAAGCCGACAAGGCCGAAGCTGGTTTGGACAACACGGCAAGTGATCTGACCACCGAGGGTCTTGAAGATCCCGTAGTTCTGTAAATGCAACTTAACGTAGGAGGAATGCATTGACTGATATTTTGCAAGAGCATGTAAAGCGAGTCAACCTGGCCGACAAGAGCGTACTGCTCGGTCGGCTTTGTTGGTACACCGTCTCCCAAACCCTTAAGGTGTCTCACGCAGACGTTGTGAACGGACTGAATACCGTAGGTCTTTCGTCCACGATCCCGCCCTACCCGAAAGACTTCGACGTTTTCCGCCGAGTTGCTTCGAACGCAGCACGTAAGAAGATCCCGACTAGCAACGTGAATGTCTTCGAGAACTACCTTGTTGAAGACTTCGGTGGTCGTGGCGAGAACGTTATCTGCCGACGTATTGTGCGTCAGACCGTTGATCGTAAGGGTCGGAAGCTGGATTATGTTCAGCTCCGGGATATCGAATTTCACAAGAACACGACAGCAATTGTTGTTAAGGATCTCCCTGACAACGTGAATGGCAACCTCAAGGTTGATGAAATTACCGAAGAGATTCGTTCCGAGTTTGCAGCTTGGAAGGATTCCCTGAACGCCTATGCCATCCGAGAGTTCATCCGAAAGCGTGTCCTGGACTTCGGCGCGACTCTGGTCCGTGAAGGTGGAGCAGTATATTTCATCACCGAAGATCAGGCTGTCAAGATGGAATCTCTGGAGACGTTCGTGAACGCTCTCCCCGGTACGGAATCTACGTTCCACTCCTTGCCGCTGATCGATGACAAGAAGCAGCGTCAGATGGTCCGTAAGGCTTTTGAGGCTGAGACTTGTGATGCGGTGGATGAGATCATGGCTGAGATCACTGAGATCCAACGCACCGGTAAGCAGATCTCATCTGATCGGTATGCCAAGCTGGTGACTGATTACCAGCGTTTGACTGCCCGCACTGTGGAGTACGAGGAGCTTTTGGAGACTGGTCTCGGTGAGGCGAAGTCTCGTATGAGCTTGTTCGAGACGGCGATTGTTGGCCTCAAGACGAGCGTGAAGTTTTAGCCCATGAGCAAGATCGATTACTGCACAGCCTGTGAGACCCTGATTGTGTGGCCGAGAGTTGCTCTAGCTCGCGGGTCTGGTGAATGGGTTAGGGGCTGGTTTCTCTGTCCACCTTGTGGCTGGGCAGAGGGCATGATCGATGTCCTCATGGGTCAGCGTGTCATAAAAATCGAGATTAACCCGAGAGAGCTAGAAGGCTACAAGCTTCCTAACCCGTGGGATATTTGGCTCCAATTCTGGGATGAGATCCGGGACGGAGAAGAGTACGAAGCTAAAGTCGAAGAGTATGCCGGATGGGCGAAAACTCAAACTGAGAATGTCGCATTGTCTCTCTCCAAAGAGGTTGCTGATATCCCAAATGTCGGTAAGAAGAAAGTATGGTCCTGGAATGGATGAGAACTACGAACCTAGCCAACTGGAAATAGAACGCGAAGCTAGCCAACTGGAAATAGACCGCGAAGCAGGCTTGTACGGACCCAGAGAAGCTGCGATGGCCCGTCGAGTCAATGCTCTAATTGCTGCCAATCTAGAAATGCAGAAAGCTCTGGATTCCACGAGAGAAGAGAACAGGCGTTTGGAGCGGGCTCTGGCTAATGCAACCGAAGACAAAGCTAGAGAGAACCTCCTTAAGGCTGTGAAGGAGCTAGGTGGATGACGAACGAGTTCACGGACGTTGAACGCGTCGATTTCGTAAGGCATTACATGGCCGATCAGCTTATTGCCCCAACCGTCCATATCAAGTTCGTGGAACCTAACAGTCAGTGGAATAAGTTTATTGATATGCTTCGGGCCGACAATCTACTTGAGAAGCTAGATCCGGGTTTAATTTCCCGACAAGGCGTCATGTGGCCCATCCCCAGAGAAGAGGGCGGATTGAACATTTTCATCTGTCCTCAGATCTTTGCCGGATACCCTAAGGCCGAAGATTTCGATAACTTCCTCAAGATGTGGGAAGTTAAGCTCAAGATTGCGGTAATGGCCTTTGAACGGTGCGACCAAAATTACACTGACCTTCAGAACCTCGTGATTGAGACCCTGAAGGATCAGGGTCTTGCCGATATGTTTATTGACTTCCCGAACTACTAATAAAACCTAAAAGCTTTGAAATTACCAGAATAATTTTTCTGAAATAGGAGGTACATAAATGGCAATTATTGAGCCGGGCGATAACCATGAAGACAACGACAACATGAAACGCATCTTTGCTCAGATGACTGACGATCTGAACCTCGATACGTCTGACATTGAGAAGCTTGGTGCAGTCACAGTCTCCAGTTTGAGTGACTTTGAGCTTTCGCAGAAGTTCAATGAGGCAAAGCGGGAGCTTTACAAACGTGGTGAGCTTATGAATCCGAAGACGGACACCGGTAAGGATCTCCATGCTGTTTATCATGGTTGCCTTTTGGAGATGAAGCATCGGGGGTTGATGTGACCGTGGCGGTGAAACTCACCAGTCTTCCGCGTAAAGATGACGCCGAGGCGCGCTACCACGTGCGTACCATCGTGACCGATGACAACGGCGTACCCACCGTCTTCAAGGACACAGTGGACAGCTACCACCAGGCACGCCTCCAAGAAGCCTACATACTCGTGCAGTACGCCAAAATCGGCCACCGCATCGTGCGAGCCGAGAAGGGAGCATCATGAGCGACTTCAATCCGACCGAGGTGATGATGGCGAAGGTTCGCGAGGAGTGGGAACGGCCGTTGCGTGAGCGCGCTGAGTCAGCGGAAGCTGAACGCGACCGTCTCCGAGACGCACTCGAAACGGCGGCGATTCGTGCTCACGGCATGCGGATGTGGGCCGAACGCCTCACCGTCGTAGATGAGCCGCCGAGCGTCCACGAGATTATTCGTCTGGCGCTCCTCATTCGAGACCCCGCTCGCGCGGCCCTGGCTGCTACCAGTCCCTCCGACGACGACACCCAGGCATGGATGGAACGTCCTTCCGCTGGCCCGAGGGGAACGAGATGACAACCAAGGAGCCGAACCGATGAGGGACCCTACCCGCTAAGGAGAACGATGCCTAAGATTAAGATTCCCAAGGCTCTGAAGCCCACGCAACGTAACTTCATTGCACGACGTTGCGTTGATCCCGTCAAGCAGCTTTTCGGTGCCAAGGGCATCAAGCAGATCCGATCCATCGGAATTGAGATTAACGGTGGCAATAGGATTAGCCTGATGGGTGACCCTATCCGAGCTAAGGAATTTAACGGCTACGCTGTTGTAGAAGAACGATATGAAACTGCCTTACTCTGTAAAAGAGTAGGTATCCACAAAGGTCCAGTCTACAAACAGGACTACAAATCAACCTGGAGTTGCGGACCATCCGTAGAAGTCTCTAGACGAGATACAGTTCAACCCCGTAGTGTGGGTTTGACCCAAGTTGGATGGCAAGTTGAGTTTCACTACCATTCCTCAAAGCATGGTTCCCTAACTCCTAATCAGACAATTATTGTTGCCATGGTGGAACTAGGTGTCCATGAGGCATTTGAAGAGTTGGCTGCCCGAGAACATGGACGCCGTGTGTTGACCATGGAAGAAGCCTCCAACATAGATCGTTATGATTGGGCATGTGAGGGTTGGGCAGGTCTTCCTCGGGAAGAGCGTCCTCGTATGTGCTTTCAACACCCTCTTTGGCCTCATGATGGAGACAACTATTTTGAGGTCTTTATGAGGTTCGTTGACCAAGAGAATTCTTTACAACTTGGAAGTATCTGTTTCTGATGACTAAACCGAAGCCTAAGAAAAAGGCAGTGAAAGATGCCGATATCAAGAAGCCCGTTAGATATCGCAAGACCAAAGCCCAGCAAGCAAAAGATCGCCAGTCGGCCCGCGACGGAGCAGGGTGGGCTTCCTTTGAGTGAGCACCAGCTTGATGTCGCTATTGCCAAGGAGCGTAAGCGTCGTCAGAAGATGAAGAGTCGTGGCTTCCCTCTCCACTATTGGAAGGAGCGCGGCGACAAGGCTCCTCCTATCAGGGAACATTGGTGTGATTGGTGCGTAGGGTTCTACGGTGTCCCACATGACAATATGCATTTCAAGAAGAAGGGTTGGTGCCAGAGCATCAGCTTCAATGGTAAGCGTCAGTGTGCATGCATTGACTGTGTTGTAGCTGAGAAGCTTTACCCTGCACTACCGAAGCCTAAGATCAAACCGAGCACCAGAATGAAACTTTATGTCGATGACCTTGAAGTTTTGGATGATGCAATCCATTGGATCTTGGTGAGTAACGCAAATATAGATCCAGACTATACAGAATCAGGTCCAGACCTCACAGAAGTCAATCGTAAACGTGACGTGTTGGAGCGTCTCACTGTTCGCCTTAACAGGGCTCGTGGTCTTTTAGAAATAGAGGAGGCAAAAGATGGGATATAACACAGCCATTCTGATTCTCAATGATGGTTTGGACCAGCTTAAGAAGCATCCCGAAGATTTTGTTGAAGGTATCAATCAACACATGCATCGTGGCGGAGAATTTGGTGTAGGCTGCCATGCCAACGTCGTCGATGTGATGCGTACCGAACATGCGGACGTGTTCCGTTTGTACGGTTCGCACGGCAACCTGATGTTGGAGCTTTCCCCTTGGAGTCGTAGGCTCGAAGAGCTTTACACTGACAAGAAGAATGCTTTCCGTCGTGATGTCGTAATCGACTATGTTAAGCGAGCTAAAGAACAGATCAAAACCCTTGAGAAGAAAATGAAGGAGTGGGATGAGCAAGTTTAACGTTGAGTTCCAGCGCGTTTCCCGTATCGTCTTGGAGGTTGAAGCCCCCACTAACGTCGATGCACAGGTAACAGCCTTCGGATACATCAAGGCAGTGGATGCCGGTGTTCTGAGTGCTTCAGCACTTGAGCTTTCAGAAACAGTGAAGGTAAACGCTAATTCTGAAGGTGAATACAGTTTTGTGAACTTCAGTGAAATCCATTCGGCCGTAGCTCTGACAGATGAGGAGCTTGACGCTCAGGAAGCCGCCGAGTTCCCTTTTCCGCCTCTCGACCCGACGATTCCAGGAGATCCCCTTGCTGGTAACTGAACCAATCAACACTCAACGATGGGAGTTCGTACACCAGATCCCCGATGGACATAAGATCTTTCGGGAGAAGTCAACGCTTCGATATGCTGTAGCTGACAATTCAGGAAGGATGCCGGAAGATACGAATGATGGCGTCCTTTTCGTGGACGACACGAAGCGTGTCAGTGCCATTAACAGCACGATGCAGGTTCCCGTACTGAACGCGGATGACGAACCCTATAGTGTCCTCATGACCATTGAGGGCGGTCTTTGGATCTCCGCAACTATGGGCATGGAAATCCAGTCCAGTCTCTTCCGGTACAAGGTGAGAGTCAGTGCCAATCAATCAGGGTTTTAAACTTGGAGATGGAATCACCCACCGATGGCACTCATTCCATGCTCTCGACCGAGATCCAAGCTAGCTTCCACGACGAATACAAATCTTACGCTTAACGAAAGAGAGGTGTAATGGATCAGGTTCGAGTTGACACATGGAAAGACTTTGTTGGTCAGACCATGCTGAAGGATCGACTGAGTATCCATATTGCCTCTGCTGTGGCGCAGGGTCATATGCTCGACCATATTCTACTTACCGGCCCGCCTGGGTTTGGTAAAACTTCGCTCGCCACAATCATTGCGAAGGAACTTGGATACGAATTCATCAGCCTGACCATGCCGGTGGATGAACGAACGATGATTAGCATGATCCAGGAAGTAGACAACGAGTGGGAACCCACCGTCCTGCTTCTGGATGAGATCCACCGGGGATCCAAGAAGGAACAAGAGAGCCTCCTTCCCCTACTGGAGTCTGGATACATCCAAGATCGGCGGGGACGAAAGCACTCCACTAATCTAATCACAGTCATTGGTGCTACGACCGAGCCCGACAAGGTGATCGCACCGCTGTTCGATCGTTTCCCGACAAAGCCCGTGTTCGAGGAGTACACGAACGAAGAGATGGGACTGATCGTTGCGGGCATGGCAATCAAGATTAAGCTAGAGTTCTCGATCGAGGTGTCCCAGAAGCTTGGCAAGGCAACGGGAGGAATCCCCAGGAACGCACGTCAGTTTGTTCTTGCAGCCAGAGATCTTCAGCACAGTCTGAACCGAATCCCAATCGCAGAAGAAGTGATGATCCTTTGCCGGGTAGACGAGATCGGGCTCTCGGCCATGCACTACAAGTATCTGCGAGCACTCGTAAAGCTTGGCAGCACCGCAGGACTGAAGCCCATTCAGAGTGTTCTCCAGATCCCCGACCCGACCGTCAGGGACCTAGAGAGGCTCCTGTTTAAGTTCGATCTGATCGAGTACACTGAAAGCGGTCGATCGATCACCCAAGCTGGGCTAAACAAGCTCAAAGCCGAACGTAAATAAGGATAAGAATGCCTACCGTTGACTACCTACTCAACCTACCTTTAGACGAATTCCATAAGATCGTAGATCGTGAGGTACGCGGTCAATTGGACACCGAAACAGCCTCACTCCTACGTAAACCCGAACTGAGTCCAAGACTCTACAGCACCTTGAGTCACATGAAGTCCAACGTAGAGAGCCAGATCGCCGCAAAGAAATCAGATTTAACCAAGAACCACGGTGAAATGAGTGACTCTGCGTTCACCAAGGAACGCTCTGAGTTCCATAAGTGGAAGGCTGGCGCTCTTAGGTTCCGCAACGGAGTAGATGAGAGGCTGCGACAGGCCAAGGATGCGAGGAGCAGTCTGTTTGGTTCAGTCTATCCGGACATGATAAGGGAAGAACGTAACTCCGTTATCGCAGAGAATGTACGACTGAAGGATGCCATACGAAGACATCAGGAGATCGTAACGAATGAGTATGACCCAACCGAAGCGGACGAAGAACTCTGGTCCGTCGTCGGATCCAACAGTTAAAGAAATTGAAGTTCTTCTTGCTAGGGCGCGCACTCGTCCTCCGGTGCGTGAACGGATTGTTCATCGTCTAGTAGTAGTTCTCTCTTTCATCGAGATGGCTGCACGGAGGAGATGATGATTCCAGAAGTTGAAGCCTGGGAGAAAGCAAAAAGAGAAAGCAAAGGGGGGCTAGTTGCGGGCATAGAAATAATTACTCTTCTTGTCCTCACAGGAAACGATCTCGTAAGCGCACTTGAAAAGGCTAGCGGAGTCACGCCAACCATCATGGACGACCTTGAAAGCCCTTACGATGTTTACTTGACCGATCGGGGCCAGAAAATAATCGCCTGCATCAAGGAAGTACGGCAGGTCACTTCCCTGGGTTTGAAGGAAGCAAAAACTCTTGTTGAACGGACAGGTGGTCTTGACCCTGCGCCACAGCTACTGAACCGGGCCATCTCAGAGAAGTCTGCTTTGGAAATTGTAGAACGGTTTGCTGCCATTGGAGCCAACGTTGAGATCAGCAAGTCCCACCTGTCGGCTGCTGCCATCCAAGAGGCCAAGGATGGGCTCGTTGAGATTGCCAAAAATCTTGCTTGACTGTCCCGCCATCCCGATAGTATGTTACTCACCATTCACCGAACGAAAGTTGACCAATGAAAAGCGCCACCATCGAACGACTTCTTGGAGACCATCCTGAGATCGACTGGGAGTACGGCTCCGTCGCACTCTCCCAGATCAACCGGGCTAAGAGCCTGGCCAATCAGGCACGAGTCTCTGCTCCCCTGAGCCACGACAAGGTCATGCAGTACAAGGAATGCCTAATCAATGGGGATGAATTTCCCGCCATCGTAGTGTTCCTCGACAAAACCGGCCCTGACTCCTTCGTTACCATGGACGGTAACCACCGTTGGGCTGCATCAGAAAAGGCAGGACGCAAGCAGATCGACGCATACATCTGCATCGTCCCCACTCCTGAACTACGTAACGCTCTTACCTACGAGTTCAACAACGTGATGACGGGCTTCTCGCCCACCGAAGAAGACCGGGATCACCACGCGGTGAATCTCCTTTCGCAGAACTGGACGGTCTCTCAGGTCGCACAGTTCCTGCGTCTCCCGGAGAAGCGGGTCAGTGAGGCTCTTCAGGATTACCGCGGTCATGAGCGTGCCCGTAAGCATGGGGTACTCCCCTCGTGGTCCCGGATCGAACAGCGCACTGGTCGGGTCATGCTCCACCGTCGTCTTACCCTGGATTCGGTATTCGCTCAGGCTGTGCAGCTTGCATCGAAGTTTAACTTCACGGTCGCACAGATGAAGGATCTGATCAACGACACCATCACCTTTTCCTCCGAGGCGGAGCAGTTGGGCTTCCTGAAGAAGCATCTGAGTCAGTCCGAGAAGGCTCACCGTAAGGCTCTGGAAGAGAAGCGTGCCCAGAAAGTAGCGAAGCTTGCCGCTCAGGGTAAGGGCAAGAAGACCCACCCTGGAGCAAGCCCCCGCACTTTGTTCTCTGCTCACATCGGCTACATCCTGAAAGCGAAGATCAAGGATGCGCTAAACGGGTTGGACGCTGAAGAGCGCGAAGAGCTTCTCGCTAAGGTGAAGCAGGCCAAGCAGACTTTGACCGAAGCTGAACTGGCATTGGCTGACTAGTTTTCCCTGGACATGGGAAATGAGGGAGGGAAGTCGCTGTGGTGGGGCTTCCCTCCCTCTCTTTTTTTGATCTAGAAAGTAGGTTTACGGATGAGCAATGAGAAGAAAACTGCTGTTAGGAAAACAGCTAACCCTTGGACCTTGAAGGTCCTGGATATCCTTCAGGATGGTGAGTGGCACAACTTCGATGAGATCGTGAGTGAATGCATGCCGCTCGTTCCTCCTGGGGTTGCTTGGCGCAAGGCCGAGAAGAATCGCCAACAGCATTATGACCGTCAGGGTCGTCCTCAACAGGACCGTCACTACGGCGACAAGAACACGACGATCCAGACCGGCCAACGTATGTTGGTTGCGATTGGTGTTCGTGGTCTTGCAAGGCATGGTCGGATCGAGGTTGAGTATCAAGATCCGAGCCTGAAGCGTAAGCGTCCCTCTAGGGTTAGGTTGACGCCTTAATGACCGAAGACGACATCACGACGCTCGTCCTCACTCGCAGAGTAGGTCAGATCATCGACATCGCTGGCGGGATCATCGAAGTTGAAGTAGCAGAGATCAGCGAAGGTCAAGCCAGAATTTGTATTCGCGCTCCACGTAAAATCCTGGTGGATCGCCACGAAGTCACAGAACGAAAGCGAAGAACGGATTTTACCGTCAAATTGGAGAAGCGATAATGGCGCTTACAGCCAAGCAGAACGAGATTGTGGAGCAGGCCAAGCTGCTAAAGACGGAACAGACGCGTCTATATGCTGCTCTTGGCAAGGCTCGGGACAAGGTGGCAATCACTCGGGACAAGGTGGTAATCGAATCCGAGCACCTGACCCGTGTGCAGACCGAGATTGAGGAAGTGCTCGACGCCCAAGCTACGTTGAACAACGACCTCGACACCATCGCCAGGGCGTTGCTGTTGGACGCCCTCGGTATTGAAGTCATCTACCTGAAGTTCTGATATGCCCATGGTGGCATCCTCTTACGAGTTCGAGCGGAGACCGTAGTGAACAATGACACGATCGCTCAAGCAATTGTAATTTCTGCTGAGTGGCAGCACTTTGCCCGAGGTCACTGGCAGAAAGAATGCCCAGACCTTGAAGGTCGCTACCCAACCTCAGATCGATGCGGTTATCCGGCAGTAGATCAATACGTTCACACTGACACTGCTATAGCAGCAGATTGGGATGGTTGGTGGTGGTCAGAACCGTACCCAACCTTGCCAAATCCTCCTGAATGGGGTATCGAAATAGGAACTAACGATTGAGTCTACTAGAGTTTGTTGTTTCAGGAATCGTACTCTTCGGATGCGGAACAGCAACAGGTATTCAGTTCGAACGTCGCCGTAAACACAGAACCTCCGCTCATGAATGGGGTTTCAAACCGGGAAAGAAAAAATGATGGACCAGCCCATCACCGTTCGGCGACTCCTGACGTGGATCGCCATTATCGCCCTAGTGGCATGGGGTGCATGGGGGATGGTCACTGACAAGGGGCCATGCGAAGGACTCACGAAACGGGAAGAGGCGTTGCGGGGATGCGACGTTCTGATCCACCAGCCCGACCAGATCGACAACGACGGGTGGCACCGATAACCAGCCCACCAGGTGTCATCGTCATCAAGGCCGACATCGAAGACACGTAAAACCTGAACGTATCCGAAACCCCAAAAAATTTTTGGTAGTCGCACCCACGGAATTTTTCCGTGCGGAAACGGCCGGGGAAAAGGTTTCCGATTAAGCCCGAGCTTCTCGCTCAACTAATCCTAATTTATGGCATATTTTTAGAGCCTCAGGAACAGTCACATACCTGTTCTCGACATAGCATATCCAAATTACAGCTAGACAGACCGGCTGCCACTTCACCTTTGATGAGTGCATCAAGGCATGATGCACAGCGCAAAGCGTGATTAGATTATGGACAGCATCAGAACCACCTTGGCTGCGATAAACAATATGATGGATTTGCATGGCATTCGTGTTCTTCTGGCAGACCCTACAGATGTTTCCGTCACGCTTCCTTACACGGTCCCTTGTAGCTCCTGGTAGACGACGACCGTAGCGTACACGGCGCTCCTTGTGAAGCTGCCGACGCTTGCGTTTGGCTCTCGCTTTATCCTGTAGAGCCCTTAGGCATTCCGGGGAACAAACTCCCGAGACGCCCTGACGGTACATCCGATCTCTGTCAAAATAGTCCCTACAAGCTGTGCATCTTCGCTTACTCATAACCCATAGCTTTCTAAATCACCTTTCTCGTCATACGCTTACCTCTTCCAAAATAGGCAGACCTCTTCGCTCGAAGAGGTGAATGACTTTCCGTTCAAGATCCTCAAGTGAACCATCATTTATGATGGAGTAGTCGCAGTCCTCATGGGTTACAGCACGCTCAGAGACGTGTTCATTGACTGCACTTTTCCCTGGCCTGGTTATCCTAATCATGATTCCCCCACGACGGCGAACCATGAACAACTCGTTTGGGAAACGAACATCGGTGATCACTACCGGGCCTCGGGCAGACTCAATCAGTCTTTCTCCAGCCACCACCCAGACATCAGGATCCAGGTACTCCCTGGCTGCGATCCCTAATCTTTGGAGGAGTCGTCGTCCTGTGTCATCTTTCTTACCTGACCAACCCATATCCGTGGCAACCTTTTTAAGGGGGTCAGCAAACGCAACTCGGGTCCAGCCATACTTCCGGAGGATCTGGGCTACCTCATCTTTTCCTGCCTCAGCAAACCCAGAGAGCCCGACCAACGACAGTTTGCGGTAATACTGATCTTCCCGTGGGATAGTCACCACACATTGGGGGATTTCCACAAAGTTGCCGGTATTAAGCCACGTCTGGTACGAGTAAACAGGGATGTCGATGGCCCATGCCTCAGCTACTTCCATCCTGGCTCCCGGACTTGCCTGCCACTCCGGGAGGACGATGATTCCGTCTACTCCCAGAATTAGCATTATGTCATGACGCATACATGCCGCACGTCCAGGGTTTGGCTGTCCAGGAAAGGAAGCAGCCGGATCTAGAATGTCATGACCTGAGTTTCTTAGCGAAGCTGCGGCCTTATCGAAGGCCGGGAAATTATGCTCCTTGATCCCACGCATGGGACCACTCAGATAGAATCTCAATTTGTTCTCCTACCAGAAATGCGCTCGGGGATATTGCGAAGCTTGTCGAGCACGATGTCTACGATATCTACGATGTCTGAGAGCATCTCATCCACTTCGGGGCCGACTGAACCTTTAGCGAAGTTCAAGACCTTAATCAAACTTGTGTTCTGATTCTGGTCTCGTGCTTCAGCGAAGGTGATCTCAACAAAGTCATCGCGAAATCCGATGCTCAAAATCTCTACGTCTTGCGTCCCATCTGGAATCATCATGCCTCATTCAGAAATCGTGCGAGAACCTGGTCTTTTCGGGGACCTGAAGGTACCGTAACTGGAGTTCCTTCTATAGGCTGAAGATCGGAAGTGTCGATTTCCGCTGGCTGAGCGTGAGACTCCTCGACACGAGCACGGAACGCCTCGTCCTCGATGAGCTGCTCGGCTTCATCAACGGTTGTTGACGGCCGATGTGCCAACCACACCTCCTGCAACTTCCTCACCTCCAGATCGTCAACTTCGATTGAGCTATCAGGCGCGGTGCTGCGCGGTCCAGCTTGTCCTAGTTCGCCCTCATCAAGCATCGTTCGTAACTTATCCCCAAATTCTGGATCATCCATGGCAGGGAATCCCTGCTCCTCCTTGAAACCCAGTTGATGAAGCAGAGTCCTCTGAAGTTCCGGCTTAGACACGAGTCTGACCTCATTAGGACTGAACACAAATTGAAGTCGAGTATTACCACTTCTAGTGTCCTTGACGCCAAGCTCTTTGGTTCGTGCGATCACCACCACCATAATTTCATCATCGCGATGGATCGTTTCGCCATCTACTGGCTCGATATCGAACGTCCCACTGAAACGAGCCGTGTACTCCTCGACTGTTTCACCATCAAATTGTCTCAATGTCCATCTTTCTGCTCATTTGGCCACTTTCCTGTTCTCGTAGGCAGCCCAGCAGCGGACACAATCCGTACGCGGCTTCCTAATCGCACCGTATGTCTTGTGTTCTAAGCACAAAACTTCTGTTTGGCTGTTTGAGCTGGCGGCCCGTGTTGGTGTCTTCTTCTTCGAAGTCTTGATTCTGTCGAGATGGAAAGACCTCGACCCGTGGTTATGCTGGAAGACGGACACCCATTCAGATTCAGTCTTCTCATTGACGGTGTGGTCACGGAAAGACATCTTCCCTAGGCCCGTAATCTCAATGGTGTCACCCTTCGAGTAAGTTACGCCCTCGTATTCGAGCGTGTCGCTTTTTCTAAAGTGAGCACGTTGGGCCGTCGCAGAATCTGTCTTCGGTGTCATGAGCACTCTCTTGCGGCCAGACAATTGGTTTCAGATCCTTCGTTAGCTTCTCGTATTGCTTCGGGGTGATCGACTCATATGGCATTTGAGGGAAAGCTCCAGCCTCATAAAGGGGTAGGAATGAGATTCCCTTGAGACGAGAATCGTATGCCATTAGCAGATCAGGTATTAGATGGCCTTCCCTCTCAGGATCGAACGTGGCTGTACATGATACTTGATTGTCAGCCCAGTGCTTCTGAAGAAGTGTAGCAATCCTCATCTTTTCTGCCAAGGATACCTGCCGTTCAGTCTTAACTCTGCTATCGCCCTCAACGGGGAATTCGACAACAACAGTGTTCGGTTCATTAACAGCAACCTCAACATTATAACCTGCTTCCCGGAAAGCTTCAACATCCGGATGCGTGTCGGAGAATCGGATCCTTCGCAGGTAGTAACGGAAGGTGGGGAAGTGGCAACCCGGTGTTGCTCCAGCAAGCAGGCTCACCGTACCGGATGGCTTAACACTCGTTGTCTTAACTGATTCTCTGATGCAAAGCCATTCGGAATACACACGGTCATAGTGTTGAACTGTCTCGTAACCTAACTCACACCATTTAACCAATTCCTTCTCCCCGCGGTAAGCGAGGAACTGGGTGATGCCACTCATCGAAGTACCGATTCGACGGTTCCTCAGCATCACCGCATTGGTCTGCTCCCAATGCGTAGCCAACAACGTCACAGCCTTAGCGTAGATGTAGGCATACTTTAGTGTGCGCTGATATTCCTCGACTGTTTCGTGATGGTAAGGGAAGGTCTCCACCAAGCAGCACATCTCGTATGGTTCGAGTGACTGCTCCAAACATGGATTACCTCCACGAACTCTCCAGTCCTTGTTGTTCGGTGGATCAACCATCCTTCCGTAGGCTTGCATGTTCGAGAGCCAAGCAAATCCAGGTTCACCGTTGCTCACGATCCTGTCGGTGAAGACATGATAATCCATGCCAACCTCAGCGAACACACTGTTGTTGGAGGACCACCCAAACTCGGCACGCTCAGGATTAAGGTCGTAGTTCTTGAGGTTCAAGAACTCCTCGTCACCCGGCTCACCAAACGCAATTTCAGCCGAACGACGGACATTCCCTGATACAACACAGACACCGATCAAGTTGAAGATGTCGGTGATGTCTCGGCTCGTTACCTTCTCTCCATCACGGTCTCGGATCATTTTGAACAGAGATTGATGCAGCTTGATCAGCGGATCTGGGCCCTCGGAGACTCCTCCGAATCCCTTAATCTTCGTTCCTCTGGGTCGGATCAGCGAGTAATCGAAGACCGGCTGAGCACCAGCACCCCACGCCCACTTCAATAGCGAACTCAACGAGTCCACCCAGCCTTCCCTCGAATCCTCCACCTGAACATCGATTACGTTACCGTTTGAAGGACACCACACCAGCTTCCCAGCGCCACGAGTATCAAAACCAACACCAGCACCAAGCATGCTCATGTCCATGAGGAATCGGAACGGCCGATCGAACTCCACGTCGATCTTCTCTGTGCTCACAAACGCGCAGTTGTTGAGTGCAGCCCCGCCTCTTGTTCGAACGTAATCAGTCCCCATCATCCAGAGGCCCCGGCCCGGAGGCAGAAACTTGAAGTCAAAAATCAGGCGGTACATTGTCTCTGCGTCTTCTGTCGCAAGTTCCCGATCCAAAGGAAGGGAGTAGCGTTCACAATGATCGCCAATGATCGAGTAGACGCCCTCAACTACACGTTGGACCGTCTCCCACCACTGTTCACCGTCACGACTGTAGGTACGACGGTACGTGACTTCCCCCAGGGAATTAGGCCCCGAAGAAAATCCCCAATTGACTTCCTTGTCTTTGAATTCATCTAGAAACGTCTGACGTAGAAACACTGTCTTCCTTTAAACTGAATGCTTCGTTAAGGGCACGAGTGACGTGCTTCCATCCGAAGAGCCGACAAATAAAATTAAGAATCATTTTCATACCAATCGCACTGGTCCGCTATCTCGTCGTCCACGATCTCTTCGCGTAACTCCCAGCAAAACAGCCCACGGACACCCATTAATACGTTCTGACAATTAAGGCAAGACTTCACCTGAATCTCCAACGGAAATTTGATTACGACACCTTGATCTGCCACGCCAAGAACACCTCCCGCCGCGCCTTATCCCCCTCGGCTCCGATCAGACGGAAACGCCAATCAGGATCACGCTCTATCTCAAGTGCTTTCTCAATCTGACCATTAAGAATTTCATCACCATTAGGACGGTCAGCAAACTCTGGAATAGCACCAGCCTGCCAGGCATATCGGTACTGACCAACAACCTGATAGACGTGAGCAAATCTGCGCTTCTTTGATCGACACCAGTCCACCGTGCGAACCAGTGTCATGTAATTAAGGTGCGGATATTGCTTGAAGAAGTCCTTCAACTCCCTCTTGAGGATTGCTATATCTTTTCCTCTGGGATAAGGAGTCCCAGTTGTCTCTTGAACATACCTCGCAAAAGCCTCAGGGGTATCTACCTCGGCTGCATTTAGCGTGTCTACGAATCCCATTCACTTCTTCCTTAGGACAAACAGAGTCGATAGATTCCTTCTTGCATGAACCTGCCTTCTCCCTGAAGGTTGCGGACGAACGCCGGAGATATACTCCAACCGATCGATTGGTTCAAACGACAATTCTAATGCCGTGGACAACGTGTAATGCGTACCAAGCCATAGCTTGCCTGATGAAATATAATCCTGGACTTTACAGAGCACAATTCCTTTAGGCTTCACAACCCTGTGAGCCTCACCTAGCCCAAGGTTTATGAGCTTCTGCACACCCTTCGGAGAGATAGGGGCTCTATCCATTCCATAGGCTTGATGCATTTTCGGTATCCCAGTAGTGGAACGACCACCCACCGAAACGAATGGCGGATCAAAAGCCACCGCATCGAAGTGCCCATCCCCATAGGGCAGGTTCCGAAAATCCACTCCATCAATCTTAATGTCGTGCTCGATAAGAGTGTCCGGTCGCCACACAGTCCACCAATTTCCCTTGCCGTAAGTTGGATCGAGGGTGACCCAATCTTTCTGGAGATAGTTCAGTCGAGCACAGTCGGCTATCAGGTCGGCATTGCTCGTCCATGCCGTTGCCGCAAGAACGTCTTTCATGATTGCCTCACTAGAAGGTAATGGTTAACATCGGCTTCGAGGACCTACACAGTTATCTTTGAATCTCCATTTTGTTTCCCTACGCTTCTCGAAACTCCTGATATGACCGGGAAAATTGAATGACCGTATCTTTTGTTAGTACGCCTCAAGGCGAGGTTCGCATTCCTGTCTTGTGCCGCCACAGCGCCTGCTCCCATGAGTCTTTCCGCAGTTGATACTCCAACTCATGGCGGGCTTCTCGATGGGCCATGCTCGTGATCGGCACCATTGCAAGCGTTAAGGGAGCAAATTGGTACTCAATCTCTGTTCCCTTGCCACCATGTCGTGACTTCAGGATCTTAAGATGGACACGACCCGTGCGTTCCTCTGTCTTCTTACCTTTCTGGGAATCAGGAGACCAGAGACCAAACACAAAGTCACCAGTCTCTTCAACGGCACCCGAATCTCTAGCTGAGTCAGCTTGAAACTCTGACCCAAAGTCAGCCCCACGGTTCACCTGATGCGGGGCAATGATCGGAACCTGGTATTCCTTAGCGACAGCCTTAAGAGCCATCACCGCATCTGTGACTTTCTCGTACTTGTCTTTCCCCTTGAAGGAACTCGCCCAGTATCCGAGGTAATCGATTGCCACCACATCTGGGCGGGCACCCATGTACTCCTCATACTCCTCGATGCAGGACACAAGATCCTCTTCGGTCATTCTGTTCTTATCCACCATGAGGAGGTTGTTCCGCCAGAAATCCAAGGTGGCCCCATGAAGCCGCTCGTAGAACTGATCTCCAGGCTTCTCGAAGTCCGGTGCCAAATCGAGGTTATGAAACCCATGAATCCTTCGTGCTCGCTCGAACCAGTCTCCACGAGTCTGCTCCAACGAACAGAACAAAATTTTGATGTCAGGCTTCTCCATAGCCATGGACTGGAACGTATTTAAAAGGTGCAAAGTTTTTCCCGTGCCAGTCTTCGCCAAAATCACCATTACCTGCGATGGCAGCAACCCCGGCTTGATCATCACATCAAGAAGCTCGTGCCCAAACTTGATTCCTTCTCGACCCTGAAGCTCGGAGAACTCACGGATCGCATCATCTACCGTCAGCAGCAACCCACCTGAAGTACGGGCCAGCAGATTCTCAAAGTCCTGTTGCGTGTGGCCTTGCTGAAGGATCCAATCACTAATGTCGTTGTGGTCCTCTGGACCGTGAAGCGGAGGAACAGTAGTTCCCCTAGCCCGATGGCCGATCTGCTCCTGGATTTTTTCCAGCCCAGCTCGACCTGACGAGTCGTTGTCAAAAACTATGTAAACCCGCTTAGCGGAGGCCGTGTACTGGGTGAACGAGTCCTGCCAGACATTCGCTCCCGGACAACCGACCGCGGCGTACCCCATCTGCTCCAGAAGCAGGGCATCGAACTCCCCTTCGGTAACGACGATTTGGTCTGCCTGGAACAGCGCGTCAGTGTTAAACAGCCTGGTCGTTGACTTCGGTGGAGTTAGGTATTTGGTCTCACCGGACATCTTTCGACCACGGATATTCACCACCGACCCCGACGCGATGTACGGAATCGTGATGGCGTCGTCCAGGAAGTCCACAAGTTTCCCGTTACGTTCCTGAACCAGCGCGGTGCCCTTGATGTCGTCCAGGTCGTACTTCTTCTCTAACAGGAATTCAAGTAGTCCGCCGTCTGCATACCCTAATTGATGCTTCTTAATGGTCTCTTCGGTAAGACCACGATCAGTCTGTAAATATTGGACTATCTCAGGGTGCTCAGCGAGATTCGCGTGGTAATAAACAGCCGCTGCCTGACGGACCCTGTGGACCTCTGAGAACCGTTCGACCTTAGAGTCGGTAATGGGATCCCCGAAATGCTTTTTGATGGCATTCAGGCCCCCACGACGACCACACAGAAAACAGGTGAACAAACCTGGAGGTTCCGCATTAGGATCTACATTGATATATAAACGACCTCGCTTACCTGGGCTCTCGCCGCAATACCAGCAAGCTGTATGAACATTAGGACCAGTAGCTTGCTTAGTTTCGACACCTTTAGAGTGTAGATAGGCTAATACGTCCTCTGCCATCAGGGTCTACCGCTATCCATTCCACTAGATCTACTGGCCATGAGGCTACTGTCTGAAAATCGATAGGTTCGGTTTCATATCGGACGAAAGTAATCAGTCCATACTCGCAGTAGAAGTCATCGGCATGAAGGTAATTTGTCTGATCGTCATTAAGATGAACTGCATGAATCATGGGATCCACACCTCCCCATTCCTTCTCAGGGTGGGGATTTTGAAATCCGAGAGATCCAAGTCCACGATGTTGACTCCGCCCTCCAATAGGATGGTGTCACCAATGGAAATTGAACCATCCCAATGGGCTGCCCCACCGTTAGGACCCCGGACAAGTGTCTTAATGCCCGACTGTACAATAGCCCTGGCACAGTCTGAGCAGGCAGCCCATACCGCAACCATCACTGCATTATTTGTTGGAATACCTAATCTGGCTGCCTTAAACACAGATCCGCGTTCCGCATGTTCCACATACTCATATTTCGCTGGGCGTTCCCAACGTTCATCTGAGTATTGGACACCATCCGGGAAACGGTTGCAGTCATGGACCATCACACCCCGCTTTTCCGAGATGATGACAGCACCGTTCTGCGTTGAGGGATCAGGACTCTGGGTAGCCACTTCTAAGGCTATCTCCATTACCTGCTCAATTGTCGTGCCCATGATTAGAAGGGCTCTTCCTCGGGCACAGCAGACGCAACAGCCTCAGCATGGTCGCGATCGCGAATCACGTCCTTGACGTAGTTGCGTTCCTGCAAATTGCCGGTGCTCTTATCTGTCCAAGAACGCACACCTACAACCACACGTACCGGCTGGTCATTAAGGTCGGCAAGGTTGAAAGTGAAATCCTTCGGTAGCTCAGCAACAGCCAAAGCTTCCTGGACCCATGCCCGAAGCTTGCAATCCGGATGCGTCGTGAAGGTAGTTGGCGTCTCGCCCCAGACGCGACGGTTGCGGTACTCGCCCTCGTCCGTAACCTTGAATGAGAACTCAACCTTAATTATAGGATTACCGTCGTCATCCTTGTAGGGCTTAACGGCCTTCTCAGACTTAACAACGACTGCACCCAAAATGGTGTCGTCTGGGATGATATCGAATTCCTTCTTCTCACCCTCCTCAGGGGGAACAGTTTCAACCAGAGTAAAACCATCATCAACGGGAATTGTCATTTTTACTTCTTCCTCTTAAGTTCGGCGTAGCAAGTAGCACATGCCAGCTTGCGAAGTCTGATCTTGCTTAGTTCAGCCTGGTCTTCATCATCGAAATTAGCACCACAGTTATAGCATTCGTACTTGCCATCAGTGGCCTGTTCGACCTCTTCGGGCTCAGGTTCTTTTACTTCCGGCTCCACTTTCTCCGGCTCTCCAATCACACCAATCACTTCTATCGGAGACAGAGCGGGGTTATCCACAATCGGTGAATCTCCGTAGATTAGCTTGTGCATCCTAGCATAGTCATCCACGAAATTAATCGAGAAATCGCCGGGGAGTTTGCCGCTTCTATCCTTCAACCAAGGGTACTGCGGGTCCGGGAAAGTCTTGAACGTTCGCTGGATAATTTGCTTGGTCTCGTTGCCCACAATCTTCGTAAGTGTCTTACCTTGCAAGATGCCGGAGATGTCTACGAAGCCAGCAATCTTGTCTCCGATCGCGCCTTGTAAACCGGGCTTGTATACAATGCGTCCCAGCTCATCATCGCGAGTTTCCTTGACGTGACAGGTAAATACCACATTAAGGTCAAGGTTACGGAACCCACGGATAATGCTTTGCATCTGCTCATTAAGCCAACCGAAATCCTGGATCCGCATGGCACTCAACTTTTCGGACTCAATCCGCTCACGAATGAGAATTCCCTGGACCTCATCGATGGTGTCGATCACTACAGTCTGCGGATCCACCCCAAGCTCAGACTTACGGACATCAGAAGACTTGGTGAGGATGTTCTTTAGTTCGAAAAGATCCTCGCTCGTAGTGATCTCAGCATGAGGCAGGTTCTTCTCGTGAATCGACATCAGACCACCTTCAGCCGACGCGATGTAAACGCCGGGGAAGGTAGAGCTAGTAAGGGTCTTCCCGGAACCGGGATCACCAACAAGCAGCATCTTAATGTATCGGCCGTACTCGGAGGAGCCGGTCCACTTCGTCTTAAGTGTCATTTACTACCATTCCTTTTGCAGTATCCGAGACGACAACCGTAGTCTCGCTGAGCTAGTGGATGATTATGTTCACAAGCACATTTAATGTTCTCCGTGTCAACAAGCCCATACGTTCCACACGATGAGCAAACAGCAATTTTCACATCAGCACGAGTACCCCTCTCATTAAGGGCATGCTCTGTCCTCATGAAATTGGGCAGATTATTATTCATCTTCCTCCTCTGGAACTGGAATCGGGATGCCACAAGGCTCGGTGTAGGGACAGAACACGCAGGAGTCCCCACTAATCTGAGGGATGAACACGTCGTACTTCACGGCCTTCGCCATCTCTTTGCAGACCCGGTAAAGACGCATGTAATCCTGGTCGTCTCGGAGCCCGGCGTCCATCTCCTTCTGGGTTTCTAGCTGATACCAGATAGGACGACGCGGCAGGTCCTTATACATCTCCCAGTAGTAGGCCCCGTTCTCCATGGCTGGAAAATCGGGACCGTTACCTAACCAAAACTCAGGTTGCTCGGCTGCATAAGCATAGGTGGTGAACTGAATATTAAGATGCAACGAATTCAGGAATGGTTGCTTCTTATTCGTTTTATAATCAACGACTCGGATCTCAGACTTGCCACGCTTATTCTTGCGTAGCTCAAGGAGGTCTACGAATCCGGTGACTTCAAACTCTCCCAGCGGGACCAGAAACTTGTGTTCAGTGGCAAGGACTTCTCTGGTGTCCCACTTCAGACCGTCGTGGTAACCACGAAGCATCTCAATTCCACGCTGACGCATCCCGCCGTAGGTCCCACCCTTAGGCCAGGTCTCTGGAGTCACCCCTAGTTTCTCGGGATTCTCCCAAACATCGAGGAATTCGTTTACGGACCTATTAAGGTCCCCGGTATTATTATAGAAATCCAAAGCATGATGGACACAGGTACCGAACGATGCCGAAGCATGCTGCTTCCTCGGAAGCTTGTCCAGGTACTGGAATTTAGCCTGCAAAGGACAGGTCATGAAGGTACTCATTTTTGAGGCACTAATGCGCCCCAGCATATCCATCACTTGCATGCCCTCCGGCCTAATATCTTAGAACAATAACATGAGGGTGGGACAGTATCAAGCATTAGTCGGGAGGTCGCGGAGCCCTTCCTGCACGACACAGAAAAAGATCTCCGGTTGGGACATACCGAGAACCAAAGCGATTCTTGCGAACACTCTCACAGAAGGTTCAATCTCGCCTGATTCCAGCTTCCCAACATAGGAGGGACTCACTCCAGCCTTAAGGCTGAGAGATCGGGCACTGAAGCCCCGCTTCTCCCTCAGGTATCTGATCGCGTCTGCAAGCGTCAAAGACCTAGCATCAAGCGTAGAAGGCTGCCCCACGAACACTCCCGACTAATACGTTCGGTTATCCCGCCCTCAGGCGGTAGTGAGGTTCTACGCCTCTAGCCGTACCGTTGCAAGGATTTCTGCTCAGATTTTCTTGATTTGCTTGACGGCACCAGGAAAATTTTCGCTAATTGCTCTCACTGGTTTGTTAATTTGAGTTTAAGATAAATTCGAGAACGGTCATGGGCACCCCGGTCGTGGTCCGAGCTTCTCCTGCGATTCGCGCTTCTGGGCGTTGGCCCGGTCGTTTGCCTGGGTGAGGATCTCCTCGATGAGCACGACCGTCGACTCGGGCACTTCCGGCGCAACCTCGGGCGGGATCACAAGCGGGTCGTCGGGTCCGGTCAGGAGGATGCGGGTAATCGTGTCCCAGTTCGACTGGATGGAGATGCACTTTGATTGAATACGATCTCGTATCTCCCTCGCGTTCCGGTCGGCGTTGAACTGGATCTGACCGATGAGGCCGATCGAGACGACCACCACAAAGAAGTAAGGGGTCAACTTCTTGATCAGGCTCAGACTCATCCGACTACCCGCTGGATCAGGGGAGTGCAGGCAACGATTGTCCCCGCAACAATGACGTAGATGATCTCGATACGGAATCTCTTGACGACCTTGACTAGAGCGGGACCGCCCACCTCGGTCCTCACTCGTCCCGCTTCTTCGAGCCTGCGTGCAGAATCCCTGGAGCGAGGATCAGTGCGATCCCACCCGTCACGATCTGTGCGTCCGCCGACTCCCCTGAGAGGGAGTGAACCGTCTGCGAACCGATCATGAGGACGCCCAGGATGAAGATAATCCCATCCCTGGTCAACCTCGGCCAATGTATATTCCGGGGTGTTCGAAATTTGTTCACTCACGCCCCGCCCCCCGCGTGCTGACTACTTTTGCCATATGATGAAATGGATCAACCATCTCTGGCAACCGTTCAAACAAATGAGCCGTTATGATAACCCACATAGATATAACCGGCCATCGGGCACGGGGATGGCGAGTGGCTCTAGCAAAACTGGAAGAGAGAGTTTCTCCCCCCGCCCGCATACCTACTCCGTAGTCCCAACTCAACACTAATGCGGTGAGAAGGACCCATCCTGCCGTGCCCGACTTTAGCCGGTCCACAATTATGCCCCCGGAATACCGGATTGATTCGAACCAATACCCACGTTCTGGGTCTTCTCACCAACTGCATTAGCAATTCCAGTTGGCTTCCAAAGGCCATAGTAGGTGGCAACAGAAGTCAACCACGCTAGAGCAATAGCCCCTACCGTATTCCTGACGTTAACGACTCCATTAGCCTGGGTAGCGACAGCGACAGCACCGGCTACAGCGGCTAGTAAACCATTAACGACAGCCTTGACTCCTGAAGATGTCTTCCACTTGGTTACCAATGCGACCACGATCGGAATGAACGTACCCGCAACGATGGCCAAGAAACCAACATCAAGCTTTACAATCGAATTCATTAACCCTCCTCCACATGGAGATAGTCTGTTTGTCCACAGGCTTCACAGATTTGAGGCCCGTCGTACTCTCGTATCCGGTATTCCTTACCCGCTTTAACGAGAATTCCAATCGCATCGGAGGTATGACCTTCACAGAGAATCCCAATTCTGGTAATCCCATTAGCCCTCTGGATGGCGATTTTGTTCACCGCTCTCTTCTTCCCTAGTCTTCTTCCTCGTAAAGGATTTCGTCTTCATCCATATAATCATCCAAGACCAGGAAAAGTAGAGCCTTAAATAGTGTTGCTAATACAGTATCGGCTGGAAGCCCTCCATTTTCGACCTCCACCGGCTGCCCCTCTCGGAGGATGAGGGAGATGACCTTGCGATCCTGCATTTCTTCGTCCAGCTTGCGAAGTAGCTCGTCTTCTTCGTTCATTCCCCCCCTTTTTGAATGTAGCCTTTAACAAACTCCGCTGCATTTTCCTCTAGGACTGAATCAATCTCATCTAGGAGTGCATCCATTTCAGCTTTAAGGGCAGTACTGTCCTTGGCTTCGACCGGTTCCGCTACAGACTCAACCTTTTTCTCGACTTTTCTCTGCTTACGGATCTGTCCCATGTGACTCCTTAGGTCACGAACATATCGACATAAATCAGAGTGGAATGAAGCCAGGAGTCAAGACAGCATTGCCAGATCCCCCACCGCCACCAGACTCCACGCCGAACTGGAATGCCATATAACCCATATTAACGGCATTAGATGAGTTGGGGTCCCAAGTGAGAACCGGAATCGCTGACGCTAGAGATAGCGAAGCTTTAGCATCAGCGACACCCATATTAGTGCCATCATTAACAGTAATAGCTTTAGTGCCCCCACTGATCGACTTAACTTCAGATGGATTCGTCCCATTCCTGGCCCCCCAAGCAGTACTCACTTGAGCAGCATCATCCCCTGAACCCACATAGAGATGAGCGTTAGCTACATCGGTATCTGGCGTCGTAACTTTATCCCCAACAAAGAACATAGAATCTGGAGAGATGACCACGCTAGACAAATTCTGTGTAGCTGGAGCAGAGGATGTGGATTTCTGGAAGTTTCCTACTTCTATAGACCCAGAATCAAATTTTAACGCTAATGCGTATAATTCAATGGCTCCGGTGCCCACTTTCGTAGCATTCACCGTAAATCCGTCTACATCCATTGAGACAAGGGCAATTCTACAACTCTCTGTTCCCCCCAAAAATCCATTGAAGCTTACGAAACCATCATCAATGAACCTAGAATAAGAAACCTCGTTGCCCCCGAAGCCCGTCGTCTCCCCCATGTAAGTGGTAAATTGCCCTGAAGGCGAAGCTGCCCCAATCCCGAAGTTGATTCCCGTGACAGTGCGGGGAAGAGATCCTCCATCAAAGTTGACATAACTGTTGACATTAAGAAGTGCATCAGGCTGGAAGCCCACCCCAGTAACAGAGAACTGCTCGATATTGTCGGTGGGATACCATTTCACCATCTGGGCAGTAACGTCATCGCCGCCAAAGGCTATATAGTTAATCCGGTATGCCGTGGCATTATTGGTGGTCCACGACATAGTGAATCCATCTACATTAAAAGATGTCAGGCTGGCTTCTGCTAGAATTGTTGTTGTCCTGAAAACAATAAGCTTGCTATCTCCATGTGTCTTATGCCGGTTGATCGAGTTGCTCCCATTAGGTGCATAATTACACACGGCGATAGAGTCTGTAACAGAGGATGTAATACCCACCGTGAACATGCCATTAGTGGCTAGAGTGTCATCAACGGTCGTACTATCAGACCACAGAAATACCGCTTTGGGCTGAAACCCAAGCGTAACAGATTGCGACACTGGAGCAGCGGATGTGGATTTACTGAACACCCCGCAAGCAACATTTACTGGAGAAGAAGTAATAGTGGAGATTGTAGGTACACCTACCGCCACAGAACGAGACACCACAACGGCAGTCACAAGGGCTGATGTCGTGATAGTTACCGTTCCAACCGCAGCAACAGCACTCACCGCCGTTGCATTAACTGTAGCTGGAGTACCAGTCTCTACTGTAGCAACCCCCACCGCCGCAACAGCAGTAACAGTGGAGACAACAACCGTGGAACTAGTCTGAATCGCTGGAGAACCAACCGCGCTTGTAGCTATTACTACAGTTGGATTAACCAATCCGGCTATAGTAGGTAAGAGAACTTCAATATGGCGGGTCGACGCAGATGCCATCAGGCGTACTTAAGTACCTTCCAAGGAAAGTTCCTGGAAGTCCCGAAAGTCTGCTTCAAGCTGAATCGCAGCGCTACGCTTGGCGAGGCAGAACCTAGCTCGCTACTAACAGGTACGCTAACCTTAATGAGATCGTCGGTAGGCTGAGCGCCTGCATATCTGGTTGAGTAGATGACCCTAGCGGTTCCACCGTTCAAGATCATTTGGTAAATTCTCAGCTCAACAACATCTCCCGCCGCCAGGTTAACCGTATCAACATGGAACGTATAAGTTCCAGCGACATAAGTATCTGCCAACTGATGTTCTGTCGTCACTTCTGCGGTCTGAGTTCCTGAAGCAGATGCAGTTACAGCCATATTCTAATCCTTCTAATCCTTAAATCACTAATGCTGAGGTTAGGCCAAACAATGGCAGATAATTGGAGACCGGAGCTTCCAGCGTTGGATTCGTGGTCAGTGGCACCATGGACGGTGCTTGTACGATCCCAGCAGCCTGGCAAGCCACCACGTTAGATCCTCTTGTCCTAATGGTTGCCGAAGTAGTAGAAACTGATAGAGCCATGTAATAGCCACCTGGCTGTAGCAAAAGAGGAGTAATATTGACAGCCTGGATGGCTGTCCCTCCCGACTGAGCCGTACTTCCTGTGCTCACCAGCCTTGTGCAATTACCCGGATTCGTAGTCATATAAATACCACAATCAACATTACCTGCGACCGAGGTTCCATTGAGCCAGAATAATCTCTGCACAAGAAAAGGAGCGCGAAGATTAAACGGCACAAAGATACCTCGGTTAGCCGATGGCCAGGCACTAGAAGCGCTACCGAACACAAAGGCTATCGGCACTTCCTGTGAAGAAGAATTGATCGTGCTGTTGTGAGAAAAGATAGTTGGCCAGTCACTCATTAGTTTGTCGTCCTTTGGTGAACCATCATTATTGGAGCCTCCATCGTGTTACGTACCCAATTAGCCGTAGTAGGCAGCGGGAACGCAGAGGTCTGACTCAGAACTCCCCATGACCCCTGGACAGAAGCAACAGATGTGTACTTAAAGTATCGACCGCTAATCCCATTAGCAACACACGCCATATAATACTGACCAGGCAATAGCAATACATCGGTGACATCTACTGTCTGAATAACAGATGTACCAGCCTGAGCCGTAGAACCAGAAGAAACCAGCCTGTTCTTCTGATCATCATACACACCCAAGTCAAAGTTACCGGCAACAACTGTTCCATTCCAGACACTCAACTTCACAACCATAAATGACTGGTAGACAACAAACGGAATGTAGACAGCCGTGTTGGCAACTGCCCAAATACTACTAAGAATGTTGCCATCACATATGGCCTGAGCACCAGTTGACTCAGCACTCGTAGGACAGATGGTCGGAGCGTTTGATGCGATAAATGGATCCCAGTCAGCCATCTCTAGACTCCGCTTTCTACTTTGTGAACTCTAATTTGCTGTCGCTGAACGGAAACAATACCTCTAGCTTGCAACCCTACAGTTACATCAGTCTGAAATCTTGCCAAGCTAGACCCATTAGTGTGCGTGGGTGGCTGATCTATGGGGAGTACCAAATTATTAGGAGGATATGGAGTGTTTATGGGGATAGGAAAAAACAGGACTGGATCAATGCCGTCATACGCCGGGATAGAACCCTGTCCTACGAAATATTGCACTTCATTAGCCTCAGAGATAGTAACCAGCCTAGTAGGCCCAGGTAGTGGTTGATTACTTGCATCAAAGTATCGATCCATAATGATTCCTTATAAAGTTAGGCGATATCGACAGGAATCTGAGACATGACCAGATAAAGAGTACCATCACTGGCTGTATCCATACCACGAGCAGGTGCGCCAAAAGATTTTTGAAGTACCAGGGTTCCTACAGAATTAGGATAACTAGGGAAGCTCATACGTACCGTCACAAGAAGCTGATCTTGAGCTACGCCAAAACCATTCACGGTAGGAGCATAATCATTATAGGGCCACCCAAAATCGGCTGAATCGGGAGCCGGATTCGTCCAGATGAGTTGGTACTTATAGTTTAGGAGGATGGGATCCTCAGTATCATAGATTGGAATAGTAGTTTCAGATAGATCTGTATTAATTCTAATGAGGTTTACATCATTAGATGCAAACACATTATCATAAGCATAACCTAAATAAGTAAACCCACGAGGCGTGAGGATATCTCCATAGTGTATGGTTGACTGTCCGGCTAAAGAGACGCGACGGATCACCCTGCCAGCTTGATCTGCCACATACAAAAAATTACCAGCTTTGACAATCCCTCCAAGCTGAGAATATCTAGGATCGGATCCCTCCACATATCCACTCGTAGAGATACTTCCACTAATCAATCTCCAGGTGTCCGTAGATAGATCGCACTCCCAAATGGAAGCAGATGTCAAAGCTTGTGTGCCAGCCGTAGCATAGAGAAGATTATTTGCTTTATCTATCGTGAAGTATCCAGTCAGATTACCTACTGGATCCGGCAATGGATCATTGAGTAAGGTCGGGCCTCTCTCAGGCATCCTATAGATACGCATGCTAGTCGTGAAAGCAGACAAGAAAAATGAACCACGACTATCACTCTTGATTTCTTGGGAGCTAACCTCAAGAGCATTGTCAGGATCTAGGAGGCTAACAACCAGTCGATCTATCTTCCAAACATGAGCTAACTCAGGAGATTGAACCGCTTCACTCAACAAAGTCACCGCTGAACGGGGACTTGTAGAGAAAGGACCCTGCCGCACGCGTACCTGAGGAACTTTAGGACGAACAATTCTAACTTCCATAATCCCCTACGTTAGGAGTTAACCCAACTAGTCGTTGGGAATCCATATGCGAATCCATAAATATGGATAGTCAGGTTATTATCAGTAGGTGTAGCTCCGCCGCCTACTTGGTCCACGTCGCAGGTGATTCCGTCTCCAGCGACTAGAAGAAATCGACTATCAGGAGCAGCAGTAGCACCACGAGTCGCTCCCACCAAAACCCTCGGACGAGATGCCTGATTAGCGAACATGGTTACTGCGGTCGGAGTAGCCCCGAAACTGATCTTATTAACATCGACAATCACAGATGCAGAAGCAGGAGTAGATCCCAAACCCAGAACAGCACGAGCTGTCAAAACCTGAAAGTTAGGAAACTCACAAATCCAAATCGACTTACCCGTTTGGACCGATAGAGTACCACTAAACGCAAACGTAACTTCGAACGGGAAGCCAGCTACATTCCCCATCGGCAGGGAACCCTGAACTTCAGTAGAATTGGTTAGTAGAATCTTAGTTGGCTGCCCGACCGAAATGGTCGCATCCTGCGGTCTACCGCCCGATGTCGAGTTTCCAACATCATCGTAATAAGTGACGATAATGCCGGATCCTACACTCGTCTCTTCTACAACCCAATGGAGAGTTGTGTTATCCCAGATACCATTAGAAAAGCTTCGATATATTTTCCAGGTATAGCCAGCCGGAATAGTAGGTGTTGTACCAGGATAGGATATCCTAACCTTGTTGGTATTATTAGTTGTGTTGCTTGTCGGCAACGATCTGTTGCAATCTTCTGTGACCGAATTGTTATCAGTATAGGTTGTAGCTGGAGTAGCGCCTATATTCAGGGACGCCAGGAAAAAGTAAGAGAGATCTCCTGGTCCCTTCCTGTATATATTGAATCCCGAAGCTCCGGATGGCAAAGTTGGAAGAGTTAGAACAACCTTGTTCGTACTCGTTCCAACGGGCACTGTAATATATGCCGGGGAGAGGGCTTTAGTTTCACTGGTGTTTGCTCCAGTGAAGGCACTCAGAACGTAAAAATAGTTGCCCGGTAGATGCGTACCACCAGTGGTCTGAGTAGTCATCGTCGGAGAAGAAGGTTGCAACAGAGAAGCAATAGTTGAGACAACTGTTTCAGGAGAGGCAGCAGTCTCATTTCCATAAATATCTACAAGGGCATATTTGTAGTAGATAGTTAGCCCAGAACTGAGCGTGCCCCCAGTAGTTGATACGGTAGCTGACGGCCCAGTGGACGGAGTAGCCGTACTGGTAGAAGTACCGGTGTGTCGATGGCCTTCGGCTCCTTGATAGAGAAGCCTATCAATTTGATCCCGGTCAGCATTAGTGAACTTATAACCGTTCAGGTCGAATGAATCGCTCTGGGCTAGTTTCTGTAGACGATAATGTGATGTGTTGCCTGCCATTACTTATTCCCCTAATTCCCTTTACTAGAGCCCTGATTTTAGATCGACCCTTACAACCATCTAATCAAGAATTAGATAGCCTCGCCCAAAGTTCCGCCATGTTTTACCGGATTAACGAAAGCTTTCCCTGAAGCCTTCCAGTGAACGAACATTCTCATATCCGTTGGCCCACTGGTTACAATACCCAATGAACATCCATTGTAGTAAAAGCCACCAACCTGGTCCTCACGATCCCACGTCACAACTACTACACTCACGGTGGGGAAATTGCCAAGAACAGCTCCCTGATTTGGAGTGAGTTCGCCCCCAAATGTCATGTTCGGCTTCTCCATGAATCGAACTGGGAAATGAACATCTACCAGAACTTCACCTGCTCCGGTCGTCTCTATGAAGCCCTCAAGCTCATGCCTACCAGCATGAAAAGCAGCGCCTCGCCCTATCTCGCCTCGCCTGTCCTCTTGCTGACCTTTCAGCATTCTCCCAAGTCTGGGAACATTGACATCTACCATTAGCCTGCTACCACTGTTCCCTTCGCAACGCGGTTCAAGATCCCATCCAAACGCGCTACGGTAACAGACTTTGACTCACAACGCATAAGATAACCACGTAGGATATCGTCAACAATAAATACTGGTCTCTGTTCGTGTGCCATATTAATCTCCAAAAGTCGTTGCTGAATCGCTTAGCTGAATAGCCCAGTTATCTCGTTCACCCAACCAGTTCGTCGTAAGCGTCATCGTGTAGTTACCCTGTTCAACGTCGAACTGGGTGCTTATACCCCGCACATAATGTACGTAAGTCTCGCCAGTCTGACGCTCATATATCCTCACCTGATCATCAATTTGTATGGCTGGATTAGCCACACAAGTAACAGATCCTTGGCGCTGAGCAAACCAGGAATGCAGGGCAATCAGTCGAGCCATAATTTCCTGCTCAGCCTTGTTGGTGAATACCCCATTGTTCCACATGGCTGGACGGACCATGCCCTTGAGGAGATCCTGATTAGGGGGTACATAGCGCGAGGTAATCGTATCCTGAAAACCTGCCGTTGGATCGGCAGTACCAATGATTATCTCGGAACGTGCCGCTTTGTCCGATACTTCAATCGTATAATTCGTCAACTGAAGCCGTTCGTCAATCTCCGGCATAAAATTGGTACGAGTTCCATCCTCAAAGAAATTACCCAAAGACCACCAGTTTGGTGAACGAAAATTGGCAGCACCCGTCTCATCTACATTAAAGACATAACCGACAATTTCCTTGAAAAAATTGATGCCATCAATCAATGGACGTTTATCAAAGTTATCCTCTGGAATAACATCATCAGCCCAAGCTCCCGTAGATTCGATACTTCCATATACGGGAGGTCTTTCATTGTTAGCAAGAACTGGATTATAGAACCAAAATCCTCCCCACAACAACAAGTCCTTAACGATATCAGAATAGTCTTTGTAGTTTCCATCACGCTTGGAATTTGCAATAGCATCATCAGAAAGGGCAACGGCAAATCCACGGATACCTACACGGTAATTATTTGGTGCATCCCAGGGACTTGGTACTAGATTCTTAAAAGTAAATCTAATAACATTAGGCCGATATACTCGACCTAAACGATACCAGGCTTGGGTCTCCCAAGGAGTCCCAAACTGCGCCACATAGGGTATCCCGTCAACCATTCCGGCACCAATATCTGTGAAGCTAGTAGCATCAACTTCAAATACCGATACAAAACATTGATAATTTCCAGCCCAAGGACGGACATAAACAGCATCTATATCCTCCCTGCACAGCACCTCAAACCACGGACCAGTAGCAGGATTGGCACTGGAATAACCCTCTGAAAGCCAATACTTATTAGGATCTATACCCCGACCACCCTCATAACCGGGAGACCCAAACCTTGACGTATCAGAATCATAAGGAACATGCCCATGAATCGGACCATTAGGTCCCGCTATAGCATCAGAACTAGCCTGTATATAATTGCTGCTCTTCAGCTTTACTTTAAGATCATAGAACTGCGGAGCATTGTCGGGTGTGAATTCGGCCCCAAGAATATAGCGCGCATAACGAAGAGGATAATAGATTAGCGGCACTAACGGTGGATAAACCTGTTGCTCGATAAGCAGCTTTGCCATATCCCTGCAAGCAAGGGTTATCGAGTTATCCGATGCATTGATCCTAACAGAATCTACCAGCCAAACACCTGTAAGAATGATATTTCCATCAGTTAATGCTTGGGCTATTGATTTATCTTTTCCACCATAGCCTTGATATGTGCGAATCAAAGCATTTGGAACGAGGATCTCATTCCAACCAGAGATAACAGGAGGAGGTTCGGTTGCCTGATAAGGTAGAAGTTTCCAATTCGCTACATCATCAGTACCGAACATACGTGGACCCAAGGTAGTCCCTATGCGTTCATACATAACGAATAGAAGGGCACCTGGATTACCATAATCAGGATATTGATTATGGTTAACTCCCTGGATAGCAATACAATGACTTCCAGCAGCCAAAGACATATCAACAACTGTTGATATACTCAAACCGCCTCCACCCGTCACTACATTATGACCTTCAATTTCACTGACTTTCAATTCTCCATCAACATACAGCTTCATGTAATCATCAACTGCGGCATAAAACCGCACAGTCTTAGGCGAAGCCAATGTAAAATGGTATCGCCAAAACAGTTGTCCTGGCGGGGCAGCAATAGCCGTACCTCTTGAATCCCAGATGATAGAGGTAATGGCATCCGGCCAATTCGGTGGAGAGTTAACCGCAGAACTCCCAATAACATGACCTATAGTCCATGAACTATCAGGATATGCAGTCTCATACCATAAGGTAGTGTCTCCAATGGTCTCATGACCCCATCGAGCTTGAGCATCGGGAGATTCACCACGCGAGAAGGTAAAATAACCGGGTTGTCCCAACTCTCCGTCATCAGGAGAGATGGCGTCGGTATTAATTCTCATCCACTGGTTCTTCAATGTAATGTTACATGATGCAGCATCAGCATCCAAACTGCGTTCAGTTTGGATACTCTGAATATTAGGAACCTCAAACTCAGTTTGACTATTATCTTGACGTTGAAACCAACGGATAGGACCCCTAGCAAAACTACCAACAGCAGTAGTAGCCGATTCCCGAAGCCTATAGCTAGGTTCCACGGTGACACGGGCATGAGGAGCCCCAGCATCACCGATGAAAGGCCCACCTTGTGACCAAAGCCTCCAAAAATCAGTCGGTACTAAACGCATTGATCCTCATATCGTAGGCTCACTGAGCCAATCAAGAATAACAGCAGTGACAGTATAGCTGTGCTTCCAAGGATAATGCACAGCTCTCTCTCTCTTGGGCTGAAAACTCTTAATATAAATGACGTACTGTCTACCCAGATCGTCTGTCAATTTGATCTGATGTCGCTTGTCCCACCAATCAACATAGGTCTGATAATGAGTCTGAGTGAGAATAACTCCCTCCCAGGTCAGTTCACGTACCGGATCTTGGCCTTCATAAATCAGAGCATGACCATTAGGAGCAAGAGTATTCTCATAAACGAGGTTCTTTTCGAAAGAGGGAGATCCACCCGAAGCAGGGTTTATCTCGAACGTATAAGTAGCCAACGTCGTGAGATCATCGAACTTCCACCTTACTACAGCAGCCATGTCAATAAATCCTAGGTCTTGATCCGAGTACAGGAGGCTGATTCACGGCATCCACAATCTGCTGTACTGCCGCATTAAGATCTGTCGGAGTATTCGGAGACAACTGAATAGATATAACTCGATTATCCTGGTAAGCCCCATTGCTCTGGTTCAAGCGGCGAGACTCGTAGAGGGTAGGCAACTTCAATTCAGTTGGCAGATTAAACTGGAGATCCTGGCTCAGTCCCTGCTTCAGGGAGTTGATCTTACGCAGAATTCCACGAGTCTGCTCCTCTGTTAGATTAGGAATCTGGAGGAGAGCAGTTAACTGCTGAATGGCCTGATTAACAGAGATCTTGGATAGCTCCAAAGCAAAGTCGATATCGTCCAACTGCTTGTTCAGCTTGGAATCCCGGAGACCCCCCTGAGCATCCTGTAGGGCCGCCCGAGCCCGATTAATAGAAGCCTGACCAGCATCCTGACTGACGGCTTCCTGGAGCTTCCTAGTAGCCTCAGTGACACTGATCTCGGCAGCCGACACCGCATCGCCCTTAAAGTTGGCGAGGGATGTAGCAAACTCATTAATGGAAGAGTACAGGTCACTAATGCTAGCAAGCCCTGCCTTGATGGCTTCATTCCTTTGGGCCAAGGCCCGGAAGGCAGCGGCCTGGTCGTTCTGAGCATTAGCTCTGTCGAAAGCAACACTGGCTGCAACAATATCTGAGTAAGCCTGCTTAATTGGATCGTTCGTCTGACTCTTGAGAAGTTCCCTATAAGCGTCGTCAATGTCCTGTTGCGCCTTCAAGAGGGCAACCCCAGCCTGGCGACGAGTAGCCAGCGCCTGGATTAGGGCACCTGGATCCTGGTCCTCGTAGGCGCGACGGGTGGCGATATCAGCGCCAGCGATATCGAACCTGGCCTGGGCAATAGGATTCTGATTCCCAAGCGAGGCCCGAGAGAGTGCCTGGTAACCATCTTCAACGGCCCGAGCCTGAGTCCTAATAGCATCATTCAAGCCCTTCTGGGCTTCAAGGACAACCGTCTGTGCTTCAATTGTACTTGTACCTGGAGCAGCATTCTTAAGCTTCGCCTGAGCGGTACGCAGAGACAGGGCTGCCTGGTTGACAGCATTAGGTCCAATCGCCACGGCAGACTGACGACCCTGAAGATCAAGAAGCTTGTTTACTTCCTCACGGGCACCCTTGGCCTGACCAGCAACAATATCATCAACACTGACGTTGATACCACGAGCATTAAGGTCAGCTACTCGCTTCCGAATGACTGCAAGTGCCTTGGCGTCAGGCTTAAATCCGGCCTGTAGATCAGCAATAACGCTACCGATGCCTTTGCCCGAAGAAGTAACAGCTTGGAGGAACACATCCTGCTGGGCAGAGAGAACTCCCTTAGCCGCTTCAACCTGACCCTCTGCCGTAAGATTGGGATTATTTAGTAGTCCTCTCGCTGCATTTAGCTGGTCAATTGGACGAGCTTCGCCAGCACGAAGTTCATCCACAAACTTGATGAGATCGTTCTGTTCCTTCGCCGCAGTCGTTAGGGCGTCCCTAGCCTCCTTCTGCTTCTGGGCAAGGTCCTTCTTTTGATCATCACTAGGATCTTTTATAGTCTTAAGCGCCGAGATAAAAGAATCAAGGGACTTGATGTATTCATTAAGAGGCTTATCTCCAGCCTCAAAAAGAGCCTTGGATGTATCAAGAGTCTCGCGATCAGCGCCAGTCGGTCCAGCTTGATCTGAAGCTTTTTTCTGGGAATCACGAAGCGCGGCAACAACATTCTTCAAGAGCCTCTTAGGAGTAGCCGGGTTGCTCTGTAGAATCTGGATATAATTTTCAACGATCTGATTGGCAGCATCATCTGAACCGTCACCCAAGAAGTCTATAACAGCTTGAATCTGCTTCGCTGCTTGCTTGCCGGTGAGCTTAGCTGCCGCTTCCGGCTCCTTGAAGATCTCAAGAATCTTACCCTCACCGAACTGACCGCTCTGTAGAAAATCAACAACCTCCTTGAACTTAACAATTCTTGCAGTATTCCTCTTCTTATACTCACTCTTGAATGCTTCTAAGAGAGGAACGGTATTGTTGGCTGCACGTCTTTGCTGGAGAGAATCTTCAACAACGTCGTCCTTGGTCTTTCCCCCACTAAAGAAGGTTGTTACTTCACCCCGGAACTCCTCGTTAGTAAGGAATGCAGCAAGACCCTGAAGCGCTCCACCGACAGGGAGGAGTCCATTGAGTTTGCCGCTGATACTGTCCTTGAGAGTATTTGTCGGGGCTTGTTGCTTATTGTACTTGGCAATAATCTTGTCAACAGCATCTTCATCGGCACTTCGAATCCGGTTCGCCCAGTCCAAGGCTTCAGATTGGTACTTAGTGCGAGAATCCAAGAGGACATTAACACCAGCGAAAGCAAGACCAGCACCGACTGTGTTAGCAAATCCACTACTTCGATTGAAGAAGTTGGACTGACCGCGAACAAATTGGTTTATCCCACCAAGTCGGCCACCTAACGGAGCCTGTTGAAGTCCACCCTGATTGAGTCCGAGCAGCGAAGAGAACTGGGTACCCCGAGCCGCAGAAGCAGACTGAGCAGCAGCACGCTGAGATTGTGCAGCATTAGAAGAAGCTCCAAAGAAGTTACCGACACGACCGGCAATTCCTCGGACTCCACCTAGGCCACCAGCCCGAGAACCTATTCCAAAGAATCCACCGAGAGACTGAACAAGGTTTAGTCCACCCAAAGCTCTTGCACTCTTAAGAAGCAAAGCCATTGCTGCCGCTCCGGCGAGAATCTTTACCGGGAAGCCACCAAGAACCTCATTAAGGGACTGGAAGGTACGGGCCAGCCCACCGATAACACGGAGAAGAAGCCCTCCCACGATGAGGACATCCCTCAAGATGTCCGAAAGGCCCGCACGCAGTAGCGTTCCGATGAAGTTCTGGAACTCACGAGTGATGCGCTGAACCTCAGTCGAAAGGGTTCTCTGAACCCTAGCAAAATACTCCTGCGTCTTACCTGCATCAGTAGACGATTGGGCAATCAGTTGGTTTACTTTACTGGCATTCCGGAGGACCGGGATAAGAGAAGCAGCTTCACGACGACCACCGAGTAGAGTAACGACATAGTTCTGTGTAGTTCTATCAAGCTTGCCATAATCATCAATAAGAGCCTTAAGTACAGTCCCCGTATTACCTTGAGACAGAGCATTACCTATTTGGCCAACACGTCCAGCCAGAGCAGGCGTGGAGTTATACAACTCAAGGATTGCTGACCCACTCTTCTGAACCTCCGGAAGGATACGACCAAAGGCTTCAGCTAATGCAGCACCACCACGACCACTCTGCTGCTGAGCAACCGCACCAATAGCCGTGATCTCTTTGAGGCTAAGACCTACCTGCTTAGCCACCGGAGCAATATCGGCCACAAATCGGATGGTCTCCTTAGCGAGCACACCGGTACGCTCCTGAATACCAAGGGCTGAGTCACCAATCGAATTAATCGAAGTCTTGTAGGACAATGCAGTAGCGGTAAGGCTATCAGTAATATCTCCTACCGATAGACCAGAAACGACAGAGAGCTTAATCGCTGCGCTAGCCTCCGCGACTGATTTAGCCGTGTCTCCGAATGCACCCCTCAACTGGAATGCAACGGAACCAACCTCGGAGGCTGCAACCCCCGTCTCATTAGAGATGTCTATAATAGCCTTACGGAACTGTGGTAGTTGACCAGCCTGATCTGTGGAAATCAACTGCTGTTCCACGGAAACCATAACCACCTGGAACTTGTTTGCCTCTTCAACCGCAGCCTGGATTGTATTCACTACACCGAAGAGAGCTGCACCCGAGAAGGCGAAAGCTCCGGTAGTAAGAGCCTTAGATCCAACGAACTGACCGAGACGCTGGAACTCTTCAGGAGCACGTAGATCCTGCCCCCCCTGCCCACTACCTCGCTGAGCAAAGCGTGATTGGAGACGCTGGAACAAGGTTCCGCCACCCTGAGCCGAGCCGGGTGCCGTATTAGTGTTCTGGGCAGCCTTCAATTCCGCATTAACACGAGCTTGAATAGCAGCAGTGAGTCGCTTATTAGCGACCTTGGCACGAACAATCTCGTCAAGCTCACCTGACTGATTAGCAAGAATCTTTTCCGCTACTTTGGCAGACTTAATGTTTGCAGCAGTTTTCTTAGCTACAGCAGCATTTGCTTCGCGTTGCAGGGTCGCGCTATCTCCAACAACTGCCTTCGCTACTTGCTCATCTACCTTGGCCTTCAGACGACGCTGAGAGATGGCGGTGGAAGCAACCGCCGAAGTATATTCAGAACTAGCTGCCTGCCTACGCGTAGCCTCGGCTCTGATTTGTGCATTAAGGAGAGCCTGACTTGATCGTGCTCCGGCCTGCTCATTTACGAACCCGGTCCTACCACCAGGACCGCTCGCAATAGCCTTTTCTTCAAGAGCCTGCTGCTGGGCGCGGATTCGCTTCGAATTTACTGCATTCTCTGCATCAAGCTTCGCAGCAGTAGCAGCAGTTCCAGCATTTGGACCCTTGCCAAGAGCAGCCTCATTAACAAACGACTTCTCACGAGCCGAACGCAAACGAGAATTGACAACAGATTCGGCATTAGCTCGTAAAAGTTCCTGATCACTAGCCGTCTGACGAGTTGTAATCGCACGTTCCTGTGCGACACGCCGTTGCTTGATGGCCGCTAGATTGGCACTTGCCTGCCTATCCTGTGGAGTAATAGCCCCCTCAGCAGCCTGTTGTTCCTTCGTAACGCGACGACGCTTAGCCGCAACGAGATCACCAGTTGCCTGGATTTCAGCAGGTGTATAAGTGCGCTCAGCCGCAAGGTTCTCACGCAGAGCACGACGACGCTTAGAAGAAGCTAGCTCAGCATTAGCCCTAATGTCACCAGGATTTACTGCATTCTCAGCAGCCTGTTGTTCTGCTGTGGCTCTACGACGCTTAGCGGCAACGAGTTCCCCTGCTGCCTTATTATCACCGGCAGTAACAGCGCCCTCACTAGTGAGAGCATTCTGGGTTCTGACTCGCTTGAGTTGCTGAAGATTTGCTGCGTCTTGTTTGGTAAAGAGTGCAGCCTGACGAGTTTGAGCATCAATGGCTCTACGGCGCTCATTGACCGCCTCAACAGCCTGACCCTGAGCTTTGGTTTCGGCCGATAAGCCGCTAGCCCGCGCCTTTTCTTGTTCATTCAGCTTACCCGCAGGAGAAGATCCGGTAGCAGAGCTGCTCGCGCGCCTTCCACTCTCTAGCAGCTTTTTTGTAGACGAGTCTAGAGCCTCAACCCCCTTAAGCGGAGAACCACCCGAGACAGAGAGCTGATTTAGACGCTGTAGCTCGCGTCGGACCTTTTGGATAAACTGTTCGGTAGAGCGCTCTGGCTGAGACCAGTCGAACGTAAATCCAAATTCGAAATTGTTATCAGCCATGCACCTTAACGCCTATCGCGAGCCAACTCATTGTCCATTAGAGGAACTTCTTCGTCGCCCCCACTACTACTGCCACTGTCGCCATTATACTTCTGCTTCCGATTGCTTTCGACCTCTTCGAACCATGGAGTTAGCTGGCTCTCGTATGGCCACATCCACTCCGGGGGTTGCTCTTCCGGAAGGAGGTGTTCAAACCAACTATTAACCCTGTAAGCATGCTCAATGGCCTTCATTAAATCCCAAGGCACATCCTCTATACTTGTTACTCCGAGAGGGAAGAGGAGACTACCGTTTCCGCTACTGGCCCCTGCTCGGGCGAGGGTGAGGAATCCGGGATCTCCTCCGAGTCTTTTCCCTCAAGAGTGTCCACCTCTAGTTCAGCATATGAACGAACTAGAATTGTGAGCACTTCTTCTGGAAGCTCATCTACCTCATCACGAGAGGTGAAGTAGTAAGCCTTGTGATCATTAACCTGACGAACTGCCAGCCAAAGCTGAGCACGACGGAACTCGGAAAGCCAAAGAAGGTTTGCTCGGGTTTTCAGGAAGGTCTCGACGGTCTTTTCCCGAAGGGCCTCGATAGAATGAAGCTCTAGCTCGGAACGGAGATTCTCTCGTTCCTTCTCAATCCGCTTATCCACCTTCGTAGTAAACCGCTCAAGCTCTTTGAGAACCCTCAGAGCTTCTGCATCCTCAGGATCTTCTTGTAAGCGTCCACTCAGGACATCATTCCAAGAATCCCTAAGACCCTGGAGGTAATCCTCCTCACTCCATTCCTTCTCGTTCTCTTCCTCGGCCTCGGCAACTAGACGAGTGTCATCTAGACCTTCTTCAACGAGGTAGTTGACAATCTGGGTTGGTACCATGTCATAAACATCACCCTGGACCTGGAGGTATTCGTCGCCATCCGGGTCCTTGACGGCTGCCATGACGCGAGCACGAGCAGCATTACTCTTACGGAGAGCCTTCTCGTGCTCCATGGGATTAAGCTTACGAATATAAACCTCTACGGGAGTACCTTCGCCATCATCGATGGTGACAGACTTTCCCCTCACATATAGGTCACTTAGCTGACGACTCTTAGCCATGTTGCTCCTTTAAATGAGGTTGAGTGAGGGGCCGAAGCCCCCCACCTTCCCTCGTCCACAGTCCACGCGGATTCGGATGAACCCACTTATTCTACCAGCTATCTACCGAAGTAGATCAATTATCAGGGCTTGTCACCCCTGTATACGTACATCGTTCCAGAGTCAGACTCCCAATTGAAGGTAGTCTCTAGCTTGGTATTAGCCCGAGGCTGAATGGCCGGGAGCGTGAACCTAGCGTCCGGGATATCGATAGTCTTCAGGGTTACACCAGTGTCCGGATCCTTGATCTTCACGAGAATCTCAAGGGCAGCCGAAGAATATGGACCAGCAATAACACTGGTACTCACATTAGAAACCTGTGCGATCTTGTCAAACAGATCGGTGTAATTGAATGGCTTAAGACCGATGGTTCCCTTAACCTCAGCTATGTCGTAGTCATAAGACACGTAGTGGGTGTTACAGAGTTCCTCATCTGCCTCAAGGTTCACCGATCGAGTTGCTTCAAAGGTCTGAATACCAGTCCAACGAAGGAGAGTCGGAGTGGCTGCACCATCAGAAACGTAAACACATACGTCCTTACCACGAACAGCACCCGGCTTAACGGTCGCTCCCTGGTGAACCGTGCTGTTATATGTTGCAGCGGTAGCGGTTCCGTAGGTTACGTGGAGCCTGTTGTAACCCTGAGTAAAGAGATTAGCAAGGACGGTAACGTTGGCAGGGGTATTCGTAAAGTCGTCTCCGAAGAAGAGACGCTTAAAGATCCCGGTGGAGGTGTTCTTGGCGCAAACGCTTAGGGCGTATAGCGTGGTACCAGTTTCTGTGTAAGCAATAGCGGTGTTAGCAAAGGCATAAACCTGGTTAGCACCAGCAGTAATGGTGAACTCTTGGATCTTCGGAGTACCAGGGATGTAGTAGAGAGAGTCACCCCGGAGGCTGAAGGTCTGAGTCGAGTTCTGACGAACACCGAAACGATAGGTAACCGAGTCCAGACTGAGATAAGGGATAACGATACCCTTAACGATGTTGAACGCCCCGTTACCCGCCTTGAATGGAGAAACAATGTCCATCGGTAGCGAGTTGATGAAGTCCAACTTCTGGCCAGTGGTCACAGTCGCTGGGTCTAGGCCGTTAATAAGAGCTTCCGTCTCCGTAGAGACATCGAGGGACTCCAGCTCGAACTGAAGCTCTGGGATGTCTCGCAGAGTCGTCACGGAACTGTAGTTACCAGTTTCGTAGATCTTCTCTAGAGGAATATTAAGGTTGCTAACTCCACCACTCTGAATGCGGTCTACAACGAAACCGCGAGAGTCGTGAAGAATCGAACCGGACTTAATTGCCATTAGCAAAACTCCTGAATAGTAGGCCGCAGACCCGATAGCTCAATCCCAGGGCGGATACCTCAGTATCCAGTGCATTCCAATGCCTGCGCTCCTAGTATCTATCGGCAAGCAGAACGTTTATTTGATATGGACCGTCTTGCTTAATGGACCCTTACCTCGTTCGGCTTGGTCAATCCACTCGTCAAGCAGTTCTTCATAACGAGGCCCGAGATTCTTAGCGAGATACGCCAGACCAGCATCCAAGTATCTGCGTGCAGCAATACCTTGTGTCGGTACAACCAGCGATACTCCTGTTGGATAGAAACCAGCAGGGAAACCAGCACCCTTCGCTGACTCATTACCACCCCAGATACCTCGTGGCATCTTGAACGCGCCACTAGGGCCACCGGGGTCAGAGATCTGTGAGATCGTAGAACCGAAAAGCTTTAGTCGATAGGACTTGGCGTTGTTCGTGGCACCCCTGGCACCGGCACCATAGTTAAGTCTATACCAGTGCCTAGCTTCAGCATCCAGGATGTCCTTGTTAACAAAAGCAATACCATCGTGATTGGCAGAAACCATATTTTCGCTCTTCAAAGCACGTCGCAAGGCTCCACCAGAAAATCGATTCTGACCAACCCGGTAAGGTTCCTTAATGCGCTTCCGAGCGGTGACCCTCTGAGCATAAGAAGCAAGGACCGCCTGCTGCATTCCAGCAGCTACGTCCCTATGGGCATTAGCAAGAGAACTCTTCCCTGCTCTGCCGCCAATAGAACTAGACAGCCCATCACCAAACTGAGTCAACCTCTCACTGGCACCACCTTTAGTGACTGCCTCAGCTACAGCAGCCCTGACTTTGGTCGCTATGCGCTCAGAAAGAACAAATTTGGTCCTGGTTATGACGGAGTTAATTGCTGGATTAGTCGCCATTAGTCTTTCGGCACTTGCTGCAAGCTATCGTGGATAGCATCAATTTTCTCTTCAAGTCTATTCAAGTAGTGTTCATTGATAATGTTTTCGCCGGTATCTAGAGATCTGATGACATCAACACAAAGATCGTAAAATTCATTAAACTGATCTAGTACGGCCTTGCGGAGCTTTACGCTAACCTCACGGGGCAGAAACTGATCGCATTCCCTTTCTTTAAGACCGAGCATAATAGCAATTCCTCGATCCCTTCTGCGTGCTAAAACTTCATTCAGGACTGGCTGCATCAGTAGAATTCATTTCCATAGTTATCAACAACATCGAACCGCACTGCGTACCAATGCTGTTGGTACCTCTTCGGGAAATCGTGTGCCCGGTCGCCCACCACATTCTCAATCTGGACCGTAAAGATTAGCGGTGGAGTTGCCATGGTCCAGTCATAGACATCCACTTTTGGATAGTTTCTTCCTACGGCGTCCATTCGCCCTGAGAGGATTGCCCTAACATCCTGCTGAAAGTGGAGTCCCAAAGCGTCAGATTCAGCGTAGAAGTCCACATAGAAGGTCCAGCGGTGCTCAGCAAACTGTGAGCCAACCTCATCTTCGCTTTCGAAAATATCCTCATCTGAAAGAGCAGCCGTATTAAAAGGGACTTCAGTATCAGGGTTTACTGGATAGGCAACAAAAGTGACCGGCTTGTGCCTACGGCCAGGGTTGAACCAATCTAAAGTCAAAAGGGCATCGTTGATCGTCATGTAAACAGATTGCCTGATAAGCCGCGCCCGAAGACCACCAACATACTGCATTATGCCTCGTCAAGCCCACTACAATAAATTTGATATACCGTTACATCGAAGAGTCCAATGGGAGGAGCTACGAAGTTAATTTGGTAGGTAGAACCATCAAGTATAACCTCGTCAGCACGTTTACCATCTGAGGCGAAAAGCGAGGGATACTCAGTATCAAGAAGAGTCACAACCAGATTAGGAGCCTCGAACTGACCCACTGGGTTGTTCTCTACGCCAGAACGAACAAACTGGAACTCAACGGCTGCCTTCAGAGCGACATCTGTATGTGCAACATCTGTAACGGGAGAATCCGACCAGTCGAAAGGATTTCTGCCAGCATCTTCCTGCGTATAGGTACGTCGTTTTTTCCAACGTAACGTGATGCGTTCGGAAGTCGCGTCAGGCAAACCCATGGTCATCGCAAAATGAATGGCATCACGGAATTGAGTAGCGTTAAACCTCGAATCGGTCCCAGCCATAACTCAATCCTCAGAAATATCTGTTGCCAACACGACGGCTGTTATCAGCACTCCACCAGGCAGTATTACCAGCACCAATGCTGTAATTCCTCTCGGCCAGGGAGTCTATGTAAGCATCAGTAATCGTCCCAAGACTGCCCAGCACTGTGTAAATAAGATTAATCTTAGCTTGCAATTCTTTCAGCACTTCATTAAGAAGATTGGCGGAGGTCTGCGTCTCGAACTCAACAGGGCCAGCTTGAGCCCGGAATAGGGTGTTCTTATTAATCATAGCCATACGAACTACACGAATTCCAGCAAACAACACAATAAGTTGCTGCTCGGATCGGGTAAACTCTAAACCACCAGAGGTAATAGGCTGCACAAGCCCGTCCGATTCCGTGAATGTGCCGAAGAAACCAAACAGCTTTGCTTCCCAGAAGGAATCACTAAGCTGACCGAGCCACTCGTCCTCAACGGCAGTTGGGAACAAGTTAGTACCCGGTGGGCTCACTTCGCGCTTCAGCGGATCGATGAGATCAGCAAGATCGATCGCCATAAATAAGCTCCTTTATCGAGGCGAAATAGCATTCTTCGTGCCCGATGCCACTGGGCGGGCGTCGACTACTTCGATCTCTTGATGAAGGGACGGAGCAACCTGCTTCAAGCGAGCCTCAATAACCTCTAACTGCCGTACAGTTGCGTTGTCATCAGCCTTAGCAAGCTCCAGCATGCGCTGAAGTGCGGTCGGATTCCTAATGGACTCAACTCGCTCCTGGAAAGCCTTAATCGCACGACGATTCTCGATCAAGTCCTTCATCTCATCCTCAGTAACAAGATTAGGATTAGACTTAATCGCTTCTACGTCTTCAGCAGATTCAATCAGCTTCACTGGAACCAGCACTCCATTCTGAAAGAAATCAAGAAACTCATCAGCAGCCATCTCCTGATTCAATCGGCGTTCTGCGGGCGTAATATGAAAAGTGCGCTCTCCAGAGATCATCTCATCAACGAGTTCACCCGTGCGGCCCATACGCTTAATTACAACCTTACCGGGAACCGTATTCTTCCAGGTCTCGAAACCGGTTGGATCATCAACAATTCGTGCCATGTATTTCTCCTAATCTCCTATGTGACCTGAGCCACCCAATTCTTGCATTATAACAGGTAAAGGGGGGCCAAACAGCCCCCCCCACCCATAAACTCACCAGGATAATCCTTACGCGAAGGAACCATCCTGTGCAAGGTTCGCACTGATGCTGGTGTCCACGATGCGACGGGCACGCTGTGGGCGGTGAACCACACCACCGAAATCGCGCCGTGCAAGGTAATGCCAGTACCAAGCGTCGTCCTCAGTGAACTCCTTCGACATAAGACCACCGAAGAAGGCGAACTTAGAAGCGTCCGCACTGATGACGTAAAGCTCGTTAGCCGGGAAGAACGGAAGGTCTTCACTGTCCAAGTAGTTGGTCAGTGTGACAATCTTTGCTCCACGGTACGTACCGAGAACACCCAAGTTGAGGAGAGTTTCATTGCTCTCCGGCAGGAACGCAGGATACTGCGACTGCGCTACCAAGGTGTCCATGATCTGGTCGGTCATTGTTGCACGACCGATGATCGTCACATTGCGGGAACGAGATGCGTCTCGAACCTCACGAAGTGCGGTATTAAGGGTAGTGAGGCTGAGCCCCGCTCCCTGGGAGTAGAAAGCAGAAGTAGAAGGAATAGCTGCCTGGAACGCCCGGAGGAACCGGAGGTTAACTTCAGCGTCAAGACGCTGAATTCCAAGATTAACCAAAGTCGCCTGAGTTTCAGCGAAGTTGGTCATCAACTTGTCTTCGAACTCTGTTACGTGGAACCCGATGGTGTCACGAGTGATCTCGAACACGTCCTGCGTGATCGAGCTTGCCTCGATGTAACCACCGCGAGCTACCCAAAAGGCCCGGAGGCCACGAGTCTCACGAACGAATGACCGTCCATCGAAAGGAAGGTTCTCAACCTCAGAGAATAGCGAAAGAAGGTTCTCGTGATCGAAACCACGATAAATGGTAGCGGTTAGATCCGCTGCCATCTCACGCCGCCATGTTGGGTTATCCCAGTTGTCACGAGCAATGGTGTTAGCCTGCTCGATCTTCTCTCGGAGAGCCTTACGCTCGTCGTCGGAGCGACCGTACTTGTCTACCATAGGCATATTCAGTCCCCCCTTAGAAGAGAAGCTGGGCTTCAACCTCAGCCCTAGCATTGTCGATACCGGTTACAACTAGCCATGCAGTAGCGCCAGCCCCAACCTCGGCCCAATATCCAGCAGAATCATTACCGACACCAGGAGTAAGGAAATCCCCTACTGCAATAGTCGGTGTAGCGATTCCGATACCTGCCACCATGGTCCGAGCAGCGTATGCACGCTGACGTAGGAATGTGCGGGCAGATGTGTTCTTAAATACGACCTTCACGTCCTTACCAGACACAAGCTGAACTGCTGCACCGAGAGGTGCAGTGTCCTTGTCTGAATAAGTAACAATGAACGGGTCGTCACCAGCAAACGCTGCTGGAGCGTACTCATAGACTAGGATTCCGTGCTTACCTGAAACTGGAGTAGTTGCACTAGTAGTCAGGTTAATCGGAGCTAGCTGTAGATCAGTGCTTACAGCACCGGTCGTAGCGCCAATCGGAGCACCGATCGGAATACGGGCACCAGTAAGGGGAGCAAAGAAACGTCCCTTACGTGATGCGCCATACGGTGGTACTCGGAAATCGAAATTACGTCCGTAGGATGCCATGTCTTACCCCCTTATACTGCTCGGGTATCGATGCCCTCGTTGCGGAGATCAATGATCTCACGAACAACGGAAAGCTTGGACTTGTTCTCTTCACGACTGGCGTTCATTGTCGTGCTTGCAGGCAGGCCACCCTCGGACGGCTTAACAGCAACTGCCTTGTAGTCCTCCAGGAGAGCAACAAAAGCGTCCTCTTCCATAGAAGCCCACCGGTCAGTATTTGCCTTGACGTATTCCTCTGGGAAGGAAGCAACTTCTGCGACCTTTGCAGTCCGCTCTTCGCGAAGCTTGGCGGTCTCAGCCTCCTTTTCAGCCTTTTCCTTCTCTGAATCCAGGAAGGCCACTAGCTCGTCACGCTCTACCGATGCTGCTTCAGCCTTGAGAGTGGCTTCATCGAGAGACTTCTGAATCTCCTCGACCTTCGCCTCTAGCTCTTCGCGGATAGCAGCAATCTTTGCCTCGGTCTCAGCCTCAGTAGAAGCTTCCTTATGGGAAGCAATTTCATCCTGAAGTGGCTTTACGGCCTCAGCAACAGCAGCGGTAACGAGAGACTTGACCTCATCTTCTGTAAAGGTCTTGTCGCTCACTCCATTACCTCCATTGTTGGTTAGGTCAGACGCAACCTCACGACAGAACGGACATTCGTCAGCCGCGTGCTCAGCACCCGATGGACGTTCATCCAATAGCCGGTCGTGAAGATCCTTAAGCGTCATCATTTATGTATTCGGAATCTCGCCTGATTAATTGAACTTTTCCCCGGTACTACCAGGATCTGAATTCGAGTCTGACCCAGCAACGACTAAAAGTTCAGCCATCATGCCTTCCCAATCATCGGCATCTAGGTGAGGGAACGCGCTCTTAATACCCTCATAAGCCAATTCAGCCTCATGCATACGTTCCTTCATGAGACCGGCGATCTGACGGGCATCAGCCCTTGACCAACCTGGCTTTTCCGGGGGGAGAATAAGAGCACCGGCAGTAAAGTGAGGCTTGTGCAATACCAGCGCTTCTACTTCGCGATTGTTAATCTCATCTGGATAGTTCTCACTAGTACGCCCCTCATATGGGTATAGCTTCTCGTCGTCAGATCCACCTATTGTGGAAATCGACTCTGGAATTGCTTCCATTGAGTAGAACAAACCACCCTCCGCATTGGCAAGCTGAACTTCCCTATACTCCTCAGGAAAATAGAATTTCCAAAAGACCCCAAGGTTCTCAATATAAGGATTCAGTGGCTCCTCGTCAGCTTCCTCGGTGGTCGGATAGACCATCTCAGTTGCCACAAAGGAACCGACAACCCGACGAGTATTATGATTAATGTTCATCGGAGCATTTGTGATGCTCGGGCGAGCCATCTGAAGTTCATCTAGAGGAAAATACTGCTTGTTCTTGTTCGCCCGGTCAGCTTCTACAAATTTGCCCAGAACCCAAGCATAAGCAGGATTAGAAACAACATGCTTGGCTGCCCACTCATTGGCTACTTCTCGATCGTTTTCGATCAGAGTGGCCCGAGCACCCAAGAAGAATCGGTCTTGCCCCTCAACGACGACAACACTCATTTAGCTACCCTTCGGCTTTTTACGTGGATCTGGAGCCTGCCCCTGGCCTGTTCCTGGAGCAGCCCCGCCACCGTTGTTTCGTCCACCACGAGCCCGGCCAATTGCTTTAGGATCCTGCTTGGGCTGTGGTTGGTTCGCACCCCCGCCACCAGTCTGGTTATCGGCAGGTGGCGGCACGGACTTAGCGGTCTTCACTTGAAGCTTCTGCGCCTGATCGGCCTTCTTCATATCAATTTCAGCCTGATGCTCAGTAGCCTTCTTATTAAGCTCAGCCTGAACCTTCGCAATTTCGACAGGATCGTTGAGGGCACTAATGGTGTCGAAGATGTCATCGAAGTTCTCGGCTTCACGTTCACGCTTCCGGGCCTCATCAGCTTCAGAGAGATCGACCTGGGCAAGCAAAGTATCTCGACTAATTTCCTTGCGGTCCCTTAGACCCTGGAAGAATGCTGCCAACCCCGCATCGAAATCGAGAGCAATCTGCTTCGGATGGAACTCAACGCTTGGAACATCCGTAAACTCTTCGTTCAAAGTGTAAGTGGGCTTAAAGATATTCTTCTCAATAGAACGCATAAGCATATGGCGACGAGACTCTAGACCTCGTGCCACAACGCGAGCCAACTTAATTGAGTCATCACCTTTAGCACCAGCAGAGAAGTTACCCGTCATGAACATCTGGAATAGACGAGCAGTGATACGAGCGTCAAGACCGTTATAACGATCTGGTCGCAAGGTATTGTCCATCTGGGGTGTGATGATCTCGATGTTGAGTCGATCGTCTCCCACAATTACCGGAAGACGCGCAAGCGTCCTCATCGAAGCCTGAAGATTATCAATCTCCGTTTGGTTAGCAGGGCGTTCCTTAGTACCTTTCTTGACTAGGACGATGAAGTTGGTAGCTCCAAGCAAATGGGCACGATCCATCTCACGAAGCTGATGCTTAAGATCCAGAAGTTCAAACACTGACTTCATACGAACTTCGGCATACCGCTTGTATTGTGGCCGAGTCTCAGTATGCCGCCACACGGTCGCAGGATTCAATAGATACAGGTAATTCGGATCGATTCCCTGATCTGCGAGTTGACGCCGTTCGTTCGCAGGAGCATCATAAACCTTGGTAAAGAGATTCTTGATAACCTCGTCTCCACCACCAACAACATTGCCTGGAAGATTAGGCTCAATATTTAAACTCTCATCTCGCGTGGCAATATAGGCCAACTGCTCTTGGTTAAAGAGAAGGTTCCCAACCGGAACAACTTTTAATGGATCCAGCATCGAAATGCCAAGAGGTACTCGAAGATTCAGGAACTGCTTCTTCCTCTTTACCCCATTTTTCGAACGTCCCCGAACCTGATAAGTTTTCGTACCCCACCAAGTAAAGGCATAGAACTGCGAAACGGAAAACAGTTCTCTCCACATCTCGCGCATTCGTGAATCAAGATCTAGGTCTGCTGCAATCTGATTCCAAATATCTTCTTCGTCTTCTTCGAAAGACTGAACGCTCATCTTGTTAAAGGCAAGAGCTTCAGTAGATTCGAGAACACCAGAACACACATCGTCATTTTCAAGTGCGTCTTGTGCTACTCGCATCTGATCATAAATCGAAGAGGGAGTAACATAACGATCACGCTCAAAGAGACCGCCACTAGTTGGACGACGCTGAGTAGAAGCCCCCCAACGAATCATGGAAGCTACTTCAGGATGTTGCTGGACAAGTGACTCCCTAATAGCATCATCCGAAATTTCGGTATTATTCAGTACGATCGTTCCTAGTTCAGGATCTCCCGCTATCACAACATTCGCTTCAGCTTCTGACATTAAATCTGGCCTCCACCGGTCAACTTGTACTCCATTTCTCTAACAGCCTGAATTCTCGACCAGACCTTAAACTGGAAATCGCACTGATCCAAAAATGGATCTATGTCTCTGGTTCTGAACGCTGTAGATCTACGAGACTCATCCCGATAAACAGTGGCCCTGATATCACTGACCCGTGCAGCCCAACCAGCAATTCTCTGGAAGACATCAGAAGGATCACGGGCACCAAGCTCACACATCTCCTTGCGATATCCGTCGATCTCCTTGCGATATCCGTCAAGTTCAGAGGAGAGAGAACTGTTCTTCGTAATTCGTATGGGTTCTCTACCAGGTGATTCCAGTTTAAACACTTCATCTTCCACTTGATCGACCTTCCTAAGGGTTAGTTAAAGTCCGAAGCGTTCTAGGACCGGTTCAACCTTATTTTTCTCGCCCATCATCTCCTCAATCTGATACTGAGCCCATCCCAAGATAGCCATTCGAGAAGCATCTAACGCGTGGAACTTACCCTGACTGAACTCTTTCTTCCCATATTGATTCATAGCTGATCGAACAACCTTGTAGGTCTGTCCTTGATATTCAGCAATAAGATCTTCGTCCCATGGTAACCAGAGACGCTTCTCATCCACCAGCAATCGAAGCTTATCTGTATTTCCCGTGTAATAGATGGAACCATTCCGACGAGCCAAAAAAGTATTGTTACGAGACCGTGGGCACCAAACAATTCCAGAATAATTGTAGTCGAGGGTTCTCACTTCAACATTTCTCGAAATCTTACAAGTCGAAATGGGGGTAACGTTATCTCGAACTAGCAGAGTAGTTACCCATCCTGTAAGATCGGATCGCTGCCAAGTATGAATAGATCTACCCGCTAATACACACGCCATTTCAAAAGATCGTAAACGATCCAGAGAAGACTGACCCAGCTTAGCTCCATCAACTTGACGCCATCCATCAGCATCAATTGAAGTTTCAATAAACAAATTGAGTTGTTCTAAAGTAAGAGAAGCAATAAACTCAGGTCGAACAATCTTTTCATAGGCCGTTACATATTGGTTAAGAAATCGTGCCGCAACAGCAGACAAATGCCATTCAACCATCCCATTTCTTGAGGATTGTCGCCAATCTTTTTTATCAAATACTTCCTCGATACATTCGCGTATTCTCTTAACATAAACAGAATTGACATCTTCAGACTGAGCTAGCCCTGCACCACAGAAGGATTTACGCCCTCTTCTGAAGTGACCTTCCGTCCAGAACCAAGCGACTAGTTCGACAAGCGAATCACTATAAATAGACTCAATAGGATTACTTCCCGGCTCTGCCCTCAAAGGAATAGACGATGCGGCTCGCAGCGTATCTGTTGTTCTCCACTCTCGAATTCGCTTCTTGGAATAAGGATCATAACGTTCCGTCCACCATCGGTGATTAAGTGTTGTCACGGCATCAAAACAACGAGTACGTATATGGCGAACTGGATGCGAACCCTCATATTGAAGAATCTTCTCAACAGGAACCCATTCGCCTTTCTGTGAATGCCAATCCAAAGTGTATATATCTTCGTTTTCTATTACTTCTTGATAATGTTTCCATCCTCGCCTAGTCAACAACTCAGTTTCTTCATCTACACAAGCATACTCAACTACATTACGCATGATACCAGCCTCTTTGGCCAGATCATCATTACTAATACCCTCTTCGACTTCAATCGATTCATCGAACCCAACAAGACGCTTCTCGGAGAAACCATAACCCTTTACAACAGTTCCAGCCTGACGGTTTTTATCTTGAAGCTCCTGGAAAAGAGGAAGTCCAATTCCGGTATTATGGGTAAGGATATGGTCGCGAGTGACATACAACTCGTCTTCTGCCGCCACCCGAATACAAACAGACTGCTCATCTGGTTGCGGATCAATGGCTTCCAAGTGGCGAGTAATTGCACGCCTACGTGGAATAACGGCATCTCGCTTTCTGCTCAAACGAAACGGATTGACTCCCACAGGAAGACCCATCGTAACCTGATATCCGTGCCGCCCAGCCTTACCATTACAAGATGTAGTGAAATCCCGAAACCTAGTCACACCACCCAATGATTGCACCAACTCACCAATCTGACGAATCATCGTTTCTGATGACAACCTTATGGCAATAGTGCAACCATCATTTTGCACACTGCAATAGCCGTCCGTGTCCATCAGGCCGCGAAGTAATTCAAGACGTTCATCGGGTGTAGCTCGCAAATATACTTCAGGGATAAATTTATCCCACGAATGAGTACCAGCCAAACCAAGATCACGTAGGACATCAAGGATTGGATTGCGATGGCAGAACTGTCCCTTAGAATTCCGTTCATGCCTCCATCCATCTGCTTTCACAATATAGTTACAGCGATCTGTATGTTTCACCTCAAAACCCTCGGGAAGACGGCTTCGCATATTATCTAAGATTTCCTCGTCCACACTAGAAAACCTGATGCCGTTGAGGCGCAGATTACCGTCACCTAGCAAGCAACCTAACACGTAGGGATCGATTGGTAATTCAGGCCCCTGTTCGTATTCCACAGGACCCGACAATAAGGGAATCGTAATCTTCGAAGAACCATAACGACGGGCCAGTTCCATCATCTGCCCCGTCGTTACAGACATTGATTCAACACAACGACGCTTACGAAGCTTGATAGTCCACAAATGCTCCGGCCCACACCGCGTCGAAGAACCATCAGAAAAAGTCACACGAACGACACGACGATCATCCTGCGGGAATACCCCTACGACCTTTGTAGCTGCACCGTCCGACCCAATAACGAGATCACCCTCGGACAGACTTCCAATTGGCACCCAACCCGAAGGAGTCAGAACGGGTTCACTCACCGGCTGCATCTTGTCAAGAGAAAACGCCCGTGGCTTATAGAAGTCAATGACCCATAGCATTGCTCTCACCTGATCAGGAGTAGCAATACGGGTCAGATTGATTCTCGTTACGAGTTTGAGGCGAGGTTTCCCCTCAATAGAAATCGCTTTACCCAGACGTTTAAGAGTCTTATATTCTTCACTTGATGGCTTCAGCAATTCTTCCGCAAAAATCAAAATCTCGGACGGATGGTTAGTCATACCTACATCCATCCCCACCCAAAAGGTATTGTACTTACTTAAGTGATAAGGCGGAAAGTCCAGAAGCTGGATAATATCTACATTCTGCTCAGCAAGTAGCGAATCATTAATTTTAAAGAATTGATATTCGTCTGCGTTATAATCTGACTCTTTATCGTCATCGACGCAGTTCATTAGCCGAGAGAGAACAAAAATCGGAGAAACACTATCGCCATGAAGTCCTAAGATATTCCTTCTATAATCAGGATCATCCTTACTCCCATATTGCATAATCTTTTCTTGACGTTCCTCATCAGTCCAAGTAGGACGCCACATACTGCTATATCTATGTACTCGCCATTGCGTATTAGGATCAGCAGTAAACCTGTAATAGTGCTTATCTCTCACACCTCTTGTAACGCCATGACAACGCCACACAGCTCCCTTATGCCCCCGCTTTAGGGTTTCCATCAATTCCGTCCAGCCATCTGAAGGATAATCGGACGCTTCGTCAAGCTCTAGCCAGATAGGGTGGACACCCTTCACTCCCACTCCAGACCGCTGAGGAATCCTTCCCATAATACGAGATCCATTTTGGAAGTTCACATGAAAAGGTTTATGTTTAAAAGACAACCGACCACCCCGCAACATCTCTAAAGATAGGCGCGTAGAGATGAGTTGAGTCTCAATAATATCGGTGATGGCATCAATATGTACTCCTTCTGGAGCCGTAATAACCATCTCCTGTCCAGGGTGTATAAAGGGAAAAACAAAAGCCCGAAGCTTAATTGACAAAGACTTGCCAATTGATCTCGCCGACTGATCTATCTGTAGCGGTGAGGTATCCCTAAACCATGACCACTGAAAAGCCCAAGCTCGCCAGCAACCATCATCTTGCTCAGGATCATGCCATGTAAACTCAGCCACATCCAAACCCGATTCATCCTGCAAAATGGCCCAAAGATACGCTTCTTCCTCAGATAGATCCTCAATAACGCCCATTACGATCCCCTTAATCTTTTGTAGAGATCCACTGTCATCTCTGGAGCACCAGCCATTTTGTCACCTAGAGCTGCAAGCACGTAGGCAACACGATATTCAAAGAAGTAAGACGGATCCTTCTTAAAAGATTCCGCAACCTGTTCCATAATTTGAACGTCAGGCTGTCGCTTTCCCGTTAACAGATTCTGGACCATCGTCTTCTCAAGTCCAGTTTTGGCTGCAACACCACGGACAGACTTGTCTCCACAAAGCTCTCGGAATGCCTGAGCAAATATGGCATCCGAAAAGTCAGCGCCCATGAATTGGCGAAGGCGTTCTGTTGCCTTCTTGCGGTCAAGCACTGGACGAGGCCCACTACGACCAGGCGAAGTCTGATCTACCTTCAGGATGTCACGAAGGATTCGACCAAATAGATCTATGTCATTGAATGCCTTCCGCCAGTCCATCTGTGTGGTAGAAGGGAAAACATCATGAATCAGCTTGACGCGTTCCTGCCAGGGGACCTTGCGGCCCTCGGCATTCAAACTCAAGAAAACACTCAGACGCGGATCATTAGCCATATAAGCTCACTGATCACGAACCCAGTACGTTTGCGTTCCCTGCTTAAACTTGGTATCGATTTCATCGAATTCAGGGATCACATCATCAAGGATCCATTGAATGACCTGATCTGAGGTACAACCCTGCTGGATTTTCTCCTGCTCATCGCAGTTTGACCAGAGAATAGCCCGAGCCTTCACGTCATTAATAAGCTCGATTGCCTTAGCAGCCTGCTGATTCCGCATGACACCGAACTCTTTGGCTCGCTGACGCAGAGACCGGATGTAGGCATCTACCGAATCTTCACCCTTTACTTTGTCTCGCGTTTCTTTGTCGAGACCGAGAGCCTTCTTTAGCTGACGGATCTCAGCCGAGTGCTCCTTCAGAGCTTTCTGATACTGGTTCTCATCTACCGGATCTCCCCAGTAATCACGCTTCGAAGAGATCCACATTCCCCATCGCTGAGTAAGCATCTCAGCAATGATCAAACGGTCTAGATCCTGAAAGTCCGAGACATTAACGAAGTGGTTGTCTTTAAGGTACCGGTCACGTCGATCGTTGAAATATCCCAGCTCACGATCATGGACGAAAAAGGAGCCACCGGAAGGAAGACGTACTGGAACCAGGCCATCTTCTTTGTTAAGACGATCAATGTCGTTCTGAGTGGACATATCACATTCCGTATTTTTTAGGAGGACAAAAGTTACTTCGACACGATCTGATTATAAATCCAACGGTAGTTCTTCTCCATGCCTTCCCGCAGGGAGATCTCCGGCTGCCAACCCAACTCGCGCAGGATCATCGTGTTGTCGCTATTGCGACCACGAACCCCCTGAGGTGCAGTCAAGTCATAGTTCCTCTTGACCTTGATTTCCGCTATATCTTCAACGATATCTACTAGTTGGTTAATGCTAACCAATTCATGAGAACCAAGATTAATAGGATCAACTACCTGACTTTCCATAATTCTATTAATGCCCTCAATGCAATCACTAATGAACATAAAGCTACGGGTCTGGTTGCCGTCTCCCCAAATCTCTATCTCATGATTCCCGGACAGCTTACACTCGATAATCTTCCGGCATATGGCGGCTGGAGCTTTCTCACGGCCACCTTCATAAGTCCCATTGGGGCCGAAGACATTATGGAATCTTGCAACGCGAGTATCTAATCCGAAGTCTTCACGAAAATGCCTGCACATACGTTCAGAGAACAACTTCTCCCAGCCATAGCCATCCTCGGCCATAGCGGGATAGGCGTCTTCTTCTTTCAGAGCCGTGACATCCGTATCAGTCTGCTTATCGGCAGCGTAAACACAGGCTGATGAAGCATAGAAGAACTTGGCATTAGCATCACTAGCTGCTTGCACTAGATGGGTATTAATTAATACGCTAAGCATGCACTCAGCCTTATGGGTCTCAATGAACAACATTCCGCCCATATCGGCAGCTAGATTATAAATTACATCTACACCTTTGACTGCTTCATAACAAGCCTCCATTAAGGAGAGATCAAGAATCCTATTATCAACGTCAGGGAATCTCTGATACCACTTCGAAAAATCCTTTACGTCCACAGCGACGACCTCTATGCCTTTAGAAAGAAGGTTGGCAACTAGATGTCCACCTATGAACCCTCCCGCCCCTGCTACAAGAATCTTATCCATTAATCACCTTTCGCTTGATCATCTTGTTTTACCTCTACTCTGGCAGATTGCCAGGCCGACCAATGCCCCGCCACAAGAGCCCAAAGACTAAGAAAAACCAGAAAAGGAACAGACTTAGAAAGCCCCGTAACCAACGCTATCGGGAGCAACACCAGAAACAGAAACGTCATGACAAGATGGAAACGTCTCAGAAAAACAGGTTCCTGCCATACGGCAATGACTCGGTAGCATTTCTTCATTAGCAGTAAATGGTACCAAGGCCCATGCAGTTATCCACGTTGGAGAACTTAAGATCGTTCTTCTCGCAGAATTCCTGCATTGCCGTTCGGACCGGATAAGGAGGCTGCGGAGCGGTAGCATTGCCCGTTGTCTCGATAGCGGTGTCATGGAGGAAGATTCGTCCACCCTTACGTACCCGCTGATAATAGAGATCAAGCTCCACAAGCGTCTCCTCGTAGACATGATTTGTGTCAATGAACACGATGTCTACTTTTTGAGGCAGAGCATCCAATATCGCCTGCTGTGTGTCATAGCCAAGCAGGAAGACCCAGTGCGGCATAACTCCTAGCGGCCCCTGAGGATCCAGGAGATTCGTGTCTGGGTACTGCGGTGATGCTACGGGAAAGCTGCAATCCACAGCCCAGAGATCACCTTGGTCCTTAAGGGCATACAGCCACGCAATGGTGGAGACCCCATATCGCGTACCAAGTTCGATTACCTTCTTGGCGTCAACCTCCTTGACTGCCTCTACAAATGTGGGCAAATGCTCATTGATATCTGAGTAGACGCCCTCAGACTTGCAGAGCATCTCGTATCGTTCAGCTAGAACTTCGTATCCCATTATTCCTCCACTACCAAGTCAAGTACGAATCGTGTTCATTCGGACCCAAGGTAAAGTCCATGGTCTCGATTCTCACACCAGAAAACCAAGCGGTCATATCTGGAGTGCGGGCATTCCTGATATCCGGAGCGACGGCAGGCTTAGAACCCTGTTCCCGATGGATGCAGTAGGGTGCATAATTAAACAGAACGCCAACTCGCGCCCCTGCCCTTGCCTGTCCCGCAACCATCTCTTCGAATCCGTAATACCATGGGAAGTCGGTGCTCATCTCCTTCCACCATTCACGGCGGAACATGATGCACCAGCCTTCAGGTCGCGCGTTACCTTCCACATTGATGTCATGCGACCAGCCGTAAGACACAATGTCCTTTGGACCTGGCGTCGGCTGCGTTGGGTGAGCATTCCAGATCGTAGGCTTATGAACGATCGTTCCTTCCATCCATGCCAACTGCTTCTCCAGCCAGTCAGGACGAATGAATCCAACGTCAGAATTAAGTAGCAATATGTACTTAGATGCTGAATTCGAATTACGCACACCTATGTTGTTGCCCTCAGAAAACATATGGTTCTGAGGCTCTAGAACGAGGACATCAATACGTCCATCTGCCTTGTGTTGGTTTAGGGACGCCACCGTTTCCGGGTCGCTGCCATTGTCAACAACGATCACCTCATAGGAGCCATTCGTCTGCTCAAGCGTTCTGAGACAAACGTCTGTTACTTCAGGATGGAAATAGCTAAGTATCACGATAGACACTTCAGGGACACTCATTGTTCTCTCCAGACTAAGGCAACAAGTCCGCTGCCTACAAAGAATCTATATCCTAATGTTATTGCCATTCCTTCGATCCATCTACAACTATCTCCTAGGTTAGAGACATCAATGAGGACCAGAGGTGGTGCTGGTCTAGCTTCAAGAATCTCTTTCAATAGAACCGGACCCCTACCTAATGTATCACTAAGATTGAATTCCCAGTCTGCCGGTAGAAAGACCGAGTTTCCGTAACGCGCTTCAAACGCCGTCCTAAGGGTTGCCATGTTGGCAGTAGCCACACGCGTAGGGACACCTGTTGTCTCGCCCACAAAGGGTTCAGCCATTCCCCAAGGAAGATCCCCTCCTACGAACAATGTCCTACCCTGATAGTCGCTCACCGTATAGACGAGATCAGACCCATCAAATAGTGATTCAAGATCAGTGTCATTAGCCTCAAAATCGTATAGTGGCTCGTCTCGCATTACAAAGAACAGGTTCCCTTTGGTCATTCCTATAAATGCATATCTCTTGGCGACAGCCAACTCGACCAAAGCAGCGGCAGAAGCACCAAATCCTTCTCCGAGATTAGCCTGACGTAGATTTACATGAGGCGGAATTGACCCGTTGTATTCAATGCAGACCACCCTCGGGGGAGGGGCAGACTCCATTGCTTCGAAGATGGCATAATCATCGCCGTCCACGTCAATGGAAACAAAATCGTATCCGCCTTCAACTAGTAAATTAATATTGCCGGGCGTGACCGTGCCTGGGATGCAATGAGATTCAGGCGCATTAATGACTAGTTGCTCGAACCGATCGGGGTCAGCTTCAACAAGAGTCGCCTCCCATCCATGATCCCGGAGAAGCTTGGTGTTAGAGCAGCCAATTCCATCCCCGGCACCGAACTCTGCACACTTACGCGACTTCTCCCCAATGATCGAGAAGATGTACTGGATAATCCCATCCTCACCAAACTGTGAGTAGGAGTTAGCAGCAAAATCATTTAGCTTCTTCATACGCGAGGAGTGAGACGGACGATATCGTCCTTCATCTCATAGTCGTAATTATGGGCATTAGCCAGATCTTCGATCCATTCCAGAGTCGGGTAGTCGGCATAGTGTGGCTCGTCCTCATGCTCTGGCTGCCCATCAAAGATCCGAGCGTCGTCCACGAGAATGACGTGATGGATCCCACGATCAACGTCTTCGAAGAGTGCCTCCAGTTCCTGGACTACCGGAGTATCCAGGTCGCCACGACCGGTACCCGGACCACTGCAATGACCGTCCAGCCAAATCAGGGCACTTTCCTGGATCTTTCCTAATAATTCCGGTAGAACTTTAGTGGAATCACCAAGCAGACAAGTAATATTCTCGTAGGGAGCAAGACGCCTACGAGACTCATCGAATAGGGGCCGGTACAGCTCAATGGTATACACGCGCCAGAAGTTATCCTTCAACGTAAGAGGCGTGTCCCCATTATTAGTGCCTGTTTCAATGAGGATACTCATGCTCCAATCACGACCGTACTGAGCAAGAATAACCCGGCGCTCCTCTGCGTCAAGGTAGCGAACAACTGGTGTTTCCGCAACAACTTCTTCGACTTCAGGCACTGGTACCTCTTTCGGTGAGAGCGGTTGTAATGGTGTGTTACTCAGGAAGTCCAACACCGTTCTATCTGAGTCAGCGGGATGGGTTAGGTTGTCAGCAAAAGGATTAGCATGGTTATAGTCAAGAAGCACCTCATCGAAGCACTTGTATTTGCCACCAGATAGCTCTAAACCGGCAAGCATAAACACATAATCTGTGCCACCCTCATACCAGATTCCATTGCCATACTTGAAGTTGTTCTCTGGAATAGCCAGAGCAATACGAGCAGACATCGTTCTTAGATGGTTGAAGCAACATCCATAGGCACGAGTATGAGCACGATATGTGCCGTTCTCATCTACCTCTAGAGGGTAACGCTTAGCAAAAGTCGAAGTACCCTGATCTGGAATGGGCCGATACTGACCATAGGTAACTAGATTGCCTTCAGCGTAAGCATCACGAAGCCGCTCTAATACTTTGTTATGGGAAAACTTATCTCCATCCAGATCCAGAAATACAATGATGTCATCTTCCTCTGGTTCTAGAGCCCTAATCATGTCGTACTGATTGTGGGCTGCATACAGATGGTCTTCATTCAGCCGGAACTTCCTATGCTCAGGATCCTGGGCACACCACTTCTCGATGATCTCCTTGCCGCCATCCTCGGGAGATGGGTCGTAAGCTATACCCACATCCCAATTCTTAAGCGTCTGCTTCTCAATAGACTCCAACGTGCGCTCCATGAACTGGGAACAGTTCCAACCAACCGAGATGATCTTGAATCTCACCTAAGACTCCTTCGAATGTATAGAGCATCCCCCCATTGGGCGGGAGTCATATAGGTTTCAACGCGGTCGAAATCGCTCAGGAAGTCATCGATCTGCCACATCTTGCCGCAGCCTTCATATACCTCACCGATGTTGACTTCGGTGTAAACGTAATCAATGGACTCTATCGTCTTGACCGCTCCCTGAAGGACCAACACCTCAGCACCTTGAAGATCCATGTTTAGGAAGTTGCAATCGGTAATATTAAATTCTGCCACTAAAGAATCAACCGTGCGTGACTCCAGCAAAGCGGTGTCCACAAACTGAGTATCCGGAGAGCTATCAAGGTGAAGCTTACCAAACTCAAAGATAGAGGAAGACATACCATCATAGTTAGTAATGTTGAAGTTCCGGAATTCTCCATCTACATCCGTTAAGAGTGCCTGAATCAAGTGATGGTTGTATGGACGCAGGTTCTCACGGAGCTTGTCCATTACGTGAGGATTAGCTTCAACCCACCAGACGTTCTTAACGAAAAGATTCTCGTAGTCTTGAGCTTCTTCTCCCAGATGAGCACCAAGATGAAGAATGCCTCTAATCTCCATATTGTACTTCTGATGCAACTCTTGCAGGCTAAATAACATGAGGAAGCTTTCTCCAATCCTCTGGGAACATGATTGACGCGTCAAGATAGTCAAGCTTAGGGCCAAAGAAAGGCCATGGGTAGATAATGTTCTTGCCTTCAGAGCCAGAGAGAAAAGCTCCCCACCAAGAATAAGAACTGTTGGACATGATGAAGGAGTCGGCGTTTTCCATTGCTATTAGGTCAATCCAATCTTCCACTGGTGCTGTCGCGTATTCAGGCTCATGTTCCTTAGGACGAGCTGATCCACCTTCAAAGAAGTAAGCATCTATATCCTGAAACGCATCCCTGCACCACGGAAGGTCATCCGAAAATATAGCGATAGAGCGATATTCCTGGAGTTCAATTGCTTCTCTGTAGTAGCTCATGGGACGAAGTGGGTGATGTCCGTCCTCATTTCTTAAGTGAGCCGTAGCATTGTCACCACGTCTTACGTGGATTACAAGTAGAGGATGAGGGAGCAAGTAATACTGTTCGTATTTAGGAGAGGCTAATTCAGCCTTTGCTTCCAACGTTGGTTGTAGAACTTCATATACCTGCTCCCTCACCTCTCGCCAAAGTCCATAGTCTTGCAAATAGACCTTGGCACGCTGATCAATCTGTCGAGCAAATATGCTTACATCTTCTCCGTACAGAGCTTCTTGGGGGAGAAACCAATCGGATGATACAGAAAAATATCGCTCATATGCCCATTCAGGAAAACAAAAATCTTTGTCCGTAGCAGCAGCAATTCCGATGGTGCCAGCAATCTGCCAGAGCTGATTCCCCAGTCGTCCAGAATTTCCAAGATATGGGCATCGAATCATGCCTCTGGTCACGCTCCAACCCCAATCCGAAACGTATTTGGGTTCGTGCAGACACCCCAACAATCAATGACTCGACCTTCAAAGTCAGGCAAAAACGAAAAGTCATTTTCTGGAATAGTAATAACTGCAACTTCAGCATCCGCTAGAACAGACCCCAGCGAAACGGTTCCCGGACTTATAAGAGGATCATAGGCTTCAACCCTATAACCACGTTCCTCAAGTTCTCTACTGATAAGCATTCCAGCCGATTCTTCGCTGACTGGAGTTCCTGACTTATACGAGAGACCCAAAATGGCAATCTTGGAACCTGTCCTAATTCCCTTCGTGGCAAGATCAGTTACCCGTTGGATCTGACGTTGATTAATGCCATCGGCTGCACCGGACAGAAGAGCATCAACCCCAACTTCTTGAGCAGCTTTGGCGAAAGCTCTCTGATCGCGAGGGAAACATGGACCACCATATGCTGTAGCGGGAGCAAGATACTTCACTCCGATACGAGCATCTGCCCCGATTGCATTGACTACGTTGCTCGCTTCCGTATTATCGTAGCTCTCACACATCTCACCAATGGTGTTAGCAAAACTGATCTTCATGGTGATATACGAGTTAACTGCAATCTTCGCAAGTTCTGCTTCAGTAAGAGTCAGTCGATAGAAAGGAACGCTGGAACGAACTACCTCTTCCATTACTTCCTGGAGAGAAGCGCCAGACCGATCGTCCACTTGGCCGATAAGCACCATGTCCGGGTTCGACAGATCATTTACCACTGAGCCAAGAGCAATGAACTCAGGGCTATAACAAAAGCCTAGATATTCTCCTACCTCTATGCCGCTAGCTTCCTCTAGTGCTGGAACAATATACTTCTCACATGATCCAGGCATGAGTGTGCTTGCAATCACAACCGTATGATAGGAATTCTTATAGCGAAGTTGTTCTCCCACCTTATCGATGGCAGCTAGCACGTAATCATTAACGAAACCGCCATCCGGGCCAGAAGGCGTTGGAACAATTATGATCGTCAGATCCGTCTCATTAATCTGAAAGTAATCGGTATAGGCTGGGAAGGGGAACTTGCTAAGGAGTCCCTGCAACCCCGGTTCGGGAACGGGAGCAAGCATCTGATTGATCTGCTCTACTGTTGATGGGTTGTTATCAATTCCGATAACGGAATGTCCAGCCCCTGAAAGTACCGCAGCCAGAGGGGCTCCCAACTTCCCTAATCCGACAACTGAAATCTTCATACAAGGATAATAGCATATAAGTACCGGTATGTACTATTTTTAGATACGAATTTGTCGCATTCTGTCGGGATTGTTTGCAGCCAAACGATAATCCTCCCACAGCTTCCGGTTGCTGAACATATGGGGATTTTTGAAATCCCCGTCCGGAGCCGGTGGATGCCATAGATGAGTGCAGAACCCACTAGATATGCGGTCGTGATACCCCCAGAGGGTATCTAGGGCACAAGCAAAGGCATCGTCCTCGTAGCCCCAGCCGCGGAAATTCTCGTCATACCCGTCCACAGCGTCAAACGCTTCTCGTGGCATAACGAGGACTCCAGCGACCGAACCATCGGGAGGATGCCTCTGCTCGTCAACTCGGAAATCAAACTCCAGTTCTCGTTCCGAGAGTTCTATTGTAGGAGGTCGTTCAATCACCCTTTCCGTGAAACCTTGAGCGAGATTATAATAGGTGCGATATGGAAGCACCCATGGAGATTGGCCGGATACCACTTGCTCCAGCGCCAGTTCTAGGAACTGACGATTGCAGAACGTATCTGCATCATTTATGATTATAATTTCCCCCGTTGCCTTCCTATAGGCTTCATTTTTAGCCTTAGATCGAGAGAATGGGTCGTCGTCATTTGAGCCAATGCAAAGCTCAAACTCAGGCCACAAAGTCTCATATCGCCGGGTGATCCACTCGAACACCTGGTCGCGCCATTGGCCGTCAGGCAGACACGGAAAGATTACGGAGACTCTCGCCATACTGCTGCCTAATCTGTGAGTACACCTGACCGTGCAAGTCAGCTTGGTTGTTTCGACCCTCTAGGTTCACATGAACCCGGTAAATGGCTTCAGGACAAGGAAGAATGCTGGCTCCATCCAACTTGCACTTGATCCACAGTGCCCAGTCTTCAAGAACAGGGTATGCATCAAACCCACCAACACGAAGGAATTGCTCCCTCCTTACAAAGGCCCCAATCACAATGTAGTTAGCCTCTGCCAGGTTCCGTTCGGGGATCACTACTGGGAAGTCATCTTCGACTCCGTTCACGATCCCTAAGGTCGCTGGCTGTCGAATATCCCCCTTCCCGTTTAACATTGACTCGCAATACTTATAATCTAATTCGTCATCCGCGTCCAAAAAAACGAGCCATTCGGTGTGAGCTAGATCGGCTCCATTGTTTCTGGCTTCATGGAGGGTTTCTCCGTGCGAGCAAATTACCTGGTCAAAGGACCAACTTTGGAGATCAGCGGACCTGGCAGCGTTTTCTGCCTTGGGTCCCCATGTACCATAATCTCCGTATGTACTAATGATGCAGGCTGCGGAACTCATAAGGGCATTGGTCCTTGCCAGGTCTCTAGGGTCGGTGTTTGTAAAATGGACTCTATGTGAACAGGATTATGTCCAAAGGAATGGCTCGTATAACGCTTGTATTTGGCTTCCCTGTCCTCAGGTTCAGCGTACCCATAGTGTAGCAGCCATAGGTCCTCTACGGCGAACGTAGGGGCATTCAACACGTATGTAGGGGTCGAGCCGGAAGCCATAGGCTTATCGGAAAATCTTCCACCTCTTTGGTGCTGGAACAGCCGAGGAGCTTTCTGTTCATTCCAGTATCCATCCGTCCTGATCAGAGGATGCCCATATTCGTCAAATCCCCAGACTTCTGGAATTGGCATAGTTACTGAAAGTTCTGGATAGCGGGTCACATCGAGTCGGCCTACCAGCATTTCGTCAGCGTCGATGGTGAGCACCCAATCCCCTTCACTGGGAGCAAAGTGGTCGATATAGGCATTCCATAGCCCTTGCCTAAATCTTCCTTCGTGCTGGGTGAAGCTTGGTTCGCCAGGTTGGCGTTTGACCACAGTGACCGCCTTGAAGCTTGAGGCGATCTCAATGGTGTTGTCGCTCGACCGATCGTCATAGACCAGAACTTCGTTGACCCTCGGAATGAGGTTTCGAAGGACTGGGGCTAGCCATCGATCTGCTTCGTTGCGAACTGGCATGATCGCAACAACGTTCTTCGCAAGTTTTTGAGTGTTTATTGCTATATACCTCTCACCAGCACTTTTACGATCACCCATAATTACAGCCTCCTGACCAGGACTTACTCGACAACAAAACTGATGTTCAGTTGAGATGGAAGAATGCGTACCGATAAACTCTACTAATAGACCCGTCTATGGCAAACCCCTGACCAGCACTTTCGCGTGATTCTAGGCTCCCACAATCCACTCATGTCGCTAAAGTGCTGGTCAGAACGCTGTAGGGTTCGCCACATAACATGGCATTTAATTCATAGTTTCAAGGTTGACGAGTTTCAGCAGGTCAGAGCGCTGTATGGAGATCTAGACCCGCCAAGAAAGGCGTAAAACGCCCAAAACACTACGTCTTTACTGACAACTGTAAACTATTATAGTCAAATAGACGCTGACGAGGTCTCAATCGAAGTTTACTCTTCTTCCACTTCTTCCAACCTAGAAGCCATGAACTGAATAATTCTTGAAGGTGGTTCACCAGTGGTCTGTTGAACCCAGGCCAGTAACGATCCGATGATTCCGATGAGACCATAAACAACCTGACGACCCTCTAGGTCATCCAATAGTTCGTCCATCAAGACTTCATCGTTGAAGGCTGCGGTCACAACGGCTACAGCATCCCTGAACTGTTGCTTCTGGTCCTCTGAGAGAGACATCAATTGTGAGCAATACCATGTAGGTCACAGGCGGCACGGAAGGTCGCCTGAGATTCAGCCATCTGCTGTTCGGCCCAGCCGCCGACAGGAGAAGCTCGATGCCATTGGTGGATCATGCACGCTGGTCCGTAATAAACCACTTTATAATCATGCGCGTGCAAATGGTATGAGCAATAAGTTTCCTCGTAGTAGTGATTCGTCGGGAGGAAGGCCCCTTCTGCTTCCGGCGCTGTCCTCTTATAGAAAGGACAATTCGTCATCTCCTCCCAGACTTCACGCCGAATGACGTAAGCCGAACCAGAGATGGTCACAGCATCAGTTCTTACGTCCTCATATTCAAAGTTATCAGATGACTGCCAACCTCGATGGGCTGGTTGTTCCAGCGTTCCAAAGATCCCAGCATGTGTGATTCTTCCGTAGCCATCGACCTGACGTGGACCCACCGCACCCCAATCGTCGTTAAGTTGGATCTGCTCAGCCAAGTCCTCCAGGACTCCGGGTCGGAGTTCGGTGTCTGCATTGAAAATGGCGACAGTCTCTCGGTTCCCACGGGCGACGGCATAGTTGACCGCTCGGGCATAGCCAAGATTGAAGTTGTGGGAAAAGTACCGGACGTTCAGGGACTCTTCGATTGGATACGGTTCGATCGGATCTACGTCTGATACGTGAAGCGTATTTGGGATCTCGGGATCGTAATGATCTATGAAGGCTGCAAGATCTCCAGGAGTCCGGTAATTACAAACGACAACATCTACACCTGGGCTCAATATCCGCATCGTGGGTCCACCTGCGTAAGTTGCTCCGGAAGCATCACATGCTTGTTGCATACACGACCATCCCAACCTAGCCTTAGGCCATGTTGACGACAATTAATTGAGAAACCGATATCCTCACCCTGACTATGAGTTTGATAATCAATGTTATAAGCAGCGGGAGTCATTAGCTTAAGGGCCATAATTATCTCAGTCTGAAAGAACCCATCAGCATCTGGACGAATTAAGCCACCCATCGCTTGATAGAAAGCATAACTGGGAGCCACTACTCCATCAGGAGTCATATAAAGCTTGCCCCCTACTGCATCGAACTCATTGAGGTCTTCGATGAGTAGTGGAAGGGTGTTGGGATTGATTAGAATATCTGAGTCAATGCTTAGAAAAAGATCAGGTGACTCATGTCGAACTAATGACAGCAGTTCGTTTCGTGCGGCGGTCATCTGAACGTAACGGTCTTCGCCCCACTGACGGTACTGCATGTCAATCGGTGGTTCTTCAGATCGGGAAGAGATCCAAGTCCTATTACTCGTGTGGTTTCGAATTACTTCCAGACTATTATCCGTGCAAGTCCCAATTACAAACGCATATTCGGGTTCTTCACCGATTGCGCTAAAAGCTTCTTCGATGTATTGGAACCAGTGAGGCAGGACCCAAGCTCTATCTCGAACAGGACATCCTACGATAATCCTCATTCTTCAGCCCTCAACGTCAGGACCACCTGACACTCTGTCGTGCCAATCAGAATGATGGGATCCATGACACGCACCCATTCGGGAGTGTCATCAGGCCAAACACCACAACGTACTAATGTATCGATAATTGCTTTGACATTAGTACCAGTATAGTTGTGGGGATCTCGACGTTGTTTCGTCCGAAAAGGGAGATGAATCTCAACCTCACAAGGACGGCCTTTAACTGTGTTCTTCAACGTAACGTTCTCCCATGCTTGTCGCACGGAATCACGCCAGGGATCGATGGCCCGTTTCTTAGCCGCCCAATGCATCTTGTTGGCCTTATTGATGCTTAATGGAACATTAGGCGCTTCGAAACTAAGCGTCAGTCTTTCCACGGTCAGTCACTTTATTATTAAGAACTTGGGTAGCAAGATCGATCATCTTGCGCTTCTGACGCATAGCACGTTCTTCTTCATCGAGGTCACGGTTAAGCTCCTCGAAAACTCCCAGGAGGTCGCCAAGATTAAGTTCCTCGGTATCTTCCTCTAGGCCCATCACTCCACCCAAAAGAGCCTTTACACGGAACATTGAGATTCCGCCTGGAATCTTCTTAAGCTCTACCCGCGTAGAACAATGCTCGCAGAAACCAACGAGAAGACCATCAGCATACTCAATAGTATCTTCCGTCAGGGAATGACCAGAGAGACAAGGATTGAACTGGAGATTAGTACTTGTACTTGTGCCCATTAACTGATAATTGGGACCAGTACCGATGGTATTGATACCAGTACCGCTAGTCAGATAGGTATAGGTACCACCCGTAATATTGCTCACGGTACTATTCTCGGCTTTCGAAGCTGAGGTTGTTATCTGCATACTGGAGCTATTAATGGTTTTAAGAAGTTCGGCTCTCAACTTCTCAATCTCTTCGATATCTTCTCGCGCCTCATTCAAGGAGATATTGTAGTATGTGTGATTTTCAATCGGATTAATAGGGTCATTCTGTGCCACGACGCATCACCTTCCTTTTGTCCGGGAAAGCCTCACCCGAAGACTCAATGGTCTGCTGGAGCGACTTAAACCTGGCTTCGTAGTCCCTAGCATCGAGAGGCATCTCTTCTACGATCGGAGCGATGCAACGTCGGTGAAGGATCACTTGCCCCTTAAGGTTACCACCTTGACGAAAAGGCACAACAAGCACCGATTCACCACGCTTTGCCTCCTTGCCGCAGCACGAAGTCTTCCGCCGTAACGGAAATTTGTCCCTAGGGACGACTATCGCTTCTACGACCATCTTATTCTTCGTCCTCTATATCTGGATTCTTGAGGTAACGCTTCTTGATTTCCTCTACATCGTCATCGATCGTAGCAGTAGCAATCTTTCTGAACTCGTCATTCATCTGATCAGTCTCTGGATCCTGAACCCTAGGAGAGAAAGCTATATCACCAATCTGATACTGCATAACCAAGGTATGCTGGGAAGGCTCACCTTCTTCGGAGTCAGGATCTTCGATGAACCCCACACCTAGAGAGTATAGGCCAATCTTGCGAGACTTATCGCTGAGAACGTCAGCTAGTTCCTTCAGTTTTTCTTCGGGTACATCTTCGGGCAGTCCGTCCGGTTGCTCATCGGGCATAATGAAATCCACGTTTTCTCCTTAAGATACGGTCGAGAGTAGATCTTATTCTATCAGGGGTTGCATTGCAAGAGGCAATCCAGTATAGTGTACGGATCTTACGGTGAGACTCCGTATGGTATCAACGATCCGCTTAGGCGGGTCGTTTGTTTTATTGGCCAACAAGGAGCAAAATCCTGAGAAACCTACGCAATTTCCTCATTCCGGTAATTGCAATTCCAGTGGCAGCACTTGGATTTGCAGCAATAACACCATCGGGGGCAGTCGAAAAGAAGAGGGCTCCCATTGAAATCAAAACTCAAACAGGGAACCCGCAAGCAGGGGTCCCTGGTTCATCGCTAGAGGGTCTTGAGATCGTCTACGAGAACATCGTAAGATATGTAACTGCTGAGGCTGCACGAGCCCAAGCAGAGTATGAGGCAGAGCTTGCCCGACTCCAAGCGCAAGAAGTAGAGCTTCTTCGCCAAGGTCAGGTTCTCACTCAAGTTAGGTCAGCAGCAGAATGGGACGGTACAGGAACTCCTTGTGCTATCCCTCAGTACATCTGCGAGCGCGAATCAGGCGGTGACCCGACCGTCTACAACCATCAAGGTTCGGGAGCCAGCGGAAAATACCAGGCTATGCCTGGAACCTGGGGAGGCTACGGCGGGTACAACAACGCGGCCGATGCTCCCGAGGAAGTGCAAGATCAGTGGGCCACTGAACTCTGGAACAACGGAAACGGTTGTTCTCACTGGTCGGCCTGCTAGGCTGTTACGATTGGTGCAGCAAACTGCTACACCACAGGGAAAGCAACGTGAGGGGGTCAGGCTTCGGTCTGGCCCCTTCTTCATGTCTTAAATGATCCCGCCGAGGTCCTTGAATACCTTCACATTAAGGTTCTTGAAGTTTGGAAACGTCTCGCTACGACCGTCCCCAAAGGTAACTTCCCACTCAGCACTGTAGCTTCCCGAAGTGTCAGTATCCCCGGTAGCCCAAGAATATTTAACCTGACCATTGAGAGCATTAACAATAGTGGCTGCCGCATTCACTTTCACCGTCCCCGTACCTTTATCCACAAGGATAAACCTCACAGTTGCTCCAGTTAAAGGGACCTTGTTTCCGATTGCATCTTGCAGATTGCAGATTATTTCGGGAAGCCTATCCCCTTCTTTTATTGTAAAATCAGTAGCCATGACAATCCTATCTATTAAGAGACCTTACAATACAACGACATTAGACAAACTGGATTCAACTATAGCAAACGTTAGCCCGCTAGATTCAGCTATAGCAAACGTTAGCCCGCTATCGACCAGAATTGCTCTAGTCGGACCAAAGGTCTCTGGGGCAGGAAGAGCAGTAGATACTGTAACGGTAGGTATGCTCGCTACTGCCGCAACAGTGGATACGGCTACAGCCACACCTACTTGAATTTCAGGTGAGCCAACAGACGCTATAGCCGCTACAGTGGTTGGCGGCGCTATAACTGCTGTTAAAACAGTCGGAGCGTTAATTGCGGCGACCCCAGCGACTGTAGGTGGAGATACAGCAGCATCTCCTCCAGTTATAACAACCGAAGATCCAACAGTAGCTATTACTGCAACTATAGAAGGAGTAACAGTAGCGCTGGTAGTGATGATAGCGGCATCTACTGCCACTATCACAGTCACTCCAAACGGCGTTGTAGCCGCCGATGCAGTGACTGTTGGAGCATCGGCTGAGACGATTGCTTGAACAGTAGATGGAAGCGCCGTGGCGTTCCCGGCAGTCTGGACAGCAGGAGAATCCACTGTCGCTATAGCCACCACTGTCGATGGAGTTACGGTTGCGTTTGCTGTAATCGTTGGAGCATTAACAGTAGTTGTGGCAACCACAGCATCCGGTGGTGCATTAGCTGTAGCCGTAATCGTCGGGGCAGGAACCGCAGCGGTAGCTACCACCACGCTTAGAGCGATCGTTATGCCGGTCTGAATAGTCGGAGCAGGAATCGCTGATATAGCAACAACTGTCGTTGGTGTGACTGTGGCACTAGCTGTAATTACAGGGGCAGGAACCGCTGATATAGCGGTGACAGCGACAGGCGTGACCGTTGCGGTAGCCGTAATCGTAGGAGCATTAACCGCGACTACAGATACAACTGTCGTTGGTGTGACTGTGGCACTAGCTGTAATTACAGGGGCAGGAACCGCTGATATAGCGGTGACAGCGGCAGGTATAACGGTGGCGTCAAGAAGTAAAACCGGGACTATACCCGGCTGACCCGATCTGACCTGTGGCTGAACATTACCTTGAGGCGGTAACCTATAAACCCAGTTAAGCGCCATGACTCAACCCAGTTCTTGGAAAATAATCCCAGCGGTGTAGGTAGTTGAGCTACCAGGAGCAGTAGGAAACTTCAAGCCGAGGAATCCACCAGGTGGAATAGTGATTCGCTCCTCTGGGATTGGCACATATAGCCAACCATTCAGGATGTTAAAGACATCGTTGATCAGCACCGTTGAGTCGGTACCCTCAGCGGAAGCGTTCGTTCCTGTAGCTGACGTGCCACCAACAGCGTCAGCAGTGGTTCCACCAGTTAGAGCCGCTGGAGTAGCTGAGGTAACGGTAGCCGTACCAGACTTCCTGTTAATCTGAATTCTCTGCTGAGTAGATACCGTAGAAGAACCCTGCGAAACCCAAGCCTTGAGTACCTCTACAGTAGAAGCCGCTCCAGCCTTAACCTGGATAAGCGTGATCGCTCCAGTCACAGCAACGTTGTTCATAATTACCGAGAATGGTCCTGCTTTAGATGATGCCATCTGCCTACCTCGTGATTAGTGATCTTTTTGACTGATAATTGACTTCTTGGGCCGGTAAAAAGTTATCGACCCAGTTGTCCGCAATATCGATTGATGTGCCAGCGGTGGTCGAAGTCATGTTGGCCCCCACTGCCCACCGTCCACCACCAGTTATGGAAGAGTCAGTCACGGAACTAGTATTCGTTCCCCAGGCTGGTTCTGCACCATTCCATGATTTAGCTCTGATTGTAGAACCAATACACTGGACTTTGACATTAAACGGTAAAGTCATGCCGGACTGCAAGCCAGCAACAAGAACCGTATTGACTCCACCCACATATTTGGAGATGTTGATTTTACCTATGAAGACTGCGGGCCATACTTGGAACAGGTAACAGTTAGCTGAACCAAGAGCGTTCCCATCCCATCTAGCAGCAAACTCCAAAAGGGGAGCAGTCGTGCCAGTAACGACTGAGTTGAAGACTGCAAATATTTCCCCATCTTGGATGTTGATATCAGCGTTAGCGTGAGCCCAAGAATTCGTCGCTGATGTGGTTGGCTGGCGCATTCTACCCGTTGAACCTGGAGCACTAAATGTGACTGCCACTCCACTGACAGTGGTCATTGTCCAGCCGGTATTCCAGCTAGGACTAGCACCAGTCCAGCTATCTCTTTGAATATACATTAAGGCTCTATTCCCAAGGCTGCTAGATCCAACACAGAGGGATCAAGCTTTTGAGATGCGATCTCACCAGCGTCGGGGAACCGAACCACCAAGCCACCCTTCGCTGTGCTCCCAGCCTCATGGAGTATCTCTGAGGCTGGATTCTCCGGCGCAGTGACCGCGCCTTCCTTGATGAACGACTCATCAGTGCTGTTCATTGGGGCAGCCACCACGGCCATGGGATCCAAGCGAAGGGAATCCAACACTGTTGCGGCCAGCCTGGCCCTGACGGAACCGTCAACCAACAAAACGCTTTCAGCAAGCTTGACCAGGAACACATCGAAAGTCTCAGCAGAAACGGACTCAGCTAACGTGTCTACGTAGCCGGTCTCCCACTCGTCGCTACCAGACACCCACACTACGAACGCAGCACCAGCGTCATGAATCACCTTCCACTGCGCGAACTCACCCGGCTTGCCGTACCCGAGCGTGCCGCCCTTCGGGTAGTTCGGGTCGTTGACTGGAGCGATAGGACCACGCATCTCGCCATGATTTGGCTGGATACCCTCGCGGGCCAGCATATAGCGAGCCATCAGATCAGGGCGTGAGATCTATCGTAAATATACCTAGCGCACTCCACTGAATGGTGAACGTACCCGCAGTGGTTGAAAAGTCGCCACCGAAGGTGATGGCAACAATCAGCGAGTTAGAGACCGTCGTGTCATAGACGATCGCTCCACGAGCAGCCGTGATTGTAGATGCCGCAAACGCAACATCGGCTGCATCAAACATGAGGGTACCGGTAGGTGATTCAGTGACCGTCTTCGAAGCGAGGGTAGCGCCACCAGCGGTATAACCGGCACCGGAGACCTCATTGGTGGCCGAGTAGATAGTGTTACTCGAAAAGTTGGGTGTGAGTGTATCAGTGTACATAGCGCACTTAACAGTGTCACCCACAAGATTAATTGCCAACTGTGTAGCATCGATAATATCGATCCAGTTAGCTACATATAGTCCAGAGGTACCAAATGCCATTAGTTATTCTCCTGGGTTCTGAACGGCCAACTTGACGTTGGCCGGATTAGCCTTGATATGAACATCTTTACGTCCGTCCCAGTGCTGAGTAGTCGTGTTCCCGTTGCGGTCCTTTTCGACTCGTTTATCACGACGAATAAGTCCACCATGCATCTTGGAACCCTTAGTTGCGGGTGGGCGTCCACCATCTTCACTCATTATTCTCCTAATTCGGCCTAGTATAAAAGGTATCGTCAGTAATCTCGAAGGATTCCAGTTTCTAGCCCACTCAAGCCTTAATTCGGGAGAAAATAGCTCCGACCTTCTGCCAGGTGTCGATCGTGATGTTCTGCATCGCCACACCAAAGGTATTATTAAAGATAGCGTCACGGATCTTGCGGGTCATGGCGAGAGTCTCGATGGAGTTCGTCTTCATCGCCACGCCGTAGACGTTATTGTGCATCGTGTTATCGATCTCGCGCACCTTGTTCCTGATCTCGTTCCACTCCTCTTGCGGTACTTGTGCCATATCTTCAACTCCTTGTTGAGGTGGAGGCGTTCCGCCACCACCGGGGATGCCGCCACCACCGGGCGGGGTGAACGACCAGCCGTAGGCCAGTCCGACGTGTACGTGATCAAAATGAAGATTCCGGGCCGCGCTCGTGTCGGTACGAATGCCTTGAGAACTTTTCCTTGATGTCCAGATCCGCCCGTACCACTGGATCTCCTGGAGCCCGAGGTGGTCTGCATTAGCGATGCACCAAGCGAAAATCTCGTCGCCTTTGTACTTCACCGAAGATGCAACGCTCACATCAATGGCGCGGCCTTCACGGTGCAGCGACCAGCCAGACCCGGCACGGCTGTTCGGGTTATAGCACCCAAACGAGCCGACACCATCGCCCCACCGATAAATGAGGTACCGGTGGAGTGCCGCAGCTCCAGCCCGACAGCCGCCCTGAGCGGTGTTGCCGACCTGAACCCACGCTCCTGTTGGCATCAGACTTCCCCATCAATGTTGCCCTTGTAGTGCTCGTTAGCCGAGTCTGTCGGAGGGGACATAGAAGCAGTCACTTGCTCACGCACAAACATAGCCGTTGCCAACCCAATAACAGCCACTACAACACCGACGAGCAAACTGTTCTGAGCGTCATTCAGGGACCACAATTGGAATCCAGTAAGAAGCCCCGTCGTTGACGCTGCCACTGCAATAAGACTGCTGCCAATAGCTACAGACTCTCGCTTAGTAGCCGGAAGGAAATGGTTGTATATAGCCAACATCAGAGCAGTGATAGTAGTAGCTTCCAACATGACAAGTCCGACTTGAGCATCGGACCAATCAATACTATCAAAGCTTGCAATAAATAACACAATAGCGTTGACTACAACAATTGCTGCTGCCGCCATACTTCTAGCTCTCGTCATTTTAAGCCCTTCTAACCGATATCGATGATTACTGGGGTATCCGGGAAAGCACTCCTGGCCCTCTTGACCGCATACCACCGGTAACGGAAACCTTGCTCAGACGCGCCGATGATCTTGTAGTTCTTCGACTTCGCCCTCCACCACCACTTGCCATTATTGCCTTTATAAACCCACACTTCTGATGCAGCAGCCATTAGACAGCCATCCCTTTCATATCGACTTGGGAACGATATTCTTTAGCATTATAGAGAGCCCAACCTTCCCAAATCGGGATGCTCTCAATAGCAAACCGGCCATCGCCTTCTTCATATCGCACCAAACTGACTGATTGTTGCCAGTTTTCAAACGATTTGACGGGATGCCCATGAGGATCGATACCAGATTTTGTTGAAGGTACTCCACCATCAATGCGAGCCAAACAGCCTGGAGTATGAGCCATCGAGAATTTCGGCTTCCCCCTAGAGTTCCTGGTCTTATATACTGTCTCGATCCTATGGACATGCCCAAAAATGGTAGAAACTCGTTCGTCGTCAATGACTTGAGCGGCAGTCGAACCCGCCGACTTGACCTTCAAACCGTGGACACAGGCGAGCTGATTATTCAGATAGGTGGCTCCGGCAGGATACCCTGAGACATACTGAATATTAAGAGCATCCAGATTTAAGAGGTTAGGGACGCTTAATACGGGCCACGAATCTGGCTTATTAGCAGCCTTAATACCGAAAGCTGCGGCAGCATTATTGATAATAGATGTCTGCAAACGAAGATCGTGGTTACCTTCAATGAACCGCATGTCAGCATCTGGAAGGGTAAACCGCATCTGTTCCAGCCAAGCACCCATATAATTAATCGCTGGTTGGATCGTCAAAGCAAACGATGGCTCCTGAACAAACCGCCCGAAAGGAGCAAAATCAAGGCAATCCCCCAACAGAATCACCGTGTCAGGAATGACATCCGCCAAGATCTGATTAGCGACATCAATCGCACGCAGATCATGGAACGGATCCAACTCGCCGGTCTGAATGTCACGACGATACCCAACCTGCGGATCCGGCAAGATCAACGCAGTCTTCCAGCCAACCGAAGGACGTTTCTTCGCCCTAGATTTCAAGGGCTTCACATTAAGAGGAGCAGACTGCACAACAGGCCACTTCGGCCCCTCCGCCCAAGAAGGCGAAAGAAGAATCGAAGCCGACTTCATCGGAACTTCCCGAGTAGCTTCCCGATGTCCCTTCCCGCTCTCATCGAAAACCATCTCACCCTTAGCGAGAGCAGTCCACTCATTAAGACGAATCGTTTTCACTTCACCGATAGCATCTCCAGGGATATCGTTATCTTCAAGAAGCTTCCGGATCCGCTCATAACCCTGAGAAGCCGTCACACCACCAGAACTCACGGCTGCACGAGTAGCCTTCTTATTATAAGCCTTTCGGCAACCTTCCTTACAGAAACGCTTACCAGGCTTCGATTCAAACCGATCACCACAACGCTCACACGCAGTGAAATAATTCACCTACTCAACCTTCTGTAGGAAGCGACGAAACGAATGACCCTGCCGCGCCGGAACAACAACGACATCCTCATCGTCCTCAAATGTTACCACAGCATCATAATCAACTAATACTGTGGATCCATCACGCCTCGGGCCACAAGTGTCAGGAAACACCTGAACAACCGTACCCTCAACACCATTCAATAAGTTACGAACACGCTCACCAATCCGGAACTGCACAGACCCTCCACAACAAGCGGGACTAATACGTTATCGACAAGATACACCAAACAACCAAGCGGAACAAGCACCCTTTTGCAGCCATCTTTTTAGGCCGAAGGCCGTTGTGACCCGCGCCGCAGGCGCAGGAAAGGTCAACCCCAGCGGCCTACGGCCGACGATCGCGAGCGATCGAGCAAAGACAACCCTTCGGGTGAAACCTACCTAGACGCAGGTGTCCCCCCTACCGGGAGCGTAACGGAGCTGCACAGTTTAAAGACTTACGCACGTTCTGGTCTCTTACAAGAGTTAATTCAGGCAGAACCAGCTAACACGTTTCCGTGCGCCTGCCCTCGCAGCGAGAGGTCCCCCGAAAGGGACATCATGACCAGGCTCTCTCCTGTCTACGGTGACAGGTGAGCCTGAGATCACTACAGCATCTGCTCAGCGCCGGGATCATACCTTCCCGGCAAGGTCAACCTGACTTACTTAATCTGACTTCTTAGATTCGACTTCCCAGTATGGGCGGAGAAACTGGACAACGCAAGGAACTACATACTTGCAACAAGGGCCAACGCATGAGAAACTCTTGGTAGTATGAACAAAAGTCTCCTCGAAAAGGAATTTCAATTCTACCCGCGCATCCCTTGTAGCGAGTGCTCGTTCAGTTGGCATCTCGCACCGAGCTGTTCTAAGTGTCACGGTACAGGTTCAGTTTCAGTAATCACGATTTGGCCTAATGAGCGCTACCTGTGAGCGGCGAGCAGCAGCAGGAAACTTTAGAACCACTACCACCCGGAACGATCCGCGGGCGATGCTGGTGTACATGGTGGGTGGCTCTGCCATCCCAGATCTACAACTACTTCTGTCCCGCTTGTGGAATTAATTTAAGACCAGCAGAGCAAGCAGACTTCGACGCCGTAGGAGTCATCTCCCCCATTCAGGAGAAGGATGAATCGCTCAGACCTTATCCAGGTAGCCGTAGACGCAACCGGAATAGCGAATCCGAAAGTGGAGGAGATCCTGGACACGATCCTGGCGACGATCCAACTGAGCCTGGCCTGTGGTGAATCGGTCACTATCCCCAACTTCGGAAGATTCGTACCTCGACAACGCCAAGAAGTAGTTCGGGTAAATCCTAAAACTCGTGAAGAAGTGAAAGTCCCTTCGAAAAAAGCCGTAGCCTTTCTCGCAGCCCCCGCTTTTAAGAACAGGATGAACCGTGCATAAACCTCGTCATTGGAACATCAGAGCCCTGCCACTACCTCATGCTAGTTTCACAATCTTTTCTGACGACGTTCGAAGAATGTGTTCGTGCAGCATCTGTCATCACCGAATCATAAAAGGTGAGCGTCGGATGGTTGTCATGTATGGAACAGGCAGAACTATAAAGCCTAAAAAAGGTGGGCAGATATTCACCATGCGCCAATACTTTCATATGGCTTGTTTCCACAACTACTTCGATGAGCCCAATCTTTGGGCCAAAAAACCTAAAATCATCTGTCTCGACTGCAAAGAAGAAGTACTCACACGTCTACATCCTGCTTACCCAAACCAACGTGGAATCTGGGCATACATTTGCGATCCATGCAGGAAAAGTCCTAGATGGCGGGAATGTAAGTTCTGTGATTATAGCGTTCCACGTTTTCAAGCAAGTCCCATTCTAGAAGAAGGGATTCCGGATGGGCACTTTGTTTGCGACAGGTGCGCTGACGAATGGGCAATTATGACGATCAAGAACCGCAAGAGGCTTCGTAATATGTCAGAACAAGAACGAGATGCCTGGACAAGAGACCACGATCAGTTCAGAGCAACAAGGCAACCGTTCTAATGCAGGGTCGCAAGCTAGATCGGGAGATCCTGCACGAGTACCTCTGGCGTAGGGCTAAAGACTCACATCAGCATTTAACTGAAGTTTACCAAACGGAAGTAGCCCATGAGTTCCGGGTTACGAATGCGACCATGAGCTTAGCGATGACCGATCTCTCCCAAGAGGGCCGTATCAAGAAGATCAAAGCGAAGAAGAACAACGTCGGGATCTACTGCATCAAGGATCCTAAAGAGTTTTCATGCTAGACGGATCTAGAGGCAAAGGGATGATGTCGAATCATCCTATCTTACATATGCTCGTAAAGAAGATGCAGCCCGCCTGGAACGGAGGAGCGGATAAAGTGGCACAACTAGATCAGATCATCCCACAAGAAGCTGTGCTGGCAATCCTGGGGGAGCCAGAGCTATCTGGAGCCCATGACCAGTCCGTAGTCCACGCCACTCTCAAACTGCTATCGCTGTGGATGGTTGAGAACGGCTACAGAATAGTACGGGGACCAAATGAGTAGCGATGTCCACACCTACGGCGAGCAAGCCAAACAGACTGAGTACGCATTCCAACGTCCTTGGCAGGCACGAGCAGTAAGAAAGCTGCTATTAGGTCCGCTGTGTGCAGTGACTGTGAAGCTCAGCCGAATGCAGAATCGCGTCTCACTCTGGTCGCAACGAAAATTCCCAGCCCAAAAATGAGACTGCTGGGCGGGGATCTGCCCGCCCAGCTTCTGTCTCTCCACCAAACCCAGAACTTGGGGGTGGAAGCTTGATGACCACTTTACCACACCAGTAATCGTCCTAAACATGCCAACACTGAAGTTTCTCAGTGACTTAAGTCTCACCGACAATCTGGACTAGGTACCATCCCTCACGGGTAGCCTCAATGGTTTCTGGATCGATCGAACCTTCCATCAGTTTAGCAATCAGAAATTCCAGTTTCGCTACCTTAAGCTCCAGGGATTTGATCTTGTCCTCAGCTACCGGCCAATTCCGTTCACTCGTTCGAGGAAAGTATTGGCCCCTTTGGGCTGCCATGAGCCCGGAGATTAATTGTTGAAGTTCTGGGTTCGTTGTGTCAGGCATCATCTGAAACCTCTCTTCAACTGTAAGTATGTACGAACGACTTCATCGGCTTTCTCGTCAGCACAGATGTTGCAGATCGGTCCCCAATTTTTATGACAATAAGGACAGATTAGAAAGGTCGCAACGAGCCGTAGAACTTCTTCCTTAATTTTGTCAGGTTGAGTCCTACTCCAGAGAATGGTGCTATACCGTTCAATGGCAATCTTATCCCCGTTCAGTACCGAGTAACACACAACGACCTTCTTGTCGCCTATGAACTCTAAGAGCATCTTATTTGTAGGCCGGTAAATAACCCTAGTATAGGATTTACGGTCCAATGCGAATGAATTATCACTCTTACGTATCTCGAAATCCTGAGGGTTTAGGGCAGAAGAAGATACAGGCGTTGGTTCCATGGAGCCCCCGCGAGGAGTCGAACCTCGGATTATTCTTTACGAAAGAATCGTGTTGCCATTAGCACTACGGAGGCATAATGAAGGCAGGAGGCCCCGCAGGTCAATGGCAATTACCAAGTCCGCTTCCTCCTGCCTTCAATGGCAACTCTATGTGATCAGTCGTTGACCGTCAACCGAATTTTGGCCAAGGCAGATCGGTCTCTTCTGTGATCTTCGAATCCTCATAGGGTCGATGAACCTGCTGCTGCCATTCAGACTCGGCATCCCGACAGGCTGCCATCGCATCCGAGGAAGTTTGATAGCGAAGACCCTCAGGATTGTCTCGAATGTATCTGATCATTAGCATATCTATCAGATACGTGAGTTCACCCTTGGACTCGACATATGGAAGGATAGCGAGCCACTGCTCAAACTTTTCCCTCTTCGGATAATTCTTAATATAAGGCATTTAACATTATAGCACTCAAGCGGTAGACACGGGGATCGAACCCGCAACGGTTTTCACCGCGCCTCATTTCCAATGAGGTTCCTAACCATTCGGATATCTACCCAAACGCTTTCACTACGCAGCGGCCAACCCATTCAGCCATTTGAGGAACTACGGCGTTTCCGAGGCTTTTAAGTCGGTCCACCCGCTTGGGAACCCCATGAGCCACTCGACCCACGTCGGGTTCAACGGCCCACCAACCATTATTATAAGAGGCTCGGATCCTTCTGAGTTCTTCGACCGCATAGCGCCCTTGAAAGACCGAGAATCCCGAGCTATCGGAGTCGGCCATAGACCCTTGCTGGCCATCGTATTCAGGCTCATACGTACCGGTCCTGTCCTCCCCATCGCTCCGCCCTGATTTGATCCGTAACTCGTTGCGCTGGGAGTAGGCAAGGAGGAAGATCCGGTAACGGAGGTGCGGGGCACCAAAGGCTGCCGCTGGAATAGTTTCCCATTCAGCATCGTACCCGACTTCGGCCAAGTCCCCGAGAACGGTATTGATTCCTCCCCCCATAAGGAGGCCCGGAACGTTTTCCACGAGGACGAACCTTGGTCGTAACTCGCAAATGGCATTATGAAATTCTGGCCAGAGCCACCGTTTATCGGCGGTTCCGAGTTTCTTCCCCGCGACGCTGAATGGCTGACAGGGGAATCCCCCGCAGATGACATCGACATTTTCTACTTCGCTCCAATCAATCTGTGTGATATCCCCATAATTGGTAACCTCAGGCCATTTCTTGGCTAAGACCTTGGAGCAGTAAGCATCAATCTCAGATTGCCATTTGACTTCCATACCGGCTCGCTCAAGCCCAAGATCAATACCACCGATGCCCGAGAACAGTGAACCGACAGTCAACGCCATTTATAAAGTTTATCATATCCTTGCATATTGCGTAATAAAGCAGAAGTCAGAAGCGGAAACTGGACGGATCGAACGCCTACGTTTTACCGTACCCCAGGGTTCAAACCTGGTTAGGGACCATTCCCTGGCAGCTTCCCGGATGGAAAATATACTTTCTCTAAAGGGGTTTCATGGTCATTATAACGACCATCGAGCGGTAGGGGAGGGAATCGAACCCCCAGACCTATTACGGTCCACAGTTTTCGAAACTGCTTGGCGCTCCAATGCCGGACCTACCTAGAATAACGGTTTTTTAGTTCAGCTCTAAACGCCCAGAAGTCCTGAATGTCCTTAACATTATCTGCAACTTCGATTTCGTCAACACAGCTATCGCAGATCATGTAAGCAGCTTCGATCTCAACGTCAAGATTAAGTACGTCTACTTCCAAACTACAGCGACGACACTTGCCAAGTTCATAATATTCATACTCGTCAAAGCGAATGTATCTTCTCTCGCCGTGCTTATCTAGCATTACACTAGATTGACCAGGCCCCGCCTGGCACCCCAAGATTAACCAGTTCCTTTACGGTATTTTGAGCACGTTCTTTAGTGAGTTCTATTTCTTCCTGCGAGAGGGCAATCCATTCCAGGAAGTCCCCTTCGAGGATGTCACTATGATAGTGGGTTGCACACCACATGCAGACACACCAGTCGTAAGGTGTCGGATTGCCCGCACGTTGGATTCGTGAGTCAGGTCGCCTAACATAGAGGGAACCCGGTTCGACCTTACCCGTACAGAGTGGAGCCCTCGTATTAAGGGACTCCCTCGCATTAAGCTGGATGTCAGTACCCCAACAGTCCCGTTCGGTGTTGGATCTCATGACTTCCCATTTGTCTCGATTTGACGAGACTTTATAATATCCGTTTCTAGCCATGTGCCCCCGGTAGGAATCGAACCTACGACTTGAACGTTAGGACCGTTCCGCTCTGTCCACTGAGCTACGAAGGCAGGATTGTACCAGTTTCCCAATCATATCGGGCTTCCTTACCGTACTTCTTAATGAAACGCTCTTTGTGATTGGCGGGGGAGACAACGAATCGCTTCCATTCGCGACTCCAAACAGAGCGTTTCCAGTCATAACATTGTGTCTTAGCCCCGATTGACCAGTGCCACTTCTTTCCAAAGTATTTGAATCTCTGTGGGCAACCGTATGCACGCACATCCTCAGTCCATGGAGCATCCCACACCAGCCAACGGCCAGAGGGTGGACTGGTGACGTGGCCCCATACGCCTTCCTTGAAGCTGAACTTCCATTTGCTGTATTCCATTTTAGGAATCCGTGACGTGGATTAGCCGATCAGGTACTTCTTCGCCCACGAAGGCAGGACGCCATTCTGCGAATGAAGGATTAGCCCGAGGTTCGTCAATCTGCCAACGCCAGTCACCCCAAGGATTGCCGTTCTCATCGAGAGAACGGATGAACCAGCCAAACTGTTTCAGAGAATGATTCACCAGCGATCCTTCTTCTTCAGTTCTGCATCATTGGATACAGACTTCTGGTCGCGGTACAGCATCCAGATGTTGTGAGCTATGTTGACGATTGCTTCCTCAAAAGTCTTGCCACCCGTATCGACACGGTGTTCGTGGGAACTAATACCCTGAGGCAGGAACTCTCGTTCGTGCTCCTGAAGTTCTGAAGACTCCATGTAGGGACCCCATTCGATCCAAATGTTCGTTTCTGTGTTCGGCTTGTTGTCCTCGACGCGCTTCGTTTCCGAGTTAACCTTCATGATCATCAGGGAGTGGTTCTGCTCCCACCAGGATTCAATCCATTTTTTATTGAGAATCCGCTGGTTAGCGGGGTGCTCAGTACAGAATCTCCAAGCGCGGTAGAAATCCTTCGGGTCTTCTAGGTACTGCTTGAGAGCTTTCTTCCAGGTCCTTGCCCTTATGACGGAAAGGTCAGCATTCAACAATGCTTTCTGCTTCTCGCTCATGTGGAAGACGTTTCTTCCCTTCTTATCTTTCTTGAAATACTTCATAGTCCGGGTAGAGGGATTCGAACCCCCGACTTCTGCGTCCCAAACGCAGCGCTCTGGACCAAACTGAGCTACACCCGGTAGATTATTTTTTCATTTGACGTAAAGGGCGTTGCGTGCGCCCCTTCTTGTCGCCATCCATCTCTACGGCAGCTACGGGGTCTAGACCCATGTCACGACGACCAGCATTACAGCAAGCCGTCATGAAAGCAAGACGAAGACGCTTGTAGTCCTTGTCGTCAGGGTTATAACCCTCATACCTGCTTGCTGTCGGAAATTTCATCCAATTCCTCAATCAATTCCTCAAAGAGTTTCCCGGTAACAATCTGGTTCAGCTCACCAAAGAGTTGGTCCAATCTATCCGCAGCCTCATCATCCTCAACGTAGAAAGCGTTATCTCCGAGAGCATTCACAAGTAGCTGACCCAACCTGAATTGAGGATAGGCATGCCATGTTTTCCTAAGTTTAGAGATTACCACCTCGATGCGCTGTGGATCACGACTCCACTCGTTGCCAGTTGCAAGATTACGACCTGGACGCCACTTTGAACGGTCTGTCATTTTTCCTCCTACGACATAGTAACAGGGGAGGCATGCTCTGGTACTCAAATGGCTAAGGTAGCGAATCCTAGCTGCATGCCCAGTTGCATGCCTCCCCAAAGTACCCACAGAGGGATTTGAACCCCCGACACACGGCTTCGTAGGCCGTTGCTCTAGTCCGGACTGAGCTATGTGGGCAAGAATTCAATCATTGTCATCGAAAGAAATCATACCTTTACGACGCCATCCCTGAATTTGCTTCGAAGGATCAGTGAGGAAAGTGTCCTTAAAATTGGGCATTAATCACCCTCGATGAAGATGCACTCGCCGGGACACTCCTCGGCGGCTTCGATGGTAGCTTCAAGAAGTTCATCGGGAACGCGAGCCAGTCCGCGACCCATCTTGAAATGAGGAGTTCCATCTTCATCATATTCTAGCGTGGTCTCAAAGTATGCGCCATCTTCACGCACATAAGCCAAGCCATCATCATTCATGAAGAACACGGCAGGAGCTATCTCAACACATAGTCCATCGCCAGTGCATAGTAATTGATCAATCCATACCTTCATGAGTAGACGGAGGGGGATTCGAACCCCCACGACCTTTCGGTCACTAGCCCCTCAAGCTAGCGCGGCTGCCAATTACGCCATCCGTCCTAGGCCGGGCTTTCGCCCAGCGATGGAGATTAAGCTACAGGTGCGGGCGCAGCGTCATTACCCTGTGCTGCAATCACTATAACGACATCGGTTGACCAATATTTCATGTTCTAAAAAAGGAAACGAAACCCTAGCGATTTGCCTAAACATGGATCGTTCAAGGGTCTTCAGGTCAATGCCTCATCAGCGCGAGGCGAAGCGTCCACACCAATTGAGGCGGGCTATTCCCAGTCAGGCTGGGCGAGCGCATGCTCCTAGTGGCTCAGTCTTGCCAACTGAGTCCTATTGGTTTGATGTTGCTTCTGCCCTAAGTCGCATCACCGGCAAAAGGGAGAGGCTAGCAAAGAGCTTACTCATATTGTTTGGAGTGGGACCGGAGGGAATCGAACCCCCGACGCACTGGGCTTCAACCAGACGCTCTACCAACTGAGCTACAGCCCCGTAAGAAATGGGGACGGGAGGAACGATATTTGCGGCCGTCGTTCCCTGATCCCGTCCCCCTTTAAGGAGCGCCAGCCCGCCCGCGTCCCGCAAAAGCTAGCTGTCGCATCCAAATGGTGGCGCAGTCGAGAATTGCACTCGAAACTCCTGGGCATGAACCAGGCGTGATACTATTTCACTACCGCGCAACGATATGTCAAACTAGACTAATACTTAATATCGGTGTAGTCAAGTCTTTTATTAGTAGCCCTGGAGGGAGTCGAACCCTCATCCCCGATAGGGAGCGGTATTTGAAGCCGCCGCGTATGCCATTCCGCCACAGAGCCGTGGAACGGGAGACGGGGATCGAACCCGCAACACCGAGATTGGAAATCTCGTGCTCTACCAAATTGAGCTACTCCCGCAAAGCGTATTTCTTTTCCAAACGATATTGAGCCGCCCCTGGGACTCGAACCCAGCACATCCACTTTACAAGAGTGGTGCTCTACCAGATGAGCTAGAACGGCGTGTTCCTCCCAGGGAAAGCGAGAGCTTCACTCTGTCGGTCCATGACCGAGTACGGGTGAAGCAGGTCGTCCTGCCTGTCACTTGACTGGTGCTGTCGGACAACTGGAGATCTATTACGCAGGGTATTCCAGTCTAAGTAATCGGGTTACGATCTCGTCACACCTTGTGTGCTAGATAGACCTTTGTACGCTGCAACTCCAAATGGGTTATGCAATATGGGAGGAAGCGAGCCGCAGATGGGATTCAAACCCACGACTTCCTCGTTGGCAACGAGGTGCTCTAATCACTGAGCTACTGCGGCGTGTGCTGGATAACAGACAAGGGTCGTGCGTGCGGATCCAGCATCCGCTAGTACGGCAGGGTGGGATCGAACCACCGAATCTCGACTATATAAGAGTCGCGCCTTAACCACTTGGCTACTGCCGCATAGTAGGGGTACCGGGACTCGAACCCGGATGGCCTTAGGCCAGAGGGGCTTAAACCCTCCGCGTCTGCCGATTCCGCCATACCCCCAGAAGTAAGCGCCGTTTTTCCTCTTAAACTACTTCACCTAGCTGACGATGCCCGCCGCTGTGTAACTGACTCACTTTGGGCGACCCGGAAGATGAGGGTGGATTCGAACCACCATTAGCGCTACGTGCGTTCGGGGAGAGTCGAACTCCCACGTCCTTGAAGACACTAGGGCCTAAACCTAGCGCGTCTGCCATTCCGCCACGAACGCGTGGAGCCATCGACAGGAGTCGAACCTGTATCGCACCCGTACCAAGGGCGAGTTCTACCATTGAAACTACGACGGCGTTACAGTATTGGTAATTGGTGGAGGATAACCCCCAGACATCGAAAGGATCTTTGACGACTGAGGCCGTTTACTGTCAACTTACGGTATATTCCACTCTTATCACATGACAGTTGGACCAATCACCGAGTACCCCTACGAGGAATCGAACCTCGATCGGCCGCTTAGAAGGCGGCGGCTCTGTCCGTTGAGCTATAGAGGCAAACCATTTAGCTGCATATACGTTTCCAGTAGTGCGTTACGTGCAGCCTCGATCTCTTCATCGGTTGGCAAAGGACCGAGCATCCTTGCGATCTTCGACATTACTTGAACAGCTTCTGCCCAATCCTTTGCTATCAATTCATCGGTCTGCCACTCGTCCTTGAGGAACCGGGAGAAGGCATCGAAAGTAAAATGATCCAACAGAGCCAGTTCTCCAACCGAAGAGAAGTCCTCGAAAGGAGAAGGACAAGAACAACCAGAATCATGAGCCCAATATAGATTGCCGTCAAGGTGCTGCCATACGCAAATCAGATTGAACGAGTAAGACATATTGCTCTCACTCAATTCCTTAACTAGCTGTAGACCAAAGTCTTCTGGGCTGTAATACAGGTTGGACATTATCCTCCTTCCTAAAACAGATTAATGCTTGAACCCTTCAGTTTCGATCGGCCGGGAATTGAACCCGATCTACCGCCATTCAAGGGCGGTCGTGCGGCCACTACACCACCGACTCTATCAGGAATCGCCCAATAGATAAAACTGCTTACCACTTGGTACAGAACGTTTTCAGCGTTCCCTTGGTTTTGCATTAATCACACAAGACAAGCCAATGCCGAACACTTTGTTCTAGCAAGCCTCATGTAATGGCGACCCTAGCGGGATTTGAACCCGCGATTTCCTCCGTGACAAGGAGACGGGGACGGCCAGACTCCCCTATAGGGCCAAGGTAAGAGCAGGGATACCACCCAATTTGCAGAGCGACTAGCACTATCACGTCCCTCGCTACTGATCCAATTCAGTCAAGACGCAACCTCAGACTACTCTAGGAAACGCGTGTTAGTTCCATTCCACTTCGCCTTTAGTTTACAAACACCCTGCTTCACAGTCAGGGTCTACTCTTACGCGGAAGATAGAGGATTCGAACCTCTGAGCCCTTTCGGACCATGGGTTAGCAACCCACTGCAATTGACCGCTCTGCCAATCTTCCTTGTTGTCAATCAAGATGCTTAGCCGTCACAATGATACGTAGAACGTGTCTGTGACAACGGTGGGAGAAGAGGGAGTCGAACCCCCAATGAGTTTCCTCGTCTGGGTTACAACCAGGTGCAATACCATTATGCGATTCTCCCTAGATGCCAGTACTCTCCTGGCTGTTGTTCAGTCGTGCGCGGACTTTGGGTGGCTGTCCTTGCCGCCGCTCTTCAAGAAGGCGCGACGCTCTGCAATCACGTCGCGACCCGATTCGTCCCTGGGTCCGGCCTTGCCGGCGAACTTCGCGCGACTCTCCTGTACCTCTGGAAGCGCACGGACCCGTTCAGCCGCGGCTCGCGCCGAACGAGTCTCGTGGAACATCGAGACGGCGGTGCGGACACCGGCGGTAGCGGCCGACTTGGCATCAGTGATCACTCGCTTCGTGCGCGAGTGCGATCCCCGGCCACTCATCTCGCTCGCCGCCACTGCCTGCCTCCTCGCGGATCCGTGGCGCTCACTCTGCGCGCGCAACAGAGGAACGACGATACGCGAACTACATCCGTGTGAACAGGGGAATCTTGATTGACGGGGTTCACGTTGTCGAGCATCTCGCGCTCTCCGTGGTTCCAATCTCATACGCGGTGGCGCTCAGTGAGCTTCTCAGAACGTTCCCTCGGTGGATCTGCCCGGAATCGAACCGGGGTCTTGTGCTTCGTAAATAGTCCGTCTACTGGTATAGCCATTTAGGGATGGCTCCCATATTTTCAGTCTTTCCTGAAAGTCAGCCCCTTCGGGGGTGCCACCCTAGCTCTAGGGAACGGGCCACGGTTAACCGACCGGGCACGGGGTCACTTTGGATAATAAGGCGAGGTGACCTACCCCAGACGACCCTCGTTAGACGAGGGCACCCTCGTAAGAAGCCACAAGGGCTTCGTACTCAGCGTCGATGTTGTCCATTGCGTTGCCAGTTAAGGCTTGTGAGTTCTTTAACGTCCCTACTCTGGACGACCAGCGAAACATACCTCGGATAACACAATCGAAGCCTGTCAGACCCAAGGGGTGCAGAACTTCCGTCTGCTTATCAATCGGGGACCCTAGCTCCCGTCTTGGATACTTCCCGAACAGTGTCCTAGGACTGATCCGGGGTTCTCCTCGAAATTGTCAAACTTCCCCACCAGTGTAAGGGGCACCAGGAACTTCAATTGCTCCCTGGTTGAGTTGCTCAGTACGCTGCTTCCGCATTGCTTCGACAGCCTGAGCTACCAGTCTATCCACATCCTCCTGCTTTACAAGAGGAGGGTTTGCTATGACCATCGTAAACGAAAGTAGCTGATTGATCAAGGCTGCTTTCATCCAGAAGAAGATAAATGCTGTTGGTTGGCCACCTTCACCTGGACCGATTGTAACGTCCCAGAGGATCTCATCGGGAGTTACGTCCTTTTGGACTGCACTCTCGAAATATTCCTTTAGTGTATCTGATAGTGCTGGCATACTTCTCCTTGAGCTTCAACTGAGTATCGGTAGCAGGAGTTGAACCTGCACAAAGAGCTTATGAAACTCCTACCCTACCATTAGGTTATACCGACTTGGGGTGGCTAACCAGATTCGAACTGGCACACACTTGGATCACAACCAAGGACTCTACCGTTAAGCTATAGCCACCATGGAGTTGCACATCACAAAAATTGTGGTGTTTGCAGCATCGGTCATAGTAAAGAAACCGTGAACTACCCAACCTTCTTGAATCAAAGAGTCTACGTTCTCGTAACCGTATCTGTCGTCAATACAAATGTAAACGTATAAGGATCTCATGGGCAGGTTACTAACCGCTTCCACCCTGTAAGGATGGTGGCGCGGGGTTCTCCGCTCTTAGCCAACTTGTCCCAATAATATTGCGTCCAACATTACTGTCTGGCACCCAAGCTCCCAGGGAGGGATTCGAACCCCCGACATATCCGTTAACAGCGGATCGTTCTGCCACTGAACTACCCAGGAAAGTTATCAAGATCTCGGATAGTCCTTGAACTTAATGGTATCAAAGAACCCGTCGATCTCGTCTTTCTTCCATCCTTGCTCCAACATTAAGTATTCCTCCGTGACATCCCTGCCTTCCATCGACCACCAGATAGCACAATCTTCCTGGCCGTCGCAGTCTGGATCGAGGATCCCCCAGGCTTCATCAACTATCTGATCAGCCTGCACAAGAAGAGTCTGATCTTCTTCGTATTCCCAGTCGATCACTAGCCGGTAAACCTTCTTCATAGTTATCCCCAGGTACGGTTAATGTGATGAGGCGAATATACCGCCCCGTCAAGCATCCTTTGGGCAACTATGAAGTATCAACTGGTATTATCAGGGAATAATTCACCTCCCTACTCCTAATACATAGGCGAGCGCGTGCTCCTGTGCTCTCCATGATTTCTGGAGTAGCCACCGCCACCAGAGGCTCCACCTAATAGAAAGGCGAGGGTAATGACGACAGGAGGCGAACAAAGTGGAGCCTCGGGGAATCGAACCCCGACTCCCTGCGTGCAAAGCAGGAGTGCTTGCCGTTATCACTAAGGCCCCAAAGAGCGCAGTAACATACCTACGCTCGTCGCTTCCATATTCAGTTATCAACATACAAGTGTCAGGACGAACATCATGTTGCATCCTGGCGGTACACCCGGTCGGGTTCGAACCGACGACAATCTGCTTAAGAGGCAGCTACTCTACCCACTGAGTTACGGGTGCTCGGTTTTCAAATGTAGTACGCCCCCAGGGATTCGAACCCTGAACCTTGTGATTAAAAGTCACTTGCTCTACCGTTAAGCTAGAGGCGCTCATTGTCAATCTATTTCGTGACCCCGGCAGGATTTGAACCTGCGACACATGGCTTCGGAAGCCATTGCTCTGTCCTCTGAGCTACGGAGCCAAATTTGTATTGCGCTCGGGAGGAAGGAATCGAACCCTCATAGTGAGTGCCAAAAACTCACGTCCTGCCTTTAGACGACTCCCGAATATGCATTGCGCTCCGGGGGAAGGGTTCGAACCTTCAGCCTTCGGCGTCAGAAGCCGCTGCGCTGCCAGTTGCGCCACCCCGGAAAGGTCACAGGGCGGGTATATGGCCCTGCGTCTTACAGTCGGTCCCCATGCGCGACCGACAAGCCCGTTTTACCGGGCTTCTGATTCGATGTCGGTTGCATATAGGTTGCGAACATGGCACGGGTGGAAGGATTCGAACCCTCAGCGCGCTGGTTTGGAAGCAGCCGTTCTGCCAATTGGAACTACACCCGTATGTACTTGCGTACCCTCGACGGGACTCGAACCCGCAGTATCTGCCGTGAGAGGGCAGTGAGTCTAGCCATTCCTCCACGAGGGCGTATCCAAATAACTATCTCAGGTATCGACATCCATGTCAAGGTATTTACGTCCGGGCTCGTTGTAATCACATTATCGAGTGGGGAAGGAGCCAGGGGGAGCACTGAAGCCACATCTGGCACTGACCCCGCAGGCACACTGCGAGGTTGAGCTCACCCCCGGCCCCCTGCGCTTCACCCGCCAGGGGGGGCTGGGCGAGGTGAAGCGCACGGGACCGGGAAGTTGTTACGACGTGCGGTTCTGACTCACCGAGCCGCGGGCAAGAGCCCGGACGGGACTCTTTACATCGGGTTGTTCACCATCCCCCAATCGGGCACACTGGATTCGGGTCCGACGGCCTGTCTGCGGGCCAACAGGCAGGTGCTCCGGTCCAGAAGTCGTGGTGCGTCACGCCGTTGGCTTGGAGCACAATCGAGTATGTGAAGATCCTCGGCGTTCCGTTGGCCCTGTACCCGAGTGACACCACCGACAGCCCGTAAGGGTTGTAGCTGCACGACCGCATCACGTCAGCGGCGTAAAGCACGTAGTTGCCACCGATGTTCGGGAGCGTGAAACTGTCGAGGCATGACTGCCCGAAGATCCACCGGGCACGAGCAACGAGCGCAGTCCCTGTCGCAGACCCGACGCTTCCCGGCGTTGCGACGATCGCAGTACCCGCCGCCGTTCCGGCCCGGTCACCCCAACGGAGACCCGCTACCGGCCAGGCGTCGGCCCGTGTGGCTACGGCGGTCACGCCGAGCACGACGACGACCGCCGCAGCGATGAGCCGCCACCGGCCCTTCGGCTTCGGGCGGACGGTGGTGGCCCGCTGCATCCGTTCGGCCTGAGCGTGTTCGTGTGCTGCCTGCCGTTCAGCGTTCAGCTTGTCGAGTTCGTTCATCTGTGCTCCGTTTCTTCTGCATAATCGTTCCTTCTGTTTTCTCGGGGACCGCGACCGAAGCCGCGGTCCCCGCACTGTTACCTACGCCTGACAGCAGGGGCAATAACAGCAACTGTTGCTGCCTTCACTGCATCAGACTTCTTGGGCTTGGTCACCCTGAGCTTGAGTAGTTCCTTCATTGGCACCTCCCTTCGAAGGTTCGCGCAGAAAAATCCAAACAAAAAGCCCAAAGATTATGAGGACATCAGCAATGTTAAATACGATGTTCGTGCCAGGTAGCGGAATCCAGTCCCACACTGCACGGTGAACGGCAAAATCGATCAAATTTCCTGCCACGCCAGCAGCTACAAGAGTTAGACCAGTCATTTCGCCCAAGTCTGAGCCCATGACGTGGTATGACCAGATCACGACTGCAACAGCCAAGGCAATCAATCCCACATAGAAAAGATCTGCGTCTTCGAAAATGCCTAGCGGGCCGGACGCGTTAGAGTACGTCCAACCCAGGCCGTAAGCGGCATACTTAGTGATCTGGTCCAGAAAAAACGCTGAGAATCCTAAGATCATCAGCGTTCGAAGCTGACTCATGGTACCCCCAGTCTACAGAATCTTTCGGCTCACGCAAGAGCTTATGTTACGTTGGTCACGTTTTCGTTTGTCCGTTATGGGCCATTAAAGCCGGTAAGATACAGGTTGTCGAGCAGGCAAAAACCTCCTGCCACTTAAGATCTTTCCAAATCGGCCTCCCCGTAATCTTAAACCAATCCATGCCTTCATTGTCAGACATAGATGAACAGGCCGGATTGTCGCACTCAACGAAAGTTACCTTAGCCAAAGCATGGTCCTTCGTGGAGACATTTCGCCCGCCCGTCTTCTGGCATTTCACAACTAGCCGGTTCTATTCGACAACGCCTACAGTAAGATGTTCGATAGTATCGAACTATAGGCCATATGTGACAGTTACATCTACCCCACCAGATCAACGGGTCTTCAGGTAGCGGACTATCTTCCAGTTCCCTGCCTTGGCGATCTTGTTCGCCTGCCACCATTTACCAAATCCTCTGACGTTTCCGTTACGGTCTCTTACGGTGTAGAGATCCCACTGTGATCTGAGCATGCGCTAAGCCTAGACCCACTGTCAAGAGTCTCGGACGAGCCTATCAATGCATTCCTTCAGGGTTATAGCCGGAGTCCAACCCAACTCGATCAGCTCTTTGCCTTCGATCTTCGGGTAACGCTGATCATATCCAGGTCGTAGATCTCCTACCTCCATAACCTCGTAGTCTAAGGTCATACTGAGAGCGGCAGCCACCATGCGAGCTACATCAAGATTAGAGTGTTCCTCGCCACCCGGCAAGTGATAACGATTTGGACCGTGAGACTTAAAAGTTGGTCCTGCTTCTAAAGCCACATCAAGAGCAGTAACCACATTCTGAACTGGATTCCAATAACGCATCCCAACTACACCATTGGCTGCATGAACCTTAATTGTCTCCCCTGCCTTGATGGCACGAATGATCTTCGGAATGAACTTCTCTGGGTCCTGACCGGATCCGACAACGTTCGAAGAGTTCGTGATGATCACTGGCACTCTGTAGGTGCGCCAGTAAGCAATTGAGATCATCTCCTGAGCGGCCTTAGAAGCCGCATAGGGGTTAGATGGACGCAATGCCTGTGTCTCGTCCACTAGGGGGCTGGAATCGCCGTAGACCTCATCTGTGGAGAACAGGAGGAAGGTCTCGGGTGGGTGTGCTCTGGCATATTCGAGCATGGTGAGCATAATCCGAACATTATTCTCGATCGTGGAGACCGGATTTTGGATCGAACGATCCACATGACTATCGGATGCTAAATGCAGGATCGTGTCAAAGGTTCCAAGATCTGGTAGGTCTCCGGCTAGGTCGCAGGTCAGTATCTCGACCCTAGAATTAAGGCTTTTACTAAGTCGCCTTGGATCTCCACGATGCCGGAAGGAGGCTAAAACAGTCACTTCGGCATCGGTGGTATTAAGGAGATGGTCTAGGACATGAGCCCCGACAAAGCCAGAACCACCAGTTAACAAAACACGTTTTCTCGTAACTTTGGCTTCGGGTACACCTAGCCGGTCATATTCCATTCACATCTCCTTGTTTCGTACTTGCATGTCCCTCCCGGAGCGGACACGCAAGATTGTGTTCGTCCCACATCAGACCGCAAGTGCAGTTCACGATATGCCGGGCCTTCTCCTCCTCAGCCAGGGCTCGGAGGGCTTCTCGAAGCCAGTCACGGTCGGCTTCCGCTGCGAGGGCTCTCTTGCGCCAGTCGTGCACGTCTTCGAGGCCCCCAGGGCCGAGTGGTTTGCTCATCGTCTGACTCCCTCACTCATGGCTTCGGCTCATACTCGTCTCGGTCTCGGATGAGTGCTTCGAGGTTGGGGAGCGTGTCGCCCCAGACTTCGGTCGCCCCTTCGGGGACGTTGCCGAGCGCCTGGGATATGCGCCACGACACGGTGTTGAGGGTCATGGAGTGCTCACGAAACCGGTCTCTCTCGCGTAGGGCCGCGTCACGTTCGGCTTCGGTCCGGCGTAGAGCCGTTACAAGACGAAGGCCCGCGTGCAACAGCAACGCCCCATCTTGGACGGCCGTGTTCGTGTCGTGATAGAGCCAGCTTCTCGTCGCCTCGTTCCACGCGGCTACCTCGGGGGGCTCTACATGGTCAGTCATGGCTTCTCCAGTTCTCGTCTCGTAGCGAATCGTTGTTCGTCTAGTTCAAGCGTGCGCCGCCATCTCTCGGCCTTCTTGATCGCACGCTTCTCACCGAAAGCGAACTTGCCACCCACGATGTGGCTCCATCCGACACCGGCGTCGATGTACCAGAACCATCGGCTCGTCTGCCGAATGCTCACGGTCACGTCCCGATCAACTTCAAACGTCGCGGGTACAGGGTCACTCATGGTCACGCTCCCATCGGACTGAACCGTCCGCCATCAAAATGAGAATGAGATAGTCGAACTGAGCAATCGGGTCACCGTGAGCGCCGAGATACCACTGTGCTGGCACTGAGATTCGACGCACGACTACGGGGTCGGTCACGGCTTCCCCCAGATGGTCAGCGCTGACGTAATGCCCTTCGTCCCAGCATTGAACGCAGCACGCACACCCGCGACGGGCTCGTCGTCTTCGTAGAACCCCTCGGTGTCAGTGCTGGTAGCAGCCAGGGCATCGCGAGCCGACGTGATTGCGTCCGTCCGCTCAATGCCACCGCGGTCGAGCACCACCGAGTCGAAGATGGCTCGGAGTGCTTCTCGGAGACGGTCTCGTTCGGCTTCTGCGGTCTCGGCGCGTTCGCTCAATGCAAGTGTGTGCTCCCGAGAGTCAACCGTGCCATCACGCAGAGCCCCCAGAATGACTTCCTGGGCGGTCGGGTGATGCCCACCCACGCCAGGCTGGTTGGGGTCGGGAATCATGGCTCGGAGACGGTCGCGTTCGACGGTCAACTCTCGGGCTTCGAGGTCGTAGTCCTGACGGAGCGACTCGCTCGTTTCGAGCATCCGTTCCGCGGTCTCGGCGCGCTCACTGGCTGCTACAAGAGCAGTAGCGAGAGCATCGCCCGCTTGCTTGACTGTGGGCGTCTGGATTAGGTCACCGAAGCGTCTAGCCTGCGCCTTGTTCCACGCGGCTACCTCGGGGGGCTCTACAGGGTCAGTCACGAACGGCCTCCCACAGTTCCTCGGCGTAGTGCGCCACCGGAGCAAGCGCCCACTCGGGCACGCCCATCTCATCCAGCCGGTCAAGCACTTCGATGATGTTCTTGTACCGAGTTAGTGCGTCCGAGGGCTCAGTCATGGCTTCTCAGCTCCTTCGGGGAGCATGACTACAGGACGACCCCAGCCGTACTCTTCGCAGTTGTTGCACCACGCCGGCTGGTCTTCCTCGGTCCAGTTGCCGTCCTCGCCGGCTGCGACGGCCGTGGTCACCGGGGCGGCTCCTAGAGCTGCGAGTACCAACTCGGGGGCGGCCAGGACATGCTCGATGACTTCCGCCCGTGCGATCTCATCCAACTCGTCGAACCAGATGAGGATGTCCTTCAGTTCGGCTCTTGCTTCGTCGCGGGTCATGGGTTCGGCTCCTCGGTGGCAGCCAGGGCTCGGTTCACGATCACGTCGATGGCGCTGAGGTCGCGTTCCAAGTCACCACGTTCGCAGTCGTCCATCTCGCCCGCGATGTAGTCGGTGCGCTCCCCAACCTCGTGGAGTGCTTCTCGGAGACGGACGAGTTCGGCTTCTGCTGCATTCGCTCGTTCTTCCTGGTCGCGGCACGCACCGATCGACCAGCTAACCTGCTTCTCTGCTGCATAGCGATATCGGAGTGCCGCTACAAGAGCAGCCGCGAGAGCCTGACCCGCGTAAAACAGCAACTCCTCATCTTGGACGGCTGCCGCTTTGTTCCAGAGCACTACCTCGGGGGGCTCTACAGGGTCACTCATGGGTTCGGCTCCTCGGTCGAACATCGCCTCAGGGATGCCGGGGTTGCAGTCATAAGGCACGGTCTCTGCTTCCGGTACAGGGAACACGCTCGGTTCGCGGGTCACGGGCTCACTCATGGTCGCCCAATCCAGCCGCCGAATATCGCACCAGCCAACCCCGCTGTGAGCAGCAACGTGATTCCGACGAAGATTTGGTCCAGTTCACTCATGGTCGGCTAGCAGTGCCTCAGCGACGATACGAGCAACCCGATGATCGACATGCCCCCACGACTGCCCCGACCCTGGTATGTACAAGTCCGGGCGGACATCCCGTTCTGCCCGCAGCACTGACTGGATACGTTCCGTCAGAGCACTCGCGTCCCCTCGATCCTTTATGAGTGGGGTTCGCCGCCTCGCCGGTGTTCCGAGAAGCACTCCAACGGCAGTGCGGACACCCTCGAACACCCACGATGCTTTGACGTACTCATCGTTCCACCCCGGATGGGTCTCCGGCTGTATCTCCGCTAGCCGTTCCAGTGCTTCTCTGAGATGGTCGCGTTCGGCGCGGTAGCGATCACATTTTAGCGACCACAGTCGAGCTTCTTCGACCAGATACTCCTGGAGCGATGCCGCTTCGGCTTCCGCGACTTCGGCGCGTTCCTCGGCATCCGATAGAAGGTCCGAACATTTGGCGTATCGTTCCTGCCACGTCGTGAGGCTGTCGAACTGGCGACTCTCGTGCTCATGCACTGCTGATCTCCTTCGTCTCTATCACTTGCCAGGAATTCTGACTCCACTCACCATCATGAGCATAACCCTCAACTCGAACAGATCTCCACAATAGTTTACCATGTTGCTCGAAAGCCGCATTCAATTGTCCGGAATTCCGCATATGGTAATGACCATGGAACACAACCTGTGGCTGTACGTGATCGATAATATGTCTCAAGTAAGCACGGTTGGCATTTGAAACTGGATATTCCCCGCCAATACCAGGAAGTTCTATCCCAGTCGGACAGTCATGAGAGAAGACAACGTCCACCTTCCCAACCTCAAGACACTTCTGAACGTCCACGTCTCGGATTAGTTCGGTTGGCCACCATAGAGTCCGTGGCTCACGATACGTCTCTTCTTCCTGGACACGCCAAGGCTTATCAACCGAATAAGCCCCGCCAATACCAAGGAATTTTACGCCATCCCAGGTCCAGGAGTTACCACGGGGGATGTAATAGAGATTCTCTCGGAGCTTGCAGAACCCATCCTCGCCAGGAGGGTAACGCTCCCATAAGAGGGGATGGTTCTCGTGGTTCCCGTCAATGAAGTAAATCGGAATGCCAGCCATCGTCGCTTTTTTACTGGTCTTATCAAGGTATTCTACGCCTTCACGTCGATGCTCCCAGTATCCGAAATCTCCGAGCTGAACGATTTTCTCGCAGGCATGCTTTTGAGCGTACTCAACTAGTCGAGCCCACCAAGCATTATTGCCATGAGTGTCTCCACAAATAAGGATTTTCACTGATATCGCCTATAATTCTGCGCCCTAAGGGGGCGCTTAAAATATTTTATGGAATGGGCTGATCCCCTCCAAAGAGGGAATGAGGTGCTGTTTCCTGGGATCGGTCATGATTCTTGGTCGATTAGCTCCCATCGCCCGCACCAATCGGTGGGTTGGACTAGGGGCCATTGGTAGTTGGTGGTTTGTCTATTCCTTGTTGGAGGATATATTCTGCATTCTCCGGTGGACCATCCGTCTTTTATTGGTGGTTGGTAGTATTTGCAGGTTTGACATTCGAGGTGTTTCATCTTCTTCCGTCTTTCCCATTCTGCTTGCATACCTTCAACCAAGATATGGCTGCGGGAATAACCCATAGGATCTTGTAGAGCGTGTTTTTCATCTTCGTTTTGCCCAAATAGGATTCTGGGCATCTACGAAATCACATGCGTCGAGAATGGTTTGAGCTAGTTCCCGCATCGTGTTGACATTTCGCTGTGTTGTAGTCCAGTTGTACTTGTCTAGGAACTTTCCATTTGGATCACGTAGCATGCCAATGGACAGTTCGACTTTACGCTCATGGGCGCGGGCTACCACTCGAAGATCGGGTCGTGGCTCTTGTTCCAACGTGTATTTGTCAATCAGATCATAATACTGTTTCCATGCGTCTTTCATACTATCGTTCCACTAACATTTCCATAATATACTCACCACGCGAAGCGGATTGTGTAAGCGCCATGTCTCGTTCTTGCTCTACTTTTCGGAGCCGACCCTGCCAGTCGTGCTCCTTTAGGGAGGCACGTCGTAGTTCTGATACCAGCCCGACGATCTTGTCCTCTGCTGTCTGGGCGCGCTCACGAGCAGAGATGAGTTGATGTTCTAATTCTCGGTTGCGTTCTTTGGCTTTAGCTTCGGCTTGTTTAATGGCCGTGTGGAGGAGGTGGGTGCATTCTTGTTCGCGAGTCATGCCATCTCCTTTAGTTCCGTGATGGTCTTTAAGATGTTGTCCTTAAGGTGATCCAACTGTTCTTGAGAGATGGTGACATCTGGGTAGAAGTCTGCACAGGAGCAGTCAACGATTTCGAAGTGCCCTAGGTCATCTCGAACTGAGATTCCCTGGCAGGGCCATGTTCGCACGCGTTCCGAGTGCATGTTTTCTTTATGCCCGCATATGCAAAGCATCAAATTCCTAGTGGTTTGTGAGTGTGTAAATCAACATCGAATCTGCAATAGATACGGTATGGATCCTGTAGCCATCCTTGAAGTGTTCTGCTAGTGATTCTTCGACTTTGGCGAGATGCTCCGCTACGTTCTGTAGGGAACCTTTGCTGTCAAGGTCTGATCTATCTATGAAGAGCATGACGATCTTCGCTCCTCGTGGCTTGCCGAGATGCTCCAGGTCACTAGCGGTATCCATCAACTTCCGTTTTGTTTGTTCGAGGATCGCATCCGAAACTGGTTTGCGTGCCACGGGTTTGCGTACCGCTGATCCGCCGACGTGGGCGACGACATTTTTGAATTTTTGACACACGCAGGTCTTGCAGCGCCTAGGTCTGGTACGATAATGGGAAGTCTCTACATGGTTACATGAAGAACATTTCGCGCTCACAGTCATCATCTTCTTGCTTCTTTCAATTTACGACGCATCTGCTTGCGTTTACGTTCGCTGACGTTTCCCCAGTGGCCCCACTCGTTGTTGTCGAGTGCCCAATCTAAGCATTCTGCCTGCACTGGGCATGTTCCGCAAGCGATTCTAACATTTGGATGGATGTTTTCGCCACGTTCGGGGTAGAAAAGGTCGGGATTTAGTCCCATTTCGATACATTTGGGTCCAGGATTTTGCATCATGAACGCTGGGCGTTCAAACGAGCGAGTGTTAATTCCTTCCAATTAAGATTTCCGATCTTCAGAAGGCCGACCCTGCATCTTGTTGATCTTCTTGTGATCCGTGAAATACTGTTCAGTCGCTCTCTCTATCTCTGATTGGCGTCTCTGAAATTTGGCAACATCCATCTCGGCGTCGATAGCGCGTTGTTTCCAGAGTTCGCGATCAGCCACATCTGCTTCAAGTTTAGCTATTTCCATCATTGCAATATCAAGCATGATGTCAACTGCTGTAGCCGTAATCGTCGGGGCAGGAAGAAGGACTTTTGTTTTGAACTTCTCATAAAGATCTTCTCTCGACAGCCTCATCTCCAAGGGCGGGGTTGCTTGTTGGGACTACCGTTGAGTTCTTTCAACATACGATCTCTGAACGTACTATCGTTATGGGGGTAGGGGTAGGGTCTGTCCTGATCGTAAATACTTCCATTCCTGAGACCAGAACCCAATCCCTGGATAAGGCGTTCCATCTGATCAAGACGCTTCTTGAGATCCGCCTGTTCTTGGAGAATCGAGATTCGCGCTGCCTGCGAATCTCCGATGGCGGTAGCCAGTTCCTCTTGAAGTTTAAGAGCCCGCGCCTTCCAAGATTCTTCCACCAATTTGTCCAAGAGATCGAATTCGTCCATCATCTCGTTCAATGTAACCCCTCTTGACGGCAGCCTTACGGCGTTGTAGGAACCTACTTTTCAGGAATACTTCTTCTGGCTGGTCAGCTTTCTCACGATTACATTTACTACAAGCAAGGACGCAGTTCTCAAGAACATGCGTTCCACCAAGCGCTTCAGGGATACGATGGTCGATAGTACGCATCCGTTTGCCGGTTCCGCTGAAGGTAGTTCCACAGTAGAAGCAGACATCGCCGTCCCTCAAGATCAGAGCCTTGATCCGCCGATGACGGCGGGTAGAAGCCATTGTACTCATATCGCCCTTTCGGGGACAGAATCTAACTCGTTCTTGATCTCGACATCCACTTCATAGGGGGACTTCAACCCACTTGTCATCCTCCAGAACCTCCATCTTGATATTCTCCGGAGCCATGAGGCGCTCTACTGCTTCTTCGATGGCAGCCTCAGAAAGCACGGCATGGCCACCACGGATCCGGCACCAGTTTTTAAACTGGGAAGTCTCCGTCATACGGAGGAAAGCAGCTTTCTTATTCTGGAGTTGGGTGCGGTGCTCTTGGGCAAAACCTACCGCCCCGCTATCACCATGAATGATTCGGCAAGCTGTGTCGCGTTTGTTGCGGTTCTGGCCACCATTGCCGGAACCGCGCATGAACTGGATCTTGAGATCCTTCTTGGTGACCGAGAATAGGAGCTTTCGCTCTCCCATCACTCCTCGTTTCGATAAATTTGTATTATCAGTAGCCCTGCGGGGAGTCGAACCCCGTTCAGAAGATTGAAAGTCTTCCATCCTAACCCATAGACGACAGGGCCTTGGTACGCGCTGAGGGATTCGAACCCCCGTCCTTCTCCGTGTAAGAGAGACACTCTGGCCAGACTGAGTTAAGCGCGCTAGAAGCAACTATTCTATACGACTATATCCATTCGTCAACCCTTGCAGCACGAATTTCCTGCCTTGAAGGACCCTCCCACTTTCTGCGATTACCACAGCACCACGTAGAGCACATCTGAGGATTATCTGCAAAGAAAGAAAAGGTACGGCCGTCAGGGTCAAAGCATGAACACGAACGATCCGAACCGTGCTCAGCCCTATCCTCACGGATCCGATGCATGCCCTTGACGTACCTGTTGTATCGACGTTCAGCGCGATCATGTGCCATTGTAACCAATTCAGATCATGGAAAGTGATTATGGTCGGCCAGGGAAGAGTCGAACTTCCTAATCGCGCCTTATCAGGGCGTTGCCGTAACCGTCTGGCTCCTGGCCGCTAAGTGGTTATAATAACAGGATCGGCAAAGGGAAACAAACGATTTAGAAAATGGAGAGCCCGACAGGATTCGAACCTGCGTTCGGTGGGTTGCAACCACCTGCCTAACCTCTTGGCTACGGACTCGTGATCCTTAATAGTACAGCGAACTCAAGTCTTAAGTCAATCAATTATCTCGGAACGAATGTATATTGATTCGGGGTAAGATTAACGTTCTTCCCACCTCTGGTCCGCAGAAGCTGTGACAAGTTCCAACCCTTGCGCTGCGGCCCGACGTTACGCTGATGCTGAACGTGGTCCACGTTCGCGTAATCACCGAGCATATGACCGTCTTTGATCTTGTGATGAAGGTTGTCAATCACTTGAATGTTGCGGGCGCGGGCGGTGCCATCGGCCTTGCGGTCACCAACCATGATGCGCCCACCGACACACGAGTCGAAGCGTTCGTTCGCCCGGATGAGCAACCCATCGAAGTTGACGAACGTGCCGGTGATGTGGAACACGTTGTTCCCACCGCGAATCACGTTGTTCTCGAACACACCGTCACCGACCTGATCCTGAGCGTCGTTCGATGAAGCGTTCTCGACGTGGATAATGCTCGATGGGATACGCGTACCAAATTCAGCGTTACGACACGACCAGCCACGCACACCGTGGACCAGCATCCCCATACGCCCAAGGTCATCAAACTTTCCACCGTAGACGTGCATCTCACGCGCAGGCGGAGTGTTCGGGACTGTCGTACCGGGCGAGAACGCATCGCCCCACCAGCCGGTGATCGTCGCTCCGCAGATGTCCCAGCCGTGGACACCGTTTGCTAGGTCTTGGTCCGTGAGTTCGTAACCAAAGTCCTTCGACCAGAACGCGTGCTGGCCTTCCAGGCAGTTTCGCGACTTCGATGTCGTTCCGCTTGGTGAACGCAGTGGCATCCCAGCCTGCTTCGGTCCCTTGAGGATGCCGTGGAACTTCCAGCCATGACCACCGACCGGGCCGAGACCGAAGCGGGTGCGGTACTTGTCTCGAAGCACGTCGCAGATCGTCGGATCAGCAATCGCCTTGGCAATGATGTCGGGATCGTTGTCACCGATGCCGAGTGTTGGAAAGTGGAATCCGGCACCCTCATCACAGATGATGTGGATGAAGCGAGCGTTGGAACGGTACGGCTCGATTGACGATACCCCACGATACAGTTCAGGAACGCTTATAACAGTGGGATCGTATTGTGTTCCATTCGGGGCCATCTGAATAACGGTCTGAAGACTCTTTGACCAATCCTCACGACCGGTGCTATCAAATGCGAGTCCGAGCTTTTTCACTTCGTCGGGGAACATGATTTTCATGTCGATCTCCTTGGTCTAATGTTTTATCGGCATCCGACCCAGGAGAATGACAGGTACACCAGCACTTAGTCTCTAGTGTCCCATTGTTTATACGGGTTTTACAGGAATCATGCTCACCCTTAAGGCACCAATTTGTCTTATGCGCCATGACTCAGATCCCTAATGGTACCTTTAAGGCTGTCAATTGCTTTCTTACTGGCCTTCTTAATGCATCTCTTATGAGGGACATCCCGATTTTCGTATTTTCCACAAACAGAACATTTATGCGAGGGTAGAAGATTCTCTTGCTCTGCACACCACGCCGCGTGCCTGGCTTCATTTGCAACGTTCTTCAGCCCGTGCGGCAGCGCAATAATCCACGAGGACAGCGTTACTGAGGCCGCCCTGGGTCGCGAGGTTCTGTGCTGCCGGTACAAACAGAGTGCATACAAGAAGAAGATGATGCTAACCGAGGTTATCGAAAGAATTATCACTTCACCAGCCTGCACTTCTCGGAGCCTTAGTCAAAACGAAGTCGCGATAGTAGCGAGCCTTCGCCAAACTCTCCCGAATGTCTGCCATCGCACGATGGACCTTCTGTGGCTCAGGCGACTTAGCGGCGATGTCGGGCAGCCAACGCTCGAAGGCTTCCTGGAACGTGGACACATCAAGATTTCGGTAGTGGAACCATTTCTCAATCTCCGGGACATGCATCTTCAGCCATAAGCGATCGAAGTGGACAGTTGATCCAACCAACGGAACGGTCTTCGGCTCACTGAACTTGTTAACACGCTCCAGAAAGTTCTCAGTTGCTTCCTTCCATCGCCAAGTCGGACCTTTGTCGCAGTCCTCCAACAGACCAGACTTGGAATGCATCTCAGTTACGTAGTCATCCATCACGGATGGATCCTTAGGAAGATCGAAGATGTACGAGAACGTATCAACGATCTGCAAGTTCCCACGCGTTATTAGGACTGCCATCTCAAGGATGGAGCCACCTTCAGGTTCTAGACCCGTAGTTTCTAGATCTACCCAAACTAAGAAATCCGAAGCAGGCATGGGAGCCTTTCGATAAGAGACGGTTGACGAAGGATAAAGGACTTGCTGGTCCGAGTCAACACGCGATGGACCCCCCCGCCGAAACAGGGGGGTCCATCAACGGGATCGTCGCCCTAGCGGGCGGAGAGGCTAGTTAGAGCGAACGATGCCCGCTTCCTTGAGGACGGCGGGGGGAACGCCAGCCTCGCGGAAGGCCCTGTAGCTGAAGTTCTTGCGCTCAGCGTAGAACTTCGCCACCTTAACAAACTCACGCTCCAAGTCAACAAGATCGTTCGTCTCTGCGCTTGCAGCCAACGCTGCTTCCAAGTCGATACGCTCTTGGATTAGACCAAGACGAGCAATCTGAGTAGCTGAGACGATGCTCTCATTCGTCTTCGCAATCCGATCACGAAGCTGATCTGGAGTGACCTTACGTCCGCGCTTCGGCTGGTGAGCCTTGACGGCTTCAAGGTACTTACGAATAGTAGCACCTTGCATGCGTCCAACGGCGAGAGCAGCCTTGTGCGTGTCGCTCATTGGGGTCTTCGCCGTAGGAGTCTCCTGCGGCAGTTCCGGTGTTGCAGTTTCCTCTGTCATAACATCCTTCCAAAGATCAGACGATGAGGTTGGATAGCATGCTATTCGAAGAGACTATGTTCGTCAAGTCGGAGAACGACTTTTCTGCTGAACGCCACTGAAAAGAGTGGTCATCACACTGACTGCAAGGAAGATCCCCGTAGCGGGGAGGTAGCTAACTGGTGCCAGCCAATGGAATTCGGACCACACGGCACCACAGAACAGCATGAAAACCCAGCCGCCGAATGCCGCGCCTGCCGTCAGCAGCATGAAAGCAAGAAGCACGTAAACGAGGACTTTCATGACAGATCCTTCACTGTCTTCTGGAGATTATCGACAACTTGCTTCATCTGCACAGACGGAGCTTCAAGCTTGACCTTGATTTCCGGCGTGAGGAACTCATCTGGCACTTCCACAGAGAATTTCACAACGAAATCAATGTTTGAAGTAGAAGTAGGTCGTGTCTGAGTCACAGTGGAGGCGGTTAGCCTCATCCGATTATAGCTATTCGATTCCTTGCGGTACTTAAACCCAACGAAGAAGTCACAATTCACTTACGGTACCTCCGCTTCCCAATTCTGGCTCGCATCATCTGCGTCCAATCACCCTGTTCTCCACATACCTTGCAGATATAAAGATACCAGACGCGCCCATTGTTGGAAAGATCTGACTCGAAGGCTTCCAGCTCGCCCTTGCAGCCTCGTTTGTTGCAACGAACCCACGTTCCCCAGCGAACCATCTAGAACTCAAATTCTTGGAGCATCTCGCTCCTCTAGGTGCTCGATCGACACACAACCCTTGTTCTTGCATGTCTGAAAAACGATGTTCTTCGGATCAGCTAAGCCGTTTTCATGCATCCACATTGCACGATGGGCCAGCATCTTAATCTCGCTCATCTTAAAGATCCCATAGCCATCCGGCCCAAAGCGCGGCCCAGTCCAGATCAGGCAACCCTTGGACTTCTTCGTTTGCAACATAAACGCTTTAAGGGTTTTTTCATCCATAGTTTCTGCCGATGACTAGAAGGTAAACTGACTTTGGAAAGGAGGAACTATGTCTACGTATAAGCTTATCGTTGGAGCGAAGGTATTGCTAGCACTGGCCGTCGCTCTTGTGTTCATCCTCATAGCAATCGACCAAATCACAGCACCAACCACGGTTCACGACTGGAGCAACCTAGCATTTGCTGGTCTTGCTCTCGTAGTCGCACCGTTTGAGAAGCTAGCGAAGAAGTAACTTTTCGCTAAAGCAATATTAAATGCTCGTTCTCTCGTTGACCCTGGTCAGAGCAATCTGCCAGGGTCAACGTTGATTTAAGTGTGCGCCCCGAGCGGATCGAACGCTCGTCTACCGGGTTAGAATCGGTTGCACTACCACTGTGCTAGGGGCGCTTGGTGGGAGAGAGGGCTTTGACACCCTCTCTCCCATGGTGCCCCTGAGACGACTTAAACGTCTGGTAGGTCTGGATACCTACAGGGGCTTGGAGCCGGATGAGGGAATGACCCCCCACCCGGCAGGACTCACACGACAGCCTCCTCACGCAACGCGAGAGGCAGCCGAGAAACTAGCAGACGAACGGCCTCAGAAGGAGCAAGCGCCAAAGCGGTCGCTTCGTCCCCGAGGTCCGGCTCGGTCTGCATATACAACGGAACGCCTAGATCGTAGGCATCCGTCACAAAATCCAGCAACGTCTCCACGTCTGGGACAGCGAGAAGAACCAGATACTGGGAGATGTTATGCCACTCCCGAGCGATCTGTGGATGCTCCAGGGAGAAGCTAAATGCGGCATGAGCAGCTTGGACAGCCTGCTGGCCGGGAGAAAGGTCAGCACGTACAAGGATGTACGTCCGATCCCCTTCCTTGAGTGCTACCTAAACGTTTTCCATTTCCATTGCTCCTTGTTTGATTACGATTGAAGTGTACCGAACCGGAAGCATGCTGTCAAGTATTAATAAACGTATGTTCATTTGATACGTAACCAACATACGAACGGACGTTCGTGTGTTAACGGGTTGACCAGGGGAAATGCAAGCTTAAATTTTGTTTACTCAAAATCATACATTCCAGCAAACGTCAGTTTCATTAACCAGATAACTTCGGATAATCTCTTTCAACCTGATCGCTCAACTCCTTCAGCGTGCGATTCGGCTTTCCAGTCTTCTCTGCAAGCAACTGGAATGCAGCATCGGTTCCTTCATGCTTCAGCATCCAAGCAATCTCGCCCATCCAAGGTCCGGTGTGAAGTAGATGAAACGGTTCGATTGGACTCTCGCCTTGGCGTGCCGGATAGCCACATGCGTTCAGCATCAAAAGAAGGTTGTCACGCTGATAGGCATTTAATACCAGAACATAATGCTCACTCTCCCGGTAACCATCCTGGAAGCCTCTTTCATATTCACTCATTGCGCTCCAGTTCGTTTGATCTGTCGAATTTGCTCATAGGTCGGCTTCTGCTTACCGTCAAGTTTATTCACGAGATCCGAAGGGTTAAGACCTTCAGCCATAAAGACTGACAACGCACGTTGCATCGGTGACGGAACGCGTAACCTTTCGGGTGACGGAACGCGTAACCTTTTAGGTTCAAGCGCTACAACTGGTTTAGAAACCAGCTCGGAGTAGTGATGGCGCGTCTGCCACTGGGCACACGTACTTCCTTCGCATCTCCAAGATCTTCCGTCCAAGCATGACCTACACGTCAGAGCCATAGGAAGCTCTAATCCGATCAACTTCTTCCTGAATCTTCTGAAAGCTTTTCGTGCGGCGCAGTTTAACCTCTGTCTCCCCTTCAGCAAGAAACGAAAGCAGACAATCAAGATGGACCAAGAAGCGTTCAGGGTAAGAACGATTCTCGGTGCTAACCATGTGGCTGAATACCTTTTGACCCTCAGTGAAAACACGCTTACAGCCGGGACACTTGTAGCCCCGAGACTTGTCGGTACGCCAGTAGTGGTACCTACCTACGGACTCATCACCTACAGTGAGAATCTGCACGTTCTCTCCCCCTTGTTCCCTGTACGGTGGAGGCAACGTACAGAGCCTGCCCTCGGCAGTCAAGGATCTAGACAGAGAAGTACGCTACAAGATCCGGATTACGTCGGATTAAGTCGAGCAGAGCCGGAGCAAGACGCTTCACGATCTCTTCTTCGCCCTTGTCAGGCAGACGCGTCTGGAACCAGACTGCATGCAGACACTCATGGATCAGGCACTCTGCTTCGTAATCTGAACCGAGATGATCCTTAATCTCGATCGTCAGACGGTCAGTGCGTATTAGGCCGTCGACCTCTTCATCGATGGCGACGATCTCATCAACTTTGGAGACTGCAAACGCGTAGGGACCGACTTGAACTTCCTTCGGAAGTTTCACAGACCATCCTCAACTAACCGGAGTCCAGACTTGATGTACCTCTACTGGTGAGCCAATAGACAATCCGTTATCGGTATTTGAATAAGGTGCCTGGTAGTAAGTGCAGTCGTAAGTTGAATCTTCGACCCTGTAGATAACCCAATCTGTGCCAAAGTCAACGATTGAAACCCAGAAATTATCACTAGGATAACGAGAACTCAACTGCCCATTAAGCTCTTCCCGAACTTCATTATAGGAATCAGAGTAGTCGTCAGCCGCAGCCATGCTCGACTTTTTCGGCTTGTCCATTGTCCCGGTGTATCCACACTGTGGGCATGTAGCCGCAGCAGCAATGACAGGCTCCTGGACTGAGGCCATAGATGCAATCGTATTAAGCTGTTCGAAGCGGTCCATTGTTCCTCAGTGGCGAACGAAGTAGATGATCAGGACAATTACAGTTATCGACTCCTATGGTACCAGAAATGAGTCTTTCATTAAGGGAGCGCCCTAAGGGCCTCCGTGAGCTTCTCGGCCGTCTGATGTACCTCTACAGCCGCCTGACGGTACTTTTCCTCAGGAGAGAGAGAGAGGGTAGTGGGAGGCTTTGTCAGCAAAGCCGAGGGGTATACACCATATACGGCGCAGAGAAGGATAAATCTGTCAATCGGGATGACCCGTTCTCCCCGCTCGTATGCGCCTAGGCAGCTAGACCTGAATTCTCCGCCACTCTTATCTTGAGTCTGCTGGAGTGAAAGTCCAGCTTCTTTGCGAGCCCTCTTCAGCCGTTGGCCGATCTGTTGCATGATGGTTGGATTCATCTGAGGAATGTAACCATCGCCACGCTAAGTGTCAAGAGTACTCCGAATGTGTAAATTTCAGTTTTAGGAAGCACGGTCCTTTGACCAGGGGATACACGAATGTCAAGCAATTCAAGTGCTTTAGCAAAAAACTGTTGACCGCACTTAAACCAAGGAAATCCCTGGTAATACCAGGAAATTTTAGTTTATTGCTGTACGGGCATAGTTCCTTGGAGATAGTCAGGACACTTCTGTCCAGGAGGACACGGCGTAGTACGAGGGACTGCCAAGCTCCGAATATCAGGAGTAGCGCTCAGCTTCTCTTGTCGAGGCTTCTCAGCCTTTTCTTCACAGTCCTTACAGCAGCCCATACCTATGTATCGGCAGGATCTTCCGGGGTCTGAAGACTATTGAGGATCTCCTGCTTCTTTTTATAGAAGAGCTTAAGATCTTCCCTGTAAGAAATGAAGGCTTGTACCGTTCGACTGTCGAGGAACTTCATTACACGCCGTTCTCTGGCGTGATCTGGCTCAAAGGGTATATAAGGGATTCCTCCGACTGGAACATAATCGTCAACGCCGTTCCACTGCTCTATTTGGATGGTGTCCCCTATAATAACAAAGTTCCAATTGTTCTTGTCCATAAAACTTCAATTCGATTCGAATTAAGAGTACCAAAGATCAATACTCTTGATATTACCTGAAAAATCTGACTCTTGATACGCTCTTGATGGGCTCCGGCCAGGCGTGCCGGTCCTGAGCCTATCCACTTTTTCTATCGTGTCAAGTATAGCTAATAGAGATTAACGGAGATTGAGAGTATTAGTCCTCGGTTTAAGGAACATGCCTGGTCAGGGGAGGTTTAATTAGCTAGTTGAGCTATTAGATTTGAGATGTACTCAACATCAGTTACGGCAGGATCACCGAGTAGATACCGCCGCCGCCACTGTTTGTGATTGACCCAGATGCGATAGGGGTCGGCAAATTCGTTTGGCCTGTCATTTGACCGAACATGCGGGGGGCCTGCCCGTACTCGGTGGCTTCTGTGATCGACGCGAGACCACGAACGGTAGGTGCTGCTGCCCCAGTCACAACAAGGATACCGAACGCATAGGACATCCCGATCGAAACACCCACCGGCACAGAGAACGCTCTCGTGTACGACGTGTTAGCCACGGCGAACAGAGTCGTGTCGTTCGGAGTTGACGCGATGAGTGTCAGATCACCGTTCCCAGCTACGGAGTAGAGCCCGAACCTGACAAGGGTCGGTGTCGCCCCAGCGGCAGTGGTGTGCGTATTGACCCGGCACTGCGTGACCGTCTCTGTTTTCGTGCTCGTGAAGTAGGTGAGCCGCAACTGGCCGGTTGCCATCGTCTGGCTCGAACCTGCGGTTGCCGGACGGGAGAGAGTCGATTGGCCGACTGTGAGTACCTTGTCGAGCCCCATCGTCAAATATCTAGTGTCAAGAGCGCCTAACGATAGAGCAGAAGCTGAATGCCATGTTCCAGTTGAAGCCTGGTACTGGAGATCCACTCTCTGATTCTGAGTAGACATCGTAAAGGTGGAACTCCCGGACCTATTAAAAGTATTCGTACCTGAACAAACAATAGTGAGTAGATTAGGCGTAGCACCACTAAACAACGTAAGTAGTTTTGCTGAAATAAGAGTTCGGTCTATGGGGGCGAACGGAAGAGTAATAGTGACTGATCCACCAGAGAGATCTACTGGTATGAGATCTCCGCCGACTGCATTATAGTCGGTAGTCTTAATCTCCGTTGGCGTAAGAAGATACCTAGTATCAAGGGAAGTAATTGGAAAATTAGAAGAGGTATACCAAATCCCAGTGGACGCTCTGAATTGAAGATCCAACCCCTGATTAAGCAGGGTCATCGTAACAGAAGTGGATCCACCAGTCGTATTAAATGTATTGGAACCAGAAGTAACTACGCTGAGTATAGCGGGAGTTGCTGCTATGCTAGCAGCAATAAGCTTAATCCCAATTCTTGCTCCATCTATCGGAGAATCTGGTAGCGTGACAGTAAAACCACCACCGGAGACATCAGCAGGAATGAAGTCTCCAGCAGCCGCATTATAGTTGGTAGTCCTAACCCCAATTGGGGTGACGGATACAGTGTTCTTATCGAGAAGCGAAGCAGTGCCAACACCGGCAGCAGCCCGTAAAGCGGCCGCATCATTTAAGGTTAATAGGCTGCGACCAAACGAGGTAGTTGACAAGAGTGCAATAGCTGTGAGGTCTGAATCTACAGGCTGAAAATCTGTCGCACTAGAAGTAGCAGCAGTCCCCAGAGCTAGGGCGCTTCTTCCAGCAGTTGCATCAGCAAGAGCAAGGAAAGCACGTCCATACGCCGTAGTGGACAAGAGTGCTATAGCCGTGAGATCCGAGTCCAACGGCTGATAAGGAGTGGCAGCCAAACTCTGGAAGTTAGACCCAAGGTCAATGATCAACTGAGCAATCGAGCGATTAGTCCATACGCCCGCCTTGCGTTGGATTATGTCATCGTTGGTTGGACTAATATTCCCGATTGTGGTCAAATCGGAATCTATTGGCTGAGATGCAGCCTGTGCGGCAGCAGCAGCACCGGCTGCATCAAAGGCTGTTGTATTAGCGGCAGCGGCCGTTCCCAATCCACTCACTATCGCACTGGAGATACCAGCAATCGTTACGTTTGCCTCGCCAGAGGGTGACTCAGCGACCCCGAATTGAGATGAGAAATCTACCTTCGATGCAGCCGCAACCGCGGTGCTGTTATTCAGCTTGATCTCAAGTGAGCCGCTTGTCGGTGTGGCACCTCCTCCACCAGTAACCGTAATTCTGGATACCCCACCACCCATGTCTGTGACGGTGACGCCGATACCCACGAAATTAAGCGAGTTGGCGGTAGTCGTGAGGATGCCCTCATCCAGAATATCGATTGTCCCACTGACTACGCCTCCTCCAAGATTGCCAGGTGGATTAGTCAGGAGGCTGAGCAGAGTATGGGTTGTCGGGGTAGCACCCGCCACTGGGACCTTGAAGTATGCAGTAGTTCTGGCCGAGTCCCCCTTCGGAGAGTGGATCACCCGGTAGACGGTATTTGCTGGTGTTATCGAAGAATTTGGGACAAGATCAAGAGTCCAGTTGCCGTTCGTGTTGGTCTGGGCGATCTTGCGGCCAATGATCTGGTATCCACCAGAAAGGATGTAAGCGGGATCGTCAACAGTTGGGGCAAGCAGCGATACCTCTACGTAAGCATTTCGGAGGGGTCCCGCGATCTCATCAACAAGGGTGTGCGTAACGGTAGTCACGTTGATCTATCGGCATCCAGAGTAAGCGGTTCAAATCCCAAACTCACGTTTGGTTACCTTAAGCTATATTGGTTGTTATAGCAAAAAAAGTAGGGCTCTGAACTGCACATACAACGCACCGTGGCAGTCATGTTGTACACGTCTCATGGCGTACCACTGGTAACTAAACTGAGATTGAGCTAAATGGTTGATAAGATTGATAACCTCGCACTACGAAACCCACCCATTTGGGGGAATTTCCCGCACGATCAATCGAGATTGACCTTAGTGACCCCCTAATACAGCTTACCTAGCTCTAGCCAAAAAGCAGTCCGATGACCAGCCCAAACAGGATAACGCGCTTAATCCGTATCAATGTCTCTTAACTTAAGGCTCAACTGAAATTTATACCGACAGCCTTCAGAGAGCTTTAGCGTTCATGATGACACGGTTAGCAAGCAATACTGAGTCCGTGGTCAGGGCACTGCCTACCAAAGAAGCTCCTCCCGCTGAACTATGGGACAGTTGAATCACATTAAGATCAGATCCGTTCCACAGCCTCAAACCATTCGACTGGGTATAGAAGGAAGCCCCAGCCTGCGCTGATTGAACAGAGACTCCCGATATATCACAGTGCCGCGCAGCTTTCACTTCATATCCAGCGAACAGTCCACTACCAGCCTGAGAGTTCGTGTCCGAAATCAGGGCACTTCCGACTACTCGGTACGTACCGTCAACGAAGAATCCCTGTTGCCTGTTATTCTGGGCACTACAAGTGGTGATCTGCATTCCCGCCAGAGACGACCCACCCGTCAGGTGATAACCAGCCCCACCATTCAAGAAGCTCTTGCAAGCAGTCAGAGCAATGTGACTATGTGCATTCGAATTGAACCCATCGAAGGTATTCGATCCAGCTTGGCAATTAGATATGATCGTATCGTAAGCGGACAATATTCCATGCCCACCACAAGATTCTACGAACACATTGTCCAGAACACTGGCTGAACGTCCATTCATGTGGACACCATTATCCGTGGCCATGTAGACGTGGACATTGTTCAGGTAGTGATGCAGGTCGAAGTACGGATCGGCCACAGCTTTGGTATTCAAGGGATTCGTAACAATCGAGATTCCGTGCATCGCTGGAGCAATCTGCAAACTCACCCCAGAAACAGGAGTCGTGCCTCCAACGGTTGCTGGAACGGACAAGATTGCCGTGGTCGAATTCACACAAGCCATCGTGACCCCGTAAGGGATCCCCGTTCCCCGAACCCACTTCCCGTTATCAGCCAAACTAAAATTAGCGGTAGCTGAGGTGATTCGAGTTGAACCACTCAGTATCCCATCTCTTACTGTTCGGCCTTGAGATGACTTGCGGCCGTCGATCGTGAGATCGAAGATTCCACAGTATCCGGCGTTCGGATCGGCTGGCCCCGAAGAGGTGTGAAGCTTCACGACATCTTTGGTACTTCCAGCAATAAGCTTAATTGTCGTTGAGAACATCCCAGCGCCACGCATATAGACATGGTTTTTCTGGTCCAGCCCTCGGACCATCATGTAACCGGACGGAACGTAGACGATCCCTCCGGTTGAAGTTGCTGGGGAAGCGACTTGAGCTACTGAATCCAGTGCCGCCTGAGCAGCCACTGTGTCATCAGTCCATCCGTCGCACTTGGCTCCGAATTCTCGAACGTCCACCGTGTACTGACCCATATCACCTTATCGGCACATCCAGAGACAAGCTGGACCGCGTAGCACCGCGTTATACCTAAACCGTCGTTAAGCGCAAAAATGGCTAGTCCATAAGACTCTGACCAGCACCGATGCGCCCTAAACGTAGGAATGTCTTCGTAATGACACATCAAATGACCATGGCTGCGCTAATCTTGATTTAACGCCCTTGCAGGGAAAGTGACTCCCCTATCATCGCCATGTTGAGTGTTGGGCTGTTCGAAGCGGTGCGTCACCGGTCCCAGAATTAGGAGTGACTGCTAATTCATGATGGTTTAGTCGGCGATGCCACAGGGAAACGGCAATTTCCTTGGTATTACCAATGAGTTTCGGGCCGAAAAGGGCAAACCAGGACACTTTAGGACAAAAACCCTGACAATAGCAGGAGATTTTATAGTTTAACCGGTGCCCATAAGGATCTGTGCCACCCAAAAACCAAACTGTAATTCTGACAACACGAAAAACCCTGGTAATTTCAGGAAATTCCCCATGGAC